ACTTCCTCGCACTCGCTGCGCAGCCGCGCGTTCTCGGCTGCCAATCGTGGAACTTCGCGCAGGGCATTGCACCTCGGGCAGTCGCACCCCGGACGGCAGAACCATGCGGATACCTCGCTCATCGCTTCTTCTCCAAGAAGACGTCGCGCAGGTACGTGACGTCGTACACCTTGAGGATACGGTGCTTGACGCCCCCTCTGGCTTCACACTTTACGGCTGCACGGACCGCCGCCACTGCCGTTCGGTGCTTCGAGCACACCGTGTCGCCGTAGATGGTCCAGAACTCCAGCTTCGGTTTCATTTCGTGGGCTCCTTCGCTGACCCAGTGCGCTCACGTTCCCGTTCTCGTCGATGCGAAGCCCGATTCGCTTCACGCTCAACCTCAGCTTGGCGTTCGACGTCTTCGTCGGTGTGCTGGTCGCAGACCGCGGCGTCGCCGAGCAGCCCCGAGAACCGCCAGCCCGACTTCGGCTGCAGTTGGCCATCGGGACCGACGATGTGCACGACGCGAATGGCCGATGAGGTCATGCCGAAGATACCCGCCAAGCCGGGCGGCGCCAACACGATGAGGCACTGGGTGACCCGCTTGCAGCCGGGCATGTCGCAGCGCAAGACACCTTCGACGCTGATCATGTGAGCTCCTTCGTCGCAGCTACGCTGGTACGGAGATCGGGGAGATCCGCGCGTGACTACCTTACCCCGTAGGGTGAGCTGGCCCAGTAAACGTCATCTGACTGAACCAGCGCTGTCGACGTGACGCCGACGGTCATGCTGAGACACCTGCGACGAACCGCTACCACAGATGCAAGGGCTGATGCGCGCGCTCGCCCACGACGTTCAAGTGGCGAATCTCTTCGGGCACGTGATGACTCTCGCTCTCGACGTGGCTGAAGCCGACGCCGTCGGGCGTGTCGATCTTGTAGCAGAGGACCGGTCCCTCGAGCGGCTTCTTGCAGAAGTAGCAGTGCAGCTTCTCGATGACGACATGCCGCTTCTTCTTCTCTGCGGTGGGCTTTCCCATGATTGTTGCTTATCTCCCCTCCTGACCCAGCCACGGCGGTTCTCCGCCATGACCGCAGCATGCCAGCACCGGAACGCCAGCCACGTGTCCTCATCATAGGGCTCCATGGCAGGGCTCCTTTCAAGTTCTTGTACCGGAGACCGACGCTATTTCTCGAACACGTCGCGGTACGGCCCCAGCTTCTTCAGCTGGCGCAACCCCTCCACGCTCACGACACAGCCGCTGTCGAGGTCATCGATGAACAGCTCGCTCTGCCAGCGGAACGGGTCGCAGTAACAGCAGTGGTCACTGCGACCGCCGAAGAACGCCGCGCCGTTCGTGTTGGGACAGGCGAAGACGGTGAAGCTCGTCGTGGAGCCCGGCACCAGGAACGTCACCCGGTCACAGGAGATGCACCCCGCGCTGTGCGAAGGATGGTCCCGGTAGTGGCCGGCGAAGCACGACAGGCTGAGCGGGCAGCGGTCGCAGGTCATCGCCAGCCTTGTACCACGACAACACGTGACGTTACGTAGCGCTGCACTACAACTCTACGACATAAAACTACAGGTAGGCAAGACCCGCCGCGCGCCCCCTCACCTGCACCGGCCCCCAGGTGTGCGAACAGTGGAGACTGATTGGCCCCTGACTTGCTGCGGTGAACTCCGCTGCGATGAGCTTAGCTGCCTAGAATCACTGAACAACGACACTAACTCACACTGAGGCAATTTACCTACGTTTGCAGAGAATCAGCGTTCTCTTCGTTATTACTGTATGGCGTCCCCTACGAAATCTCCAATCCTAATTGCACTGCTTCTTCTATATTCATCTCATCTCTTATACTTATCTCTTAGAAGTTATTGTATAGCTGAGCTGCGCGGTGGGGAGACCTCACACACACGCGACCCTTTGCTTCACTGTGTTCCATCGGTCAGGTGCTATGATTCCTTATATTCACTTATCAATACAACCTCTTACTATCCCTTTGCTGTACGGTGTTCGGGCGGCGCGGTTGGTGAAAGTGGACGATACCTACACTGCATACATTTACCTCTATCTCCTACTCCGCTATGTCTTCGATTTCTCGTTTATAGGTCCTTCTATATGTAGTCTCGCCACCGTTGAGCGCCCCCGAACGTCGTTTTTTACTCCTGTGACGTTGATTCTACTTTACTTTCGGTGTCCAATCGCTTTTAATGTTGGTGACCGCGATTCTCAACACCCTCAGATTCGTTGCCCAAGGAGTCCAGATGCGTGATTATTCTCGCTTTCCCAGCGACACACTCACAAGTGTCTCCTCGCACACGCGTGCATTGTACGGACTACTTCAGCACGTGCGCAACGCCAGCTACGCCATCCCTGAGACCGGGCCGACCGGACGCTGGCTCTCTGCCGAGCGCAACCTGGGCCTCATCTACTGGCCCCACCTCCTCGAGAACCCGCGCAGCTGGCGCAAGCTCAGCGCGGCGCTCTACATGCCGGTCGAGATGGAGCGCGACCTGCTTCAGCAAGGCTTCCTGTTCGCGCCCACTGCCGCGCTGGCCGACGAAGCGCAGGCGTGGTGGCTCCAGCACCTCCGCAAGCGGGCTGAGGCGCTCCTGGGGCCGCTGCAGCTGCCGGGGAACGCGCCCGAGGCTATCAGTGCCATCCACACCTACTCCGCCCTGGACCCCGCGTTGCACGGCGACCCGGCGTTGCACGACCCGGACAACTACACCGTCTTCCGCCGCATCTCCGATCACCAGGAGAAATTCCTCCAGCGGGTCATCGTCCGGCCGCCGCTCGATCTCAGCGAGTTCCTGCCACACAGCACGGCGCTGCCGGCGCCCCTGGTGGCGCTCTTCTACGCCTGGCACACTCTCTGCGAGCGGCACGTCTTGAACTTCGACCCGCACGAGATCGGCATCGACTTCGTGCGCACCGGCTGCTTCATCGTCAACTGGCGGCGTTTCGCCGCATCGCCGTACTGGCCCCGCCACCTGCGGCAGCTCGATGCGCTCGAACGCAATGAGAGCGTCGAGATCGCTCGGCGCCGGCTGTACCAACGGCTGGGGTTGCGGGAAGGCCCGCTGCACCGGGGCCGCACCACGTCGTTCTTCACCGACTGTGTGCCGGCGCCGTCGGACGTTGATCGCATGCTCCGCGAGTTGCCGAAGTACTGCAGCATCGCTGCGGGGCTGCCGGCGCTCGATGTAGTGCAAGTGCGGCGCCTCTTCGGTCGCGAGTTGCCGTCTCCGGGTCTCGAGTTGGCTCTCGAAAGCCGCTTGCTCGACTTCAACGAGCATGGGCTGCCCCAGAACTGCACGCTTATCGATCCGCTGATGCTGTTGCGAGAACCGGGTCTCTTCAAAGGCGCCTGGCACCTCCAACATCTCCAGCTACAACAGCAGCGCGTGCGCCAGCGCATTCGCCGGCGGGTCGAGACTGAACAGCTCGGCCATCCCCCGACGCCGTCGCAGGTCCACGTACGGGTGCTGCGCTTCCGCCCCGCGGATTGGCTCGATGACTTCGTCGAAGAGCCGTTGCGCACGCAGTTGAAGCTGCAGCGCAATCAACCCGGCACGGACCAGGCGCCGTGTCCGTGGTGGTTCGACAACGACCACGTCGAGAACATCTACGCCGTGCGCAGCCGCGGGCAGTGGACTTTCACCCGCCCCCCGAGCTTGGCTGACGCCCCTGACTGTGAGCGCTTCGTCTGGCGCAAGGTGCTGCTCGAACGCCACCTCTTCGAGAGCGAGCATCTCATGGCGGCGCTGGGCAGTGACGCGGAGCGCGTCGCCTACGTGCGCCAGATGGACCGCGCTGAAGTACTGCAAGAAGCCACTGACCAGCAGCTGCTGGCCTACGCCAAGGCGGGCGTGCGCAGCGCCTATGAGGTCACGGGTAAGATCAGCACGTATCAGCGTCGATTGCTGGGTAAGCAGCGCGCTGATGCGCACAACCGTGAGACCGGCATGGACGGCCGCATGTGGTACCACCACGGGGTCGTGCGAGCGCCGGAGCAGCAGATGCCCAACCCCAACGACTACCGGCGCATCGTCCACGTGGTCATCCCCGACGGCAAAGAACAGACCTCGGACCCGACCATCGAAGAACGCCACTTCTTCACCGAGCTGGCCATCGCCAGCTTCGAACAGCACGCCCGTTCTAGCATGCGGGCGTTGCAGGACACCGAAGCTGATGGACTCCCCAGCGCGGGTGACGCCGTCCAAGCTGCTGTGAACAGCACCGAGTCTGTGCATCGCGATGAAGATCGCGCCTATCGCGAGAACTATCAGGGCATGGCCGCCTACGTGCTGGCCTGGGCACGCTTCTGTCGCCACGTGCTGTGCTATCCCGAAACCGCTGATGAAGGCGGTGTCGGTCCGCTGGGAGTCTGGCCGTTGGCCGCAGCTACAGTGACGCCGGAGCCAGAATGCGTCGTTCTCGGTGACCTGCCGGCCATGCCCGATGAAGAAGTCGAGCGTCAGCGTTGGACACCATGGCAAGACCACACGCTGCTGACCAGCTACCAGCAGTTCCCAGCGCTGGACCCGACGATCCGCAGTAATCTGGCGCGCTACCTGGGCCGCGATGACGATACCTGGACCCCGCGGCTGCGGACCTTGCGGCGCTACCTGGCACCGTTGTTCCCCCCGTCCCACGCGCTCATCGCCGGCCTGGAGCGTTGTCTCATCACCACCATCGGTGAAGTCCAGCACGTCGCCCACTCGCTGCCACTCGACGATGCCACGGCGCGCCGCTTGATTCTCAGCTACGGCCTCGCCCGGGCGCTGAAGCTGCACCAGCAGTTCGGCTTCAATCCGCGGGTGCCGCCCCCGCCGCTGCGCTTCGCGCGGCGACTACCCGACGCCGCTTTGCTCGCGATCGAGCTGCCCCGCGACTACACCCGCCGCTCCTGGCGGCCCATCGTCATCGCCCTGGCCAAGGCGGCGGCGAAGCTGCCAGCTAAACAAACGCCGGCGTCTCGTGAAGACGACGCCGACGCCGCCACCAACTGAAGCCCCGTCAGGCCGACGGCGTGTCGCGCGGCCGCACCGGGAACGGCCGCAGCTGCTCGAAATGCTGGGCGCTCGAGCGCAGCACCTCGCCGTTGGAGTAGCGCACCAGCACGTCGCCACCGATGCACAACTCGGGCTCACCCCGGTCGTCGACTTCGACGACTTCACCCTCGACGGTCATGACCTCGACGACCGCGGTGTCGCCGTCCCATTCTGTGATGCAGTACGTCCCACCTTGCCGCACCAGCATTGCGCGCTCCTTTCGTGAGCGTGGGGTTCGGGAACATCTTCTTATACCGAGACTGCGGCGCGCTTTACGACGTAAAGAACACGCGTCGAGAGGGTCGACGCGCGTTGAGGTTCAGAAGCGCAGTGGCCGCCAGGGCTCGAGGTAGGGCACTTCGTGGAGTTCGCGGGGCTCATCTTCGCAGTGCCCTTCGTCGAGGCCATACTGCATGGCCTCTATCCAGGTGAGGGCATCGCTGCGCGACTCCCCGTAGGCCAGTCGATGATGCTGCAGCGGGCTGCCGAGATGATCGTAGCCGTAGCGGAAAAGAGGCACTTGATAGTAGGGCATCTCAGCTGCCCTGGCAGTTGTTGCAGCGTTCCCAACCGTCGTACTCGGTGTTGAAGCCATCGGTGGCGCCGCACCAGCTGCATCCCGCCACTCCGAAGAAGGCGTTGCACACCTGGCCGAAGTGCTCGAATGGCATCGTCTCGGGATCGACGCCCGCCGCGTTGCAGTACGCGATGTAGAACTCGATGGCGTTGTCGGGGTACTTCGCCACTTCGGAGTGGGCGAACCAGTTGGCGAAGTTGGGCCGCAGTGGCACTTCGCGCAGCACCCACGCTGCGCCCATGAGTTTCTGGAACTCTCGGTACGCCTTCTCGAGATCGTCGGGGACGGGGGTCGCCAACGGAATCGAGTGCGGACCCGCGTGGAAGAAGTGCTTCAGCAATCGCACCTTCATGGCGTTCTCCTTTCTCTTCCTGATACCTAAAAAGCCGCGCGTCTTCGGCCCTCTCGTTCCAAAGGCGCGCGGCACCGCCACCCCGCGGTGAAAGGAGAAGCCCGCGGGGTAGCGGCCCTGCAACCGTTCCTGCGTTAGCGCGTAGCAGGAGCTCCTGCGGCCGGAAGCGGCAGCCCACTGGAGGCCGAAGGAGCTCCGCGCGGAGCGTTATAGGGCGCCCGACTCGAACCGCGGACCTCCACAGGAGGTCCGTAGGTTCGAGCCGGCGGACTTCAGCGCTGGCGGCGAAGCCAGAAGCTGCTGAAGTCCGAGCCCGGGCATGTCGTCAGGCAAGCGTGCAGCCGCCTGGTCGCTGTAGCAGCGACTGAGTGCGCACTTCAGGCACTCACGAACGGTGTGCGTTCCTACGTTTCCGACGGGTGACCCGGATGTAGAACGTGCTGCTCCTGCGTTGGTTGGCGCCCGTGAGACCGAGTCGGCGAGAGGCAGTACCCTCGCCGACTGGGTCTCGCAGGCAACCAGCCGGACTGGATCTGGGGGTAGCGTAGCGGTCCCCCAGATCGAGTCTGGACTCGGCATCACGACGACGTCATGGTCGCCGCGTCGACGTGGCGTCGACACCGTCTTGGTGATGCTCGAGCAGCGTTGTCGTTGTCAGCGATGTCCATCGCCCACGCCCGCTCCGCGCTGCGTGGTCTGATGATCATCTCCGGTGATTCAAGGCAGTACTATGGGCCGTTGCCGCGACCGGGCATAGGCCGCGGGGTCACACTCGGGACAGGTCCACAGTTCATCGTACCAAGCTGATGTGGCAGTCCACGGGCCGTTCGGTGGACAGGTCAGCATGTAAGGCATCAGCTTCGTTTTGCGACGTTCAGCGATTGGCAGAAAGATGACACCTCGACCGCAACCACCTTGGCAGTAAGTGAAGCTGTGCAGAACTTCGCCGGCGAAGCAGGTGAGCGACAGCGGGCACTGGTCACAGGTCATGGCTTGTCAACCGTGCCGCAACGTCATGGTCTGTTCGATGCGGTTAGCTTCACGTACGCCCCAAGCTAAGACTTGGCGCCACTTCTCTTCGCTGAGGGAATACGCGTCCATGAACGGTTCTCGGCGTATGTGTAACCGGTGGGCGACGTCCTGCAACGCGCGCCAATCATCGTTGACGGCGAACAGCAGCCGCTGTGGCATACGATAGGTACGCGGTCCGTGAGGACGAATCACGTAGTCGAAGACTGGTCCCAAGCGAAGATTGGTGACGGTCTCCACTGCCGGTGGCGCTACGCTCCGTGGAGTCCCCGCGGCGGTGCTGAGGGGTGCGCCAAGTCGCACGCGCTCTTCCGCTGACATATCTGCTAGGGTTTTCACGTGCCCCGGCGCGCGCACCGGGTCCAGCGCCGCGGTGATGCGCTGGGCGATGACGAACGCCGGGTCGGCGCCGACTCCGAGACCTATCCCACGACGTTCAGACATGGTCGGCGGTCGAACCGCGATCTCGACATCAGTGAAGTGGCCCGTTTCCGGGTCGCGGGTATCTTCGCAGACCCGCACGTTGATTTTATTGCTCGGACCAACGCGTCCCAGGCTGGCACCACCGTGGTGCAATCGACCCCGTAGCTTTCGAATCGACTTTCGAGTCTTCGGTGTTCGTTTATACGTGCGCCTCATTTCGCTTCTTTCTCGAAGATGCGATCCATCGTTGAGCGTTGCCCTTGGGCGCGGCACTCCTGACAGAGCACCGAGTACTCGTAGATCTCGTGCATCGGGTTCGGCATGACGGTGACCGACCCGTACGGCAGGTGCAGTGCCCGCTCCAGCTGTGCCAGATTGCCGCAGCCATGCCGCGTCACTTGATTCCAATTCTGGTCGTAGAGCACGACACTGCCGCAGTGGTAGCAGATCCCGAGATCGAGGAGCGCGACGTGACCACTGAAGCACGGCAGCGAGATGGGGCAGCGATCACAGGTCATGGGGACGGCGAGAGCACCCGCACCTGCTTCGCGGGCACCACGAACGTCCCCTGATCGGGACGCCAGTAGCCGGCGCAAGGGAAGTCGAGCAGCCAATGCGTGGCCCAGCGGTAGGAGACTGGGTCGCGATTCAAGTTCTCGCCGTTGATCGGGCCGGGCGCGCGGACTACGGCAGCGCCGGCGACCAGCAGGATGTCGGCGACGAACGTTCCCTCGTGGCCGCAGTAGCGCACGATGGCGCCGACGGCGCCCTGCTTCAGCCGCGGGGAGAACTTGGGTTTCTTAGCGGTCATGAATCGTCACTCCAGTACTTCGACGTGGTTCTTCTCCCAGCCGAAGAGCTCGCTGGGGTGACAACAGACTGGGCACGCCGTCAGCTCATTGATACAGTTCCGGCGCAGAACGTCACAGCGCAGCACCAGGTAGTCGCCATAGGGCGGGTGGGCGCGAATCTGGTCGTGGAGCTGGATGACCACGCGGTGACAGTTGACACAGACGCTGTAGAGGTGCAGCCGGTCACCGAAGCAGCACAGGCTCACCGGACAGCGATCACAGGTCACGGAGATCCTCGATGTCGGTTTGATCGACGTGGAGCAGCCACTTCTGCCGCACGTCCATGCACCGGTGACAACCGTTCCAAGCGTCGCCCAGCTCAGCGTCGCGCTCCGGTGGACAGCGCAGCAGTACGACGCGACCTCGGCCCGTCTCGGGGTTGTCCGGCAATACCACCACCGTGCAACCGCAGACGCGGCACTTTCCCCGGGAGGTAGGCAGCTGGTCACCCAAGCAGAGCAGTGCGATGGGACACTGGTCGCAGGTCACGACGCGGGCACCGCCGTGAACTCGTAGTCCGCGCCGCGGCCTTCCTTCTGGGCCATCGCCAGGAACTTGGTGAGGCAGGCGGGGCACAGGCTCATCGCGCCGCACTGCCCACCTTTCTCGCTGGGTTTCAGCTCCTTGACGATGACGACCGGTGGGTCTTCGCAGCGCTCCATCTGTCGAGGTCCGAGAGTCATGAAAGACCCGCCGCGCCACTCGGCCTGGCAGCGCTTGGGGTCAGGCGGCGTCAGCTTGGCCTTCTTGGTTTTGGTCATCGCTTCTCCTTGGGCTGCAACCGTCGCTGGCGTTGCGCTTGGTGCCGTCGCTGGCGGCGTTGTCCTCGACAGATGTGACACGGGACGTGCATCAGGTGCAACTGCGCCGCCTCCTCGCGACAAGGGAAGCGTCGGTCGACGATGCTCAGGGGTTCGTTATGTCCGTGGGCGTAGTTGAAGCGGCGCACCACGACGCACTTGCAGACGTTACAGTAGGTCGCAGCGTGGCGGGAGATCGGACCCCCGAGACAGAGCAGTGAGATGGGGCATTCTTCACACGTCACAGAGATCCTCGACGTCGGTATCGTCCCAGACGTGTCGGTCGTTTTCGTCGATGCGGTTCCCCAGCGAGACGATGCAGTGGGGGCACCAGCGAAACTCAGCAACCGGGGCACGGCGTCCGTGGGGACAGTGCAGCAGCACCGCGTGTCCGCGAATGGTCTCGGGCACCAGCTCACCGATGGCCGCGAGCGTCAAGCCGCTCAGGTCACGTACCCGCCACTCGTTGAAGTGAAACGTCGAGATGCTGAGGATCAGCATGGTGCGCCCACAGAGTCCCTTGCAACGCCGGCGTGGCTGGCCGCGGAGGCAGAGCAGCGAGTAGGGGCACTCGGCGCAGGTCATTCTGTAGTAGCCTCGCTTGCTAGTCGTCGCTTCTGGAAGCACTCCGAACAGACCCCGTGGAAACGATCACCAGAGCAGTTCGCCCGCAATTGCTCCAGCCGCTCGCAGTAGAACCACGTCACCCAGACCCGCAGAGTGTCAGGCAGAGGCGGAATGCCGTGTCCTTCGAGGTAGTGCTGTACCTGGCCGCAGGAGAGGCACACGGCCCGATTCTCGTCGTCCAGCTGTAGTTGCCCGCTGAAGCACAGCAACGAAGCCGGGCACTGCTCGCAGGTCATGCCTTGCCGACGGGTTTGTACAGCTGATCGAACGACACGGTATTGCCGAGCTTCTTGGCGATCTCGACGGCTTCTTCGGCCACCGTCTTCAGGCGCTCTTCGCGCGCTTTGCTCTCCTCGAGCAGCTTCTTGTAGCTTTCGATGATGTGGTTCGCGGTTTCGGCGAGATCCTTGGCCTGGTTGAAGTCCGCCGTTTGCCCCTGGATGACGCTGATGAGCGTCTCGAGATCATCCGGGCTGAGCACGATCGGCAGTTGCAGGCCACGTGCTTCACCGATACGCCGAAAGAGATCGACGATCTTCGGATTGACGATCACGGCTCGACTCCATCCTTGGTCAGCATCACTGCGAGCGGCTCACGCACGGCGCCCATGGCGGCACAGGCCGAAATGCCGCCCAGGTACTCGGCGCTGATCTGCAACTCCCGGAGGAGCTGAAAGAACGTCTTCAGCGCGACCTCACGGGTCCGTGCCCGGAGTCCGCGCCGGGCGACCACGATGAGGTCTTCCATTTCGGCACGGAACGTCCCGGGGTCGAACTTCTGGTGGGCCATCGTGTGCTCCTCTACGACGCGAAGACGTGCCCGGTCCAGGTGAACTGGGGGCAGTCGCACATCGTGGTGGCGTCCGCGGCGATGGCCATGGCGCACGAGCCGTGGCCGTAGGCCAGGGTGTCGTAGTGCTCCGAACGCAGATGGCCACAGGTGCACTTCTCGTCGATTGACACCTCTTCGTGGCCCCCGACGCGTGCCTTGAGCGTCATGGGGAACGGGGAGTCTTGCAGGTGCTGCAGCGGCATGGGAGGCCTCCTAGGCGCTGTGCAGATCGTGGTCATCCAGGTCGAAGTACACCGTCTTGATGATGGGCACACCGCTGCGCAGGGTCTGCCGGGCACCGGACTTGCAGACAGCGCAGTGCCGAATATCTCGCGGCGAGAGGTGTGCCAATGCACTATCCAGTTGCCGCACATTGTCGCAGATGAAGACGTTCGGTCCTGGCAGCCAGACCCGACCACAGTGGAGGCACAGCTTCACCTGCTCAGAGGCGTCGATATGACTCATGAGGCAGGTCAGCGACAGTGGGCAACGGTCACAGGTCATAGGTGCTTGTACGTCCTCCCCGGGTGGTCGTGCTTCTTGGCTACGCGACGCGATGGCTGATACCCCCGTTGAGTATCTCGTGCTAGGTCTTTCAAGCGCTGCTTCTCTGTCTTCTCGGCTTCCCGCTCATGGCGCTGGTGCGTCGCCTGGCGCGCTAGCCGACTGCGCCACTTCTTGTGCCGCTGACTGTTGGTACAATCTCGGTTACGGACGACCATCAAACGACCGGGCCGTTCATCCCAGTGCAGCGGGTCGCATTCGACGCAGACTCCCGAGCACCCGCACGGCCGCTGTTTCTCGGGGCAGCGCCAGAAGTACCAGCGTCCGTAATCAGGCAGCATGACGCCGGTCTTGCACCTCTGGCACGCGTAGATCTGACCGTCGAGTTCGCCAGCGAAGCAGACAAACGAGAGCGGGCACTGATCACAGGTCATTTCGTGTAGTCCGTGAACTTCACGCGGCGGTTGTTCGAGTTGCGCCACTCCTCGGGTTTGCAGTGAGGACAGCCCGCCGAATGGCGCCGACGCCCACATTGCCGGGGCGTCGGACACCAGACGACGTGAATCAGCGGACGTAGGTCGAAGTCCTCTTCCGCTTCGTACTTCTCATACGTCGGAAAATACTCGATGAACGACAAGCGGCCACACGAGCACTCGTAGGCGTGAAAAGTACCCGCCCCGAAGCAGATAAGTGCGACGGGGCAGGTCTCGCAGCTCACGTGTTGGCTACTCCTTGGTGAGGACTTCGATCTTGCCGACGAGGATCTCGACGCTCGCCGCCACGAACGGTTCCTCGTTCTTCTTCTGCATCTCCTGCAGCACTGCGGGCCAGTTGTCGATGATGAGCTGGTAGGTCGGCGTGGTGCCGTGGCGTTCCTTCTGGATGCGCATGAGGAGCTTCGTGACTAGCCCGCCGCACAGGTTGACGGTGAGGTCGGTCTCGCCGCGGCCGCGCTTCTCCTGCAACGTGACCGAGAAGTCGGTGTCATCGTCGGTATTCGAATCGTCGATCAACGTGGTCAGGTCGCTGATCTTGGTGCTGCGCAACCCTTTGATGGCGCCCGGGTCGACCTTGAGCTTCTTGAGCCAGTCGACGAATTCCTTCTTGCCGTTGGTGGCGGCGGTGCACCAGTCGCCTCCACTGGACCACTTGCCGCTGCGACGGCCGTAGTGGTTCTCGCCCGGCATGTACTGCGGGTTGAGGGCACGCTGGAGCTCGATGCCCTCAGGGTACTCCACATCGGCGACCAGGTAGGTCATGCTGGTCGGCTCGAGCGCGGTGTACGCTCCGCCGGCGTACGATGCATTGCTGTCTCGGAAGATGCGCTTGATGCCGAGCTTCTGCAGCTCCTTGATGAAATCGGCGAGGCTCTGGAAGGTGATGCGGGTCACGGGGTTCATGCGGGGTCCTTTCGTGGTGCTGCGTTGATCTGCGTGATTCTCTTCTCGCTCCTGAGTTCGTTACGAGCAGGCGCCTCCGGCCTGACCTCGAGATGAGGCAGCCCACATCTCGAGGTTGGCCGGAGGTCGCCAGTGAGCCGACGAGGTGCGGCCCAGATGAGGCAGCCACCTCAGAATGAGGTGGCAGCCTCATCGGGTGAGCTTGTCCCACGGGGGCAAGCTCAAGCACCGTCGATTCCTCATCTGCGAGCGTGAGCCCGCCATAGCGACGTGACGTCGCCTGCGTGCGCACGCTGTGGGCACGCTCGAGCGAGTTCTTTACGGGGTAAAGCAGAGCCGCGACGCCCGTAGCCCATGCCCACCGCCCCTCTTCCGCCGCGGTGAGCATGGACTACGTCGTCGTCCGTCACTATGGGAGCACTGCGCACTGCGCGCTGGTACACACCCGACCCGGGCTGGACCAGTAGTTGTAGGCCTGGCACTGGCACCAGGCTTTCTGCGTCAGGATGAGCGGGTGCTCGGAGCTATGACTGATCAGCATCGTGTTGCGGTAGTCGGCGCCGCTGGGCGGGAATACGCGACAGTTACAACTGACCATCAGGTCAGCGGCGTTGAGGCAGTACACTGTGAGGACGCCCGGACCGGCACCGCTGGCGGGAATGTCGACGCAACCACTGCCCGGGGCACCGTAGATGTCGTCGCGCGAGAACCCCGGGCCAGTGAGACCGATGGGTCCTTGGGGACCCGTCGGTCCCAGCGGTCCCGTCGGTCCCTGTGATCCCTGGGCGCCGGTGACGCCGGTGGCACCGGTGGCGCCGGTGGCCCCGGTGGCCCCGGTGACGCCGGTGTCGCCCTTCGGCCCAGCGGCGCCGGTGAGACCGATGGGTCCCACGGGACCCATCGGTCCCTGTGATCCCGGGGCGCCGGTGGCACCCACGGTCCCGGCGGGTCCCTGCAACCCTTGGGCGCCGGTAGCGCCGGTGGCGCCGTTGAGACCGACAGGTCCTTGCGGACCTGCCGGTCCTGTTGCTCCCGTCGGACCGGGGTCACCGACGCAGACGCAGTCGGCGCCGTTGCAGGTGACGACGATGCCACCGTCGCGGGTGGAGTTGCCCGCGTCGGTATCGGTGGGGCCGCCGGCGGTTTCACTGCCGCAGTTGGCGAAGAGGATGACCGTGAGCAGCGTCATCCAGCACTGCAGGACGTAGTTGCTGCGCATGTATAGTTCTCCTTTCAGCCAGTGCAGGTGAGACCGTGGCACGACGCCACAGTGATCGGTGAGGGCGGGATGACGATGATGACTTCGAGGGTGGGCTCGGCCGCCAGGCCAAAGAGCACGGCGGCCATGACCAGCGCCCACGCCAGCAGAATCGCGCGGAGGCGCATCAGGTCGACTCCTGGAAGAGCTGCGCCAGCCCGACGCCGAGGGCCTGGCTGATCTTCAGCAGGTGGTGGATGCGGAGGCTCGGATCACCGCGCTCCGCCTGGCGCACGGCGCCACAAGGGACCTTGGCGAGCCGTGCCAGCTGCGTCTGATCGAGGCCGCGGAGCTGACGCACACCAGCGACATTGTCAGCGACGATGCGCAGCAGCGACGTCTGACGATTACGCATGGACTACTCCTTTCCTGTGGCGCGGGTGGGGAGAGAGGGCCGCGTCACACTTCCTGATACCGGAAAGGAGGAGCTAGTTGCGGTCGCGCTGGCGGGGGCTGCCCAGCGGCTGCATGACCTGCCGCAGGTACGGCAACTCGATCTCGTCGAGGGCATGGGCGAAGATGCCGGTCACCACTTCACGGGGGATGTGGTCGCTCTGCGCGATGCCCAGCGCCAGGTTGACCAACGCCTTGGTGACAAGGTAGCCCATCCAGTGGCTGCGCTTTACCCCGGCGCGCCGCAGCCGATTCGTGACGCCATCGGCCAGGAGCGCCAGCAAAGCGTTGCCGCCGCTATTGACGATTTCAGCTTCGAGTCCGCTGGGCGCCACCAGTTGGGCCGGGGCATCCGGCGCCGGGAGGTGCCAGCACAGGGCTAAGGCTTCGAGTTTCTCGGCGAGCCCGGCGAAGTCATAGGCCCGGTTCGAGGTCGCAGTCGATGATGCGCCAGCGCCGGCGCGCTTTCTGGGTGCCGTCGTCCCACTGCCACGACCAGTAGAGCGGCGAACACCGCGGGCACGAGTTGCGGGTTGCGCCGATTTGTGCCCGCGCGATGATGAGCTCCGTGTGGGGGTCTTCGTCCGCGAAGTCTTCCGGCCACCTCTTGTCGCCATGGGGGTATCCTATCAGGTGCAGGTCCACGGAGTACACGAACAGCCGCTGACAGTTGCGGCAGCGCGTCAGCGGCAGATACTCGCCGAGGCACAGTAGCGACAGGGGACAGCGCGCACACTGGTTCGAGTTAGTGGATGACACGCCAGATAGCTCCCCACGGTGGTGCCCAGCAACAGGGACCACGAACTTTTGCTAGTAGCTCGCCGGTGTGACGATCACAGGTCTCGAGCAACAATACGACGTTGTTCACGGTATCGATTGCGAGGGGCCGATCACACTCCATGCAACTCGCGAATAGCCAAGCACCGCCAAGGCACAGCAATGAATGCGGGCAGGCACCGCAGTCGTTCATGGGGCCTCCGCTGGTCGAGGCAAGTAGAACCCCGCCGGAGCTTCGTCGCAGTCGCGGTACAGCCACCAGCGCTCGCGCTTGCACCACTTGGCATGCGAGAAGATCAAGACGTTGCCGTCTCGACCATGGTGATAGTGGTCGACGCTGCGAGCGCATCCGGCCACGTTCCCATGCCCGATGGGATCACAGCGGATGCAGCCGCCGAAGTCCAGGTCGCTGATGTCCTTCACCGTCTTATCGGAGTGCATGAGACGGTATTGGGTGCAGCGCACGGTCACGATGACTCGCTCGTGCATGTTCGGAAACCCGTGGTAGTTGTTGATGCCGCAGACCAGGCCTTTGCAGCGGGTGCAGTACCGCACGTCGAGCGTGTCGGCGAAGCACAGCAGGGCGACTGGGCACTTCTCGCAGATCATGGTCCGCCGCAGCGAATGCCGCCGATGCCGGGCTCCGGCCGGCGGCCCCGGAAGCTGCCGGCGCGCACCGTGACTTCACGCTGGCAGGTGGGGCACTGGTAGACGTACACGGTGTACCACGGTGGCTGGAAGCCCCGCCGCTTCTCGGAACGGACGGGTCGTCGCAGGTCGATGACCGCTTCGCAGGGCATCAGCGGTCCTCTTCGTCGGGCTCGCGATCGAAGAACGTCCCGTCGTTGCTGATCTTGATGAGCGCCCGCCGCACGCAGCGTGGATCGACGGTTTGCTGTTGGATGATCGCGGCTTCGCCGATGGAATCACCATCGGTGCAGTCAGCGATGACGTCGGCCAGGTCAGCGTGGCCGGAGATCTGGCGATTGCTGTAGGCGGTGAATGTGTAGACCGTCTTCCAGATCGGTAGGCGCAGCGTATCCTGGGCGCGTAGTCGCTTCCGCTTCTTGGGCTTCGTCACAGTAGGTCCGCTTTCTCGAGGCGCTGGCGGGCTTTGTCCGCGTCGTCGTGGCAGTACTGCTTGACGCTCTCGATGAGGTCGTCGTCATCAGGGCACTCCGGGTCGAAGATGACGTTGGGATCCATGAAAATGTACTCCCCGGAGGGGAACTTCAGCTCGATGTAGAGAAAGACCATCTCGAAGACGTCGTGCGAGTCGAGCCAGGCCTTGTGGATGACCCCCTGCGGCAGGTCGAAATGCTTGACGACGTCGTCGGCGAACTCGGCGATGAATCGTTCGCAGCGGTTGCCGCGAGAGATGCTACCCATTAGAGCTCCTTTTCGATGCTTCGGTCTTCGATGCCCTCATCGCGTATGAACTCTTCCTGCTCGGTTTCGCCGTTGTAGGCTTTTTCGCGCGCCTCTTTCAGCGAATCAGCTTTGACGGTGTAGATCTCCGTGCGGACCATGTGTGTGATCATCTTGAACTTGAAGATCGGCATGCAGCCTCCGTAAACGCCGGCAGTAGTCGTTGCCGGGCTTGAAGACGCGGCAGGCCCGCGGCCGCGCCGGATAGACTCGGCAGCGACCTCCGGGCATGAGGAACGGACATGCGATGCGGCTGATCTGGATGAACGTCCGCAGTCCGTCCTGTCCCCGACCATCGATGGTCCGTGTGAGCAGGTCGAAAGAAGTCTCGTGCTCGAGGTAGCGGTGATCGAACGTACGCATCGACAACTTGAGGAACTTGGCGAGCCGAGAGGCATCCCCAGGCTCGAGGACGATGGCGTCGAAAGCCTTGCAGCACAGTCCCGGACAGTCCTGACAGCGAATGGCGCGCGTCATTGCCGCGGGCGGAGGCCGTAGTTGCAGAGCAGCTGCACGACCTCATCGAGCGTATCCATACTCCAGTCCTTGTCCTCCGGCACGTAGAGGATGTCGTAGAGATCGGAGGTCAGCGCGCGGAGCTGCGGCGCCGAGAGTCCTTGGATGTGCTCATGAACCAGAATCCGCGTGTGGTCCGCCGACTGCCAGGTCTGTTCGATGAGAACGTCGCTGCTGCCGCAGCTCATGCAGAAGTCGCGATCGGAGGAATAGTAGCCACTGTCGGGCGTCCCCACGACCGGCATCAGCTCATAAACGTGGCCGCAGGCCCCGCAGGTGACTTTGACGACATGCGGATCAGCGCCGTCGGGCATGTCCTTTGGGCGCAGGGTCAGGTCGCTGGGCGGGGTTGGTGTGGAGCTCCCGCCGGAGGTCTTTGAAGATCTTCTCGAACTGCGGCCCGTTGTACCCTTTGAAGAGATACTCGAGCTGCGCTTCGGGACCCGCGATGTTGACATTCTCGATCTCCACTTCGGCTCGTTCCTGCACCAGGGGCGCGAGGTACTCAGTCAGCCACTCCTCGGCGTCGTCGGGATCGAATGCCTCGTGCACGCACTTGAGGATGTCGTGCCGCAGATCTTCGATTTGAAGAAACGTCAGTGGCTTGCGCCGTTTGCGTCGCTTGGTCTTCATCGTGGCACCAGTTGAACGCTGAACTTCTCGCTCAGCCCATCAGCGTGATTGAAGGCACAGTAGCCCTTCCCGTCGAGAAAGAGGCGATGTTCGATGTCGCCGTGGTGTTGCAGCATGTAAGCGATGTCCTCCTTGCCGTACTGTTCTTCGAGCTCAGAGCGGGCGTAGGCGATCGCCTGGTCGGGCGTCCAGTCTTCGGGCACCGGATGGACGAGGACGTCGGTGCCCGCGGAGTGCTCGAAGAGGAGAATGGCGAGCTTCATCTTCATCGGGACACCTTCTTGCGCCGGCGACGTTGGCGACGCATGATGTCGTCGAGGCGCGTCGGCGTGATGTAGAGGATGTCGCACTCCATCCCGTCGACGGTCACCCGCAGACTGATGCCCTTGTGACTACGTGTGGGCACGGTTTCGAGATGGAGACGTTCGCGCAGCGAGACCGCGACGCAATCGCCGCAGTAGCTGTCCAGTTTCTCGCCAAGGCAGGCGATCGTCATGCCGTGCTTGGGACAGGCGATGGCTACGGTCATAGCTTCCTCACGTAGGCTCTGGGATCGAAACGATCGGAGGCGCGTAAACCGCGCCTCCTTACGAGATTCACCAGCTGTCGCACTCGTTCTTTACCTATGTGTGCGACCGCGGCAATCTCCGCCAGCGTCGCTCCGTCCCGGCGCATCTGCGCCATCACGGTGGGAGGGAGGGTGCGCCTGAGCTTCATGAAACCTCCTCAGTCGTCGTAGACGTACGTAGCCACGTGGGTTATCTCGCCAGGCGAAGCGTAGCGGTACTTCCGACGACACGCGCTACAGATGGTGCCCATCTGGTAAAACCTCGACGGATCGCCTTCAATCAGACTACGTGAAGCACCGACCGCGTCAGGGCAAGCGCGGACGTGGATGTGCCGATGAGCTGCGATTACGCTCGCCGTGGCACTACTGAGTCTGTCGGCGATCTTAGACCACGGCTGATCGTAGGACGTCACCTCCCAGTGCTTGCAGTACCAACACTGCCGTCGACGAAGTTGATTCTGCCAGCACAGGATGGTGTCGGGGCAGGTCGCGCAGGTCATGGCGGGGTGGCAGGTTCAGCTTCACCTTCGAAGTCCACGAGGTAGTGCAGCTTCACGGGGCGCTTACCGTCGAGGATGCGCTCGATGACGATCTTCAGCTCAGGTGCGAACTCGACCGTGTCCTGGTTGGTGTCGTTGTAGGCGTCGATGAAGTAGTGGATGAGCTCGAGCTTCTTCTCTGCGGTGCTCAGTGTCTCGTCTTCGACGAAGAGCATCTTGGTCTGCATGAGCTCGATGAGTTCGTAGTCGCTACGGAGTCTAGCCATGGCGGCTCCGGTCGTACTTGGCGCGGCGTTTCAGCACCGTGCACGCCTTGAGGTACGCGCTGCCCAGATCGACCCACTCTTCGTCGCCACGGGGACAGATGCAGCCTTTACGATCGGCGAAGACGCCGCCCGTAGCATTGACGGTATCGACGAATTCTTCGAGAGCTTCGAGTGCCCGTGCGTACTCCTGCAATGGCGCCAGCTCATGGGGCGGGTCAGCAACGACTGCGGTGGTCCAGCGTGTGATTTCGGCCGGTGTTTCGCCGGTGATGAGGCCTTCGTCAAAGAGGTGTTTCGCGGCCGCTTCCAGTTCGGCGAGCATGTCGGCCGGCTTCAGGCCGTTCAGTTCCACGTCGACATCGAGGGTGAGACGAAACGGCGTCGCTTTCTTCGGCATGTCACTCCTCCGGCGTCATGTCCTCCGCCGCGTCATCCGGTCCATAGCCCGAGGACCAGTAGTCCCACAGTGGCTGCTTCGCCAACAGCAGCGTCGTGCGGGCCTCGCCGATCTTGGCCGCGATCTTGGCATGGACCTTCTCGAGCCACGTATCGAAGCTGTGGCCGTGACGGACACCGGCGTAGTTCAGAGGCATCGAGTCTTGCCCCTTCCCCCGGTGCCGTTGCTGGGGTGCGCCCACTTCGGCATTGGGCGCTTCTTCTCCAGGACCGCGACGCCCAGGCGCCGGCCGCGGAGGTATTCCTTGGCCAGGATCTGACCGTTGCTGTCGAGGGTCACGGGTGGTTCGTCCTTGTCGAGGGTCTGATCGACGGTGTCGCCCGGCTTCTCCGTGCCTTCTCGGTAGCCGTGCACGAAGCCGGTCATGAAGGCCAACGGATCGTGCGAGAAGCCACGTAGTTTGCCGAGGTCAATGTTGAAAGCGATCATCGGAGTTTCCTTCTCTAGGAGCGGGGTTTCTCCAAGTGGTCACGGTAGAGCTCGAAGCAGTTCTCCGCGTAGATCCGGCCGTCACTACGACGACCGTGGCACCTCTGGGTAGTGATGTAGATGTGCTGTACCTCTGCATTGCGCTGCCGAAAAACACCACAGATGTACGTCCAGTGGCCGACGTTGAAGAACATGGCATGACAGCTCATGCACTGGCGCAGTCGCGCTTCACGGCGCATCGACGGCGTCCACGCTTCACCGAGGCAGATCAGCGAGTAGGGGCAGTACTGGCAGTCAGCCGCGGTGCGTAGCGCGATCATCAGAACGTCGTCGGCATCGCCGGCGGCGGGGACGCCGGTGCCTTCTTCGATACCTTCGGGGCCGCGCCGCCGTGGAAGAAGCGATGCACGATGTCCGCCACGAGCGCTGTGACGCTGACCCCCCGCTGCTTGGCTTCACGCTGCAGGCGTTGGTACGTCTCACCTTTCACCGAGATGTCCTTCTTCATGCGTCCTCCAAGGCCGCCTGGGCGACTTCGTCGAGGTCGATGTACTTGCCGTTCCAGCGCGCCACCCAGCCGCTGCAGATGACGCATTCACCGAGGACCAAGCCCATGGGCAACCGGTTGACGGGGTCCTCCGTCGTTCGAGGAATTATGTGCGCTTGTTGACGGGTTCGTGCCATCTCTTCGCGTTGCTTCTTCATCAGCTGCTGCCAGCGCCGATTCATGGCCCGATCGAACGGTCGTTGCTCGCACTTCAGGGCATACCACAGCCCAGCGATACCCTCGTCGATTTCGCCGTTCTCTGGTACCACTGCAACGACGAAGCGCTTGCAGCGCGGACACAGTTCTGGGCGGGCTCGAGTGACACCGAGGTGGCCACTCCAGCACGCCAGGCTCAGCGGACACTCGGCGCAGCGCATGTCACTTGATCAGCTGGCACAGCGCGCCGCACGCGGGGCATTGTCCGGCGGGCATCGGTTCACCGGGATGGACGCGCACGTCGAGGTGCTGGATTTCTTCCAGGTTCTCCTCGGCGAAGACTCGTGTGCAGTCCTGACAGCGTGCCAGCGAGATGGTCTTGGTTTCACTCGCAATGATCCCGAGCCCATCGACATCAGCAGCGCCGAACTCCAATGTGCTGACCAGTCGATTGAGGGCGGTGCCAATCTTCGTCAGATCGATGCGCTTCGGATCGTAGTGAACATCGAGCAAGAACGTTGTGGTGCACAGCTTACTGCGCTTCTTCCGCATTGTACCTCTCTCCTCGATGACGTGTTCGATGAACACGCAGCTCTGCACTGTGATCCAGAGACGTCCGGGCGGCCGGGCAGAGCGTGAGCCGGGCCGGGCCGCCCGGAACGTCTCGAGATCCCGGTGTCGCAGCTAGTCCTACTGTACCGGCGTGGCGCCGGCGTGCGCGCGTAGCGGCACTCGAGAGAGGCGATGGCCAGCGTTCTACCTCCGACCATCACCCAGACTTTGACGGGTCTGGGATGAGTGGACCTTCAGGCTTACGCACCGCAGGGACGTACGGCAAGTCCAGCCGGTTGTGCGGGATCTGCAGCTGCGCGTCGACGTGCGTCTTCTTGGTCGCCAGCCACTCGTCGGCCTTCATCTGCGGGACGCCCCGGCGCATGAGGATGGCCATGGCTTCGCCGGTGACTTGGCTGGGGTCAGTGAAGATGTCGAAGCCAGCTTCAGTGAGGTCACGTCGCTTTCGGTCACCTAGCGGCAGTGGTCCACGACGCACGTAGTGCCGGTAGTGAGCGTCGCGATCGAAGCGATGCGACCATTCGCGCGGGATGACCAGGCGAGGCAGCTTCCGAGCGTGGTCTTGTACCAGCTGCTCTTGGATGGTTACGGTGTAGTAGGGGCGGGGAAGGAACCGCTGCCGCGCCTTCTTCGAGGCCTTTTCGAACTGCAGTCGTTCGCGCAGTGGCGTCTTTTCTTGCCGCAGGACGATGGTCTGCTTGTCGTTGAGCGCCGCAATGAGCAACGTGAAGATCCAAGGCGTATCACAGTAGTCGTTGCCCGTGAGTCCTGTGTTGTCGTCCTGATGGGTCGTCCAACCTTGAATCGACTTTCGGAGGTAGAGCGTCGCGAACTTCTCTCCGATTTTCCCGGCTGGAGACTCGGTGAGGCAGTAGTCGATGATTTCACCGCTCTCAGCCAGCAGTGTGCCGACTAAGCGGTCCGATCCTTCGAACTTGACGCGCCCTTCATCGTCTAGCAGCGCGCCGCCTTCGCCCCAGCCCACGTAGATCACCGGGAAAGGCAACGGGCCAGGCATAGGTACTTGCGCGGTCAAGCTGCGCGCCGCTTCGCGTAGCACCGGATAGTCCGTGGGATCAAAACCAGTGCACGTGGCGAGGTATGCTTGTGCCGCTGGCAGGAGGTGTTCCGTGAGGTCAGCCACCGTCAACTCGTAGATGCGTGCATCACGTAGGAGTGCGTAGCTACGTCTCATGTCCTGCAGGGTAGTATTTGACCGAGGATTTCGCTGCCGATACACGTCCTCGGACAACGCCGCGTTGAGCTGAGCGCCTTCGAGCAGCGTCAGGTAGTTGCCGATGACCCAGTCGTGGTTGCTCTTCTTCGGCGCCGCGGGCTTCTCCTTGAACATCTCTGAGGCGCCCAGCTCATCGGCGCAATCCATGCACACGTTGTGCGTCCCACTGCCGACCTTCACCGAGTAGTGGTAGCGCGGACCCGTTTTGCCGCAGCGCTCACAGGGTCGCTTCAGTCGGTTATCGTTCTTCGACTTGACATCGCGGGGCTTGACCGTGACCTTCTCGAAGCGTGGCTTGCCCTGCGTAGCCCACATCGCATCGACGACATCCGCCTGACTCAGTGCACCGTCGAGGAACTTCCGCCGGTCTACCTTGACCTGTGTTCCGGGTGGCGACGACAACACCGTCAGATGCGCGGGCAGTGGTCCGACGAGCGCTTCGTACTTCTCGATCTGCTCTTGGGCCACGGCGTCGCGTTGATCATCCGGTGGGTGCTGCAGCGCTGCCGTCAGGTGTCGGTGCAGTTCCGTACGCGACAGGTTCAAGTCGTTGAGCGCGGTCTCGATCGAGGCTTGCAAGGGGAACACCTTGCCCCCCACCTGCATCACCTGGAAATCGGAGTAGAACATCTGCCGATTCCGGTCCATCCAGGTGAGCCGCATGAACCACCAGCCCCAGTGGTGCGTCAGGCGCCGGAAAGTGTCGTGCGATTCTGGATCGACGGGCGCATCCCGGGTGAAGACGGCCTGCTGAGTATGCGCGTCGAGCACCTGATAGCGCCCGCCGGGCCAGATGAGGCGGATGTACTGCGGCAGAGCGACAATCGCTTCCGCGAGCGGCGAGTCGTAGTCGAGGCCGATGTAGAGCAACGGTTCGAGGGGAATGTCACCGCGGTCCTGGGTCGTAGCCGTGAGCCAGGTGACCCCCATCACGTTCGGCGTGACGACTTTCATGTCCCGTTCTTCCGTACCTGTTCTTCGAGTTCCTCGACAGTGGATTTGGCGCCGGCGATGTACCCCGCGGTGTAGGCGGCTTCGAGGCACTGGCGCGTGCGCTCGGACGTGGTCAGCCGCAGTACCGGCGTGAGGTCCCCGTGCTTGATCTTGTCGACGGGCACGACGTTGATGCCCTTCTCGTGGAAGCGCGTGCGCGCGTTCGAGATGACGTTCTCCCGTGCCTTGGCCGCAAGCTGCAGGAACTTCGCAACCATTGTGAACGCAACGGCACCCACACCCGCTGCTGCTGACGAGTCTGCCAACCCGCTGGCGCTCGGAACCAACGCCGGCGGTGGCACGACTGAGGGCGGCGTGCGGCGCTGCGCCCCAGCGCTCATGGCTGCCAAGCGCTGCTTGTCAGCTTCGCTCAGCTCGCCCAACATCTCGCGCGCCGTCGCTTCGAAATCAGCCGCTGACTCCGGGTTCATCTCGGCGGCCATGCCGACAGCTTCTTCGTCAGGTTCAGCCTCAGTCGTGGCGCGCGTGCCGCCACCGTTGGCCAGCTCCGTGATGGTATCCGCCAGCCCGTAGAAGAGATCGCTGTTGGCCTGCCCCCGGCGGTTCCACTTCTGCAGCCCCGTCCAGATATTCCGGATGGCACTGTCCATCTTCTCCGTGACGTAGTTGTACTGGGGCGTCTTCATGATGTACTCGAGGGTCGACTTGGTCCGGTCGTGCACCGAGCGGGAGTACTCCGCGGGCAGGATTTCGTCGAGTGCCTCGATGGCTTCGATGGTGTTGCGACAAGCACAGACGGCTTCGGCGCGGGTCATCGGCATGGTCGGTTCCTTTCTTTACGCGGTAAAGCCTAACCGGCCTTGCGCCGCTTCTCCTTCTTCTCCCGCTTGGTGACGCGTTCCTCGGTGAGGAGGTGCTCGTAGTACTCCTCGAAGTGCTTGAGCCCGACGAGGTTGATGCCCGCCTTCTTGGCGATGTTGGCCAGCATGAGCGGGTTCCAGCGACCGCTCAGCCGGATCTGCAGCCAGAAGTAGCTGGTGTGGACGTGGTCCGGCATCCAGCACTTGGCTGAACCGAGCAGCTCGCTGCGCTCCGCCTCGATGGGCTTGTAGCAGAAGCGCAGCTGGTCCTCGCCGAGGGACAGGAACATGACCGCTTCGCCCTGCTTGAGCTCGCGCACAATCTCGGCGTTACGTGGCGAGCCACCACGGAACTCCTCGAGCTGCGTCTGACAGCTCTTGTTGAACGAAACCGAAACGACCTGCTTGAGCCGGACGTCGATCACGGTGCCCTCCTATGGCCACTTCTGGCGGTGCCGCTCCACCAGGTCGTAGGTCAACTCGACCTGACCGGCGGTGTCCTTGGTGATGGTGACGCGGACGAGTTCGTTGTGCAGGAGTCCCTGCATCTGCCCGAGGTACTCCGCAGTGAGCCGCTGGATGGAGGTGTAGGGGTGCAGCATCGGCGGGGCCGTGGCCGCTGCTTGCAGCGCCGCGTTGGCCCGGGCTGCAGTCGCCTTGGCGTCGGGCGGACAGCGCCGATTGCCGTTCTTGTGTGGCTTGCCCATGAGCTTGGGGTTGCGCGGCTTGAGCTTGAACTGCTGCGCTGTGGCGGAGATGTCACCGGTGGTGCAGCCCAGCTCCTTTTCGATGGTGCTGTAGCTGTCGCCCAGCTGGTAGCGGTTGGCGATGATCACCCGGTCCTCGTCCATCAACTTCCGGCTCTTCATTGGCAGCCGGACAGTCTTCGGGATCGCCAGGCGAAGGACTTCCTTCGACTTGGTCATGCGACTCCTCGTGTGACGGTGAATCAGTGCACGCTACGGTAGGCACGGATGAAGCAGGAGAGTGCTTGCAGCCAGATGAGGATGGTCGCCGTGGCGCCGAGAACGTGCTGGTTGCCGGCGCACATGGCTGAGAAGACTTGACCACCGAGAAGCAAGACTGCGATTCCCAGGAGCAACCAGAGCACCCGGCGTCCCCAGCCACGGCGTGGCTGTGGGGTTTCTTCCAAGAGCATCGGCTCTTCACGGATGAGGTGCAGGCTCATTCGACGTTGCCCTTTGTTTCGCATGTGGTGCACGACGAGATCTTACAGCGTCTTCTCCGGATCCGTCAGCGTCTCTTCGAGCGTCTTGACAACGTCAACACCATGGACGATGAGCGAGAAGTCTTCGCCGGCGATCTTGCGCAGCTGCGCAGCAATGCGCTGCAGGCGCTGGTCGCCGAGGACTTGTCGCCGACGCTCGCGTTCTTCAGCTTCCGCGTCGGCCTTCTCTTGGCGACGTACCGCCCGTTCTTCTTCGAGGAACTGCTTGAGACCGGTGTCCATCATCTCCTGGATGTACTTGTCGAGCTTCTCGAGCTCTTCGTCGGTGAGCTCTTCATCGACGACGAACCAGCCACCGGAGCGCCCCGAGAAGCCGGAGTCAATCAGCGTACCGCCTTCTTCGAGCGGCTTGCGGCCGATGATGAACGGCAGCGCATCGTAGCCGCACTTGCGGCCCTTCTTGTCCTGCGTGTACTCACCAAAGAAGAAACGCCGGGCGTCGTCGATCTCGTTTTCCCAGCTACCTTCTTCACCTTCGACGCCGAAGTCGTAGTACTTGCAGTTCCACTGGTACTGGCCGTAGGCGCGGTAGCCGCCCTGGAAGTACGAAGAGTGGCCAGGGTTACCGCGAATCTGCTTCTGGCCATCGTTGCTGGTCATGACCTGCGTCATCAGTTCTTCTGCACGTCGCGCTTACGCATTGCGAAGACGAGCTCCTTGGTGATGATGCGGCGCCACGCCTGGCACTTCGCATCTACCATCGTGATGTACTCGCCGAGCGCGTCGCGCTCCAAGCAACTTTTCATCTGTCCGAAGTAGTGCCGCGCAGTCTCCAGATTGTTCCAGTAGGGGTCGCGGCGATCGTAGGGCGGCGTACCGACGTACGGCTTATCGGCGCGCCAGTAGATGTGCCGGTGATTCAGCCCGCTGGGACCGAACACGAAGGCTTCCTCCCCGGGACGGATGTTGTGCTGATTGCAGAACTCCAAGCGATCGTCCAAAGCGCGCGTGAGCGTTGAGAGTGTGATCCCCACCAACATGTGGATAGTCATCTGCCCGTGGCGGAGTTTGACAGAAGCCGCCACACGGTAGTTGGGATTACGAAGGTCGTCGCGCGTTGCCGTCGTGATCATCGGATTCTCCGTTGTTGAGAGCGTTGAGAGCGTTGAGAGCGTTGAGAGCGTTGAACTACGGTTTCGTCGTAGTTGCTGCCATGCGTTCCTCGAGTCGCTTCTCGACGTATGTGACCAGCTTCTCGAGATACAGCGCGTAGGGCCGCAGCATCGGGTTGCGATGGATGGCTTCGCGGATGAGCTCGTGGAGCGCCATCAGCACGGCGACGCTCTCGAGCGTAGCGATGTGCAGGAGCGCGCTGGAAAGCTGCTCGAAGATGGCGCGTGCCCGCAGCTGCGCATCGTACTCGCCGAAGCGCAGCTGCAGCGCCCGCAGAACATCTCGGGCCGACATCAGCGGTTGCTGGCGGCCCTCGCGGCGCCGCGGCAGGGGGTGCACCACGGCTGCAACCGGACCACCGGTGCCGAGCCCGGCCGCGGTGTCATGGCTCGCAGCCCGAACTCCGAGATGGCCTTCTTGGTGCTGCAGTGCGGGCAGAGCTTCTTCAGCTCGTCGCCCTTCTCGTTCAACAGCACCAGCTGAATGCCGTTGATGGACATGCCGTCGATCTTGACCTTGATCTTCACCGGGAGCCCCCTTCCTTGCGGGTGCGCATGAACAGCACCGTGCCGACGAGCATGTCACCTTCGAGGAGCTGGCTGCGCACGAGCCGCGTGGCCTTGGCGTTGATAGGCCGGGCCTTCATCTTCCCGTCCTCATCACACCACAGTTCGTTGTACTTTGTGCCGTTGTAGTCGAGCTTGATGGGCACGAGTTGCACCATGTCGCAGTCGAGTAGCGCATACATCTGCTCGAGAGTGAACTTGCCGCCCTTGCCTTCGCCCTGTACCTCACGGCGGGTGCCGTCCGTTTCGATGATGAGAGCCATCATTTCACCTCCGGGAACTGTTCGAGCAGCCAACACCCCAGCCAACGCATTTGTTCGATACGTGCGTAGTCCATGGTGTCGTAGTCCATGCCCCACTCGGTGTCGAAGAAGTCGGTGGTCATGTACTCCTTGAAGTGGTCACAGATATCCGCGTCCGCGTCGGCGTCGAGGTCGTCTGCCGCTTCCTGGACGAGGTTGTAGAGGTCGGTCGTGTTGGCGCAGGCGTTGGCGAGCAGGGCGTCGACGTTCTGACCGTACTGTCGCCAGTGCGCGAGCAGGGGCGCGTCTGGCTCTTCGGGGTCAGCACCGAACTCGTGTTCATGCTCCTTGAAGAACGTTACCATCTGCTCACGAGCCTTGCGCGCCTGGAACTCGGCCTTGTGCGTACCCTTGCTGAGCAGGTAATCGGGGTAGGAGTGTCCGAGCCATTTACCGAACTGCAACACGGTCATCACGTCGCTGGCCTTGTACGTATCGCAGCCACAGTCACCCATGATGTTGACCGCGAAGAGCTGGTTTTCACTGTGACCGAGGAGCGTGGCGACGAAGTGGTAGAACCCGGTCTTCTCTTGGCGGAAGCAATAGGACTGGCTGTAGAACGGCGTGATGCGCGTGAAGGCCCAGTCCTTGGTCGTCTCGAGCAGGTTGTGCAGCTTGGTGCGGTCGGCACATATCTCAGCGAGATGATCGGGTAGCGACAGGACCGGCGTCTCCGTAGACTTCTCGATGGGGACAAGCTGCCCAACAGTGACTTGCGGCGCGTTGGCTGCTACACGCGTCAGAGACTCCGCGATCTTGTGCACATCCTGCAGCAGCGTTTGTCCTGCCTTGGATGCAATGAACTTGCCGAGGTGATCGTCGCTCATGGCTTGGTCTCCGCTTCGAAGTCTTGGCGCTCTGACACCGTGGCCATCCAGTTACGCATCCGTTCCGGAATGATTCCCGCCGTGATGGCGGCATCGATGACCTGCACCAGCGTCTTTTCGTAGGTAGTCTCGTCTCGGCCAGTCACCTTGGTGATGTCGCCGCCGTGCAAGAACAGAGCATATGCCTTGGCGCCCATGCGCTGTGCCACGACCGCCTCGAGCGCCTTGAGCCGATTGGCGAAGTCGCAGTCCTCGCAGTGCTCATTGGTGATGTGCAGCTGCAGGTAGTGAAGCCGCTGGCGGGCACCGGCAGGGTTGTCGTCGGTATTCTGGGCGAAGCGAACGGTGGCAATACAGTACCCCGCACGAAATATGTCACTCAGCTTCTCTCTCGAGAGCACTGGGATTACCTCCGATGAAGAGGTGTTTCAAGGACTGCCGCGATAGACCAGTTGAGACGCTTACGCCGGCTGTAGAGAGTGGCAGATTTGAAATGAAGACGACGCGCCCAACCCGCTAAGGTCAAGCGCACGTCTCGATACTCTACGTAGATTCCGCGCCGTGTATTGAAGCGCTGTTGTTGCTGCGTAGCCCAACGACAATTTTCGCGACTGTACGGTCCATCGTTGTTTCGTCGATCAAGCGTTGTATTTATTTCACCGTGACGGTGCACGTGGCGCAAGTAGCTTCGATACATGTCACGTTTGAACATTGTGAAACTGGTCCAAAGAACGTGTATCCCGCGTCCACCGTAGTTCTTGTAGGTCGAGTGCCGAGGATTGGTACAGCGAGTTTGCATGCTGGACCAAATACGCCAGAAACGAGTTTGACTCAACCCGTGTCGACGAGCACGGCGTCCTGTTTCTTCTCGTTGAAGACAGCCACAACTACGTGTGCAACTGTGTCGCAGATGTGCTCCTTGTACCCGTCGCAGAGTGCCGCAGCGACAACGACATTCCCAGTAGTACTGACCTGAGCCCCGTGCTTTGCCACAACAACGAAGCACGTACCAACGTCCGAAACGTCGACCGGTGAGGTCTTGAAATCGATGTGCTTTACCTAGTGGTGTACCAAGGTGCGTTGGGATCAGTGCGGCCTTGTTGATTCTTGCGCATCTCTTTATAGATTTCTTCCCTCCGCTGCGGCGAGATGTAGCTCTCATCGCACAGTGCTCCTAGATCCCAGCGAAGCGCCCGGCTAGTAGTGACACTCCAGCCATACGTACCGTGGTCCGTGACGCGTTGACTCTGTACGTCATACGTCAGTATACACGTCCCGTGATAGTAGAAGCGGATGCGCCGAGTATAGCGGAGGCAGGGGTACTTCGCGATCTCCGCTTCCGTCGCAGACCCTTGGCTACTGAAGAGATGATCTGGTGGACGAGCTTCGCTGACAGCGTTACAAGCCAGCAACAGGGCGCACATTGCACATTTCTGGATGTCGGGATAGCCGTCCTGGGGCCACAGTGGCTCATCTATCTCGATGCGGTGGTTACCGTTGCTGCAGTGACCGTTCTGACTCCGTAGCGCTTTGCGCAAATCGCGCGTGCGCGGGGCTTCGCGCGGTTGGCGATAGCCCGCGTAGTACGACGCGGTGTTGAACATTGGAGTCTCCTGGGAGAGGGGAGAGGGAGGACTAGGCCTCAAGAGCGCGGACGACGTGCAGCGCCATGTAAGCGTCGGCGAGCGCGGTGTGCGCCGCGCCGAACTTCAGGTGCAGCTCGTCACGGGCGGCCGGCGTCAGGACCTCTTCAGCGATGGCTCCGAGCTTGTAGCCCTTGCGGCTGCGCCCGGCCCGCACGTCGAGGTAGCGGCATACCCCGATGAGATCGATGATGTGATAGTGCATAGGCCAGCCGTGACCTTTCAGCGGATGGTCGCGCAGCTGCGTCCATTTCTGGACGTTGAGTTTCAGCGATAACGTCATCAGATACTCACACCACAGCCGCTTGAGGAAGCCCACATCGAAGCCGACGTTCCAGCCGACGGCGATGACCTGCTTCGGGATTCCATCTTCGGCGAAGTGCTGGGCCAGCCAGTCGAAGAAGCGCTTCCAGGCTTCGTGCGGCTGGGGCGAAGCCAGGTAGGTCGCCGACGCCGGGTCCACCGCCCAGCCGTGACCGTTGATCTGGATGGCGGTGCCGTCGATGATGGCGCTTGGTCCGGGGCGAATGTAGCTGTGGAAGACCGCCTCGGGCACCAACTCGAACTTGTCGTCGAGGACTGCGGCTCCGATTTCGAGACAGGCGTGCCGGTTGGGGTCAAGCCCGGTGGTCTCCGTGTCGACGAGCAAGTAGCGCTGGGTCATGAAGGAGTCCTTTCTGTCTCAGTGATCGAGGCCATCCAGCAGGTCGTGGACGACTCCGCGCAAGTCTTCGAGGGTGCCGTTATTCTCGATGATGCCGTCGACCGCGTCGTCCGGCACGCTACGTTGTTCCAGCTCGGACTGGTGGTTGGGAATGCCCGGCGCTAGCAGCGCCATAGCGTGTTTCCGCTTCATCCGGAAGACACGACCGCCGGCGTCGTGGATGCCGGCGATCTCGTTCTTCATGCGGACGTCGTTGATGACAACGTGCAGGGGGGCGTTGTCGAGGGAGTGCTGACGCCAGCGTTGGGCCATGACCACCGGCGGTAGGACGACCGCCAGTGGATCGGCTAGCGTGGTGCGGTACTCCCGCACAGCCGCGGCACGCTGCAGCGCGAATGTTACGTAGGCGTCAGCTCGGAAGCGCCGTGCCCAATCGCCCAGGTGCTGGAGCACGTAGCGTGGCGAAACGGGGACCATGACCTGCTCGAGGGGCGCTGCAGTCTTGCAGAAGGCGCAGACCCGCCAGGTAGCCGTGCCGATGTCGACCCCATCTGGATCGCGGATGCCTTCGGTACGGCCGCACGTGGGACACTTCGGGAACTTGAAGCGTTCATCGAGTTCAGCGCGCCGTGCACTGGCGCCCCACAGGACTTCAGCGTCCCAGCTGAACATCCAGCGAGCGTAGACCTTCATCGGGTCGGCAAAGGCGATGATGTAGCTACGCCCCTCTTGTACCAGAATCCGAGCGACCTCGTCCTTGCCGGTGCCAGCCTCGCCGAGGATGCCGAGCAGCACGACTACTTCTTCCCCGTCTTCGTCTTCATCGGGGTCTCCTCTTCCTTCTTCGCAAGGGGCAGGCCATCAGGACCGTAGAGCTGACCTTCGACGTCGAAGTTGACGATCACCTCTTCGTCCTTGGTGAGCCCGAGCGGCATGCCGGCCTTCATGCGGGCCTGGACGATGGCCAGTGCCCCCTCGTTCGAGAACTCCTCGTTGTTGCTCTCGACTTCGTAGACTTCGACGTGGTTCTTGACGATCTTCACGATCTTCTTCATACGCGCCTCCCGCGTTCAGTGATCCGCCATTGACGACCGTCGTCGCTCCAGACCCGGTGCTGGCTCTTGAGCGTCATGAGTGTGCGATGGACCTCAGCGAGTCGCTGAGTCTCCCGCTGAAACGTGCTGTAGACCGGTGGCGGAAAGACGCGAGCATAGACCCCTGCGGTACTGGCCGAACCGCCACTCGCCAGAGCTTGCAGCACCTTCCCGGAAAGGTCCTCAGCCACGGTTGAAGTACTCCCCCGCCTGTTTCGCGTACTGGTCGAAGGCGACGGGACCCCCATCCTCCGGCGGGAAGCAGATCCGCAGATTGTGGAAGGTCCGCCCCAGAGCGTAGGATGTTTGCGGGTTGCTGAGCCCGAGTTGGTGCTTCTTCATGGTCACGTAGCGTACGAAGACTTCAGCGAAAGGCGCCGCGGCGAGAATGCTGGCTTCGTTGAGGCGAGTGGTGGCTGCGGCAGCTACCACCGGCGCCACCACCGGCGTCTTCTTTTTGGTCTCGACCTGCAGGTCTTCACCGCCCAGGTCGGCCAGTTCATCGAACTGCTCTCCACCGTTGGGATACTCGCTGCGCAGGTTGAGGACCCCGAGAGCGACGCCGAAGGCCCGATGTGCCAAAGGCACGTCGACATGTGAGCCGACGTAGTTGACGAGGATGTCGCCGAAGTCACACGCCTCGTGGGCCAGTTCCTGTTCGTAGAGCGCTTGCTGACGCTCGGGGTTCGCGGTTTGGCCCGGCATGACCTTGACGTCTGCGCTTTTGCTGACCCCAAGAAAATTCTTGGCCAGGTCGTCCATCGTGGGCAGCTTCGTAGGTGGCTTCGTAGTCATGGAGTCCTCTTCGCGGCTTCACGCCGCTTCCACGCTTCCTGCAGGCTCTGTTGCGCCGTATCCCAGTTGATGCCGCGCAGGAGATTGACGATGGGCTGGCAGCGCTTCACACATCGCCGCATGTAAAGGACGCATACCGAGGCGTAGCGATGATCACCCCGCTTGGCACAGCGCACCGACGTACTCAGCACGCGCAGTAGAGCGTCCTCGGCGCGCTGCCGTACCGCTGCTGACACTGCGAACGGCGCGTGGTAGGCGCAGTAGAACTTCAGCAGTTCAGCTTCGACCTCATGCAGTCGTTGGTCAGTGGCTTCGACTTCACCGGCGTCGTTGAACGGGCGCTGGTACTCGACCGTCGCCGCCGGGAGTCCGCAGGTATCGCAGTGCGGACTCAGAACTTCGAGCTCGAAGTCCGTCAGGGGACGCGCAGGGAAACGTAGCCCTACCCAGGCGTAGGCAGCTTCTGCTGGGTGCGCTTCCGCGCCACCAGGTCCTCGTTGGTTGGACGAACGAACGGGCATGCGCTCACGACCTGTCCCTTCTTGACGATGAACGGTTTCGCCAGCGCTTTCGATGCTACGCGCTCGACTCCCAGCGGAAAGACCTGGCCCGGTCCCTCCTGGAACGGATAGACCGAGCGTTTTGCACACCAGCCCATCTCGGTATCCTTCCCTCCGGAGCCCAACAGCGGATCGTAGAAGGCGCAACGGCCACACGGCGTGTCGTTCATCGGAGACTCCTTGGTTCGGTTGCATGATGTATAGCTCAGGTTACGGAAGCAATGGCCTCAAGCCTAACTCGGCGAGCCGGTCTTTGAAGAGGCGATCACGCCGGCATTCCTGGAGCAGGGCTTGCACCAATCGGCGAAAGCCATCAGCAGAGCCTTGCGCAGTGGAGCACCACAACACGCGCTCAGCATCGAACAACACGAAACCCAGTGGCTTGGCTTCAGCCCGGGTCGCCTGGGTGAAGCCAGCTTCGCGGAGCACCTGGTCAACGGCCGGGTTCTGGGCTACGCGTAGCAGTACGTGCACCGCGGCGTCTGCGTTGATGGCGTCGAGCACCAATAGGGTATAGTCCTGCCCTGGTGCCCGCAGCATGAATGGTACGGCCTGCTTCAGATCTTGATCGAGCGGGTGATCACTGGACGCGGTGCCGATAACGACTTCATCAGCGTTGGCGGGTTCTTCACGAACCGGTCGCCGCTTCCACGGATCCGATTGTCCCGGCGGAATCTTCGGTTTTGCTTTCCGCGCCATGCTTATCCCGGGATGGTGAGCTTTGCCGCCCGGCGACCGGTGAGCTGAGGGTCTTCACAATCGACGTGGACGAACTCCAGGTCGGTCCCCAGCATGATGCCGCGTTCGGTGATGCGCGTCGGATTGTAGGCGTGAGGATCGATCAGGATGTACGCACCCATGACCCGATCACCTACGTGAAACTTGCGCCGACAGCGTGCACAGGTATCGTCGGGAACACGCTTCTGCACTAGCTGTTCTTCGGCGGGCGTCAGTCCCATTCCCAACCTCCACCTACGATCTTACGGCGACAAGACAGGATCGCCGAGACGGGACCATAGCTGCGCCGATGGTACGGCGTCACGCCGAAGCGACGCAAGGCCGTCAGATGCGTCTCCGTAGGGTAGCCATGATTCCGGTTCCAGCCGTACTGCGGGAACTCCAGGTGTAGTCGCTGGATGGCTTCGAGCTGCGCACTCTTGGCTAACACGGATGCCGCGCTGACTTGCCAGACGGTGACGTCAGCACGTGGAATCGCGTCGTATTCGAAGTTGCACTCGCCGAACCGAACATGGCCATCGACAATGACTCTGTAGGCAACGGTGTCGCTGTGCAGAAAGCGCAACCGTTCCAACAGCCGCCTGACCACCATCTGCAACGCCTGGAACTTCGCTTGCTCTGGCCCCTGCCCATCGATAGTCGGTGCTGAGATGCGTTGAATCTCGTAGCCACAACAGTCGCCGGCCACCGTCTGTGCCATTGGCACGAGCAGCTCGTCCGGCAACTTCTTTGAATCCTTCACCGGCACGAGTCGACCTTTGGGCGTAGTGACCGTCGGTCGAGCTTGACCTTCGCGGAAAGCTACGGCGGCGGCGACGAGCGGGCCAGCGATGCAGCCATAGCCCGCCTCGTCGACGCCGATGATGAAGCGCGGCAGATCCACTACGCGCTCTTCCCCCGCTTCTTCGACGCCGGCTTCTTCGGCGTCTTCTTCGCCGCCACCGGCTTGGCGGGGATCTTGTAGCTCCGCCCACAGCAGCTGCGGCGGTCACCAGGCATGCCCACGAGGCGTGCGTGGCACGAGTTGCAGACGATGACGCGGGAACCCTTCGGACGTGGCATTGCTCTCTCCTTGGCCAGACGGACCAGCACCGGCGGGAAGCGCACAGGTGCGATAGCGAGTAGTTTGGGAAGCGTCAGCTTGAACGCCAGCGCTAACTGGTAGAGCTGGGCGTAGGTTGCCAGGCTGTGGCCGTACTCGATCGCTGCGTACTGCGATCGTGAGCAGATCATCTGTACGGCCACCTGGCGTTGACTCCAGCCCCGTCGCAAGCGGAGCTTGCGCAGACCTTTCGCCCAGAGGCGATAGGCCGCCCAGGCGGCATTCCAAGCGCGCTTCTTGTAGTTCATGCGTACCTATGCCGCTGCTCGCAGCATCTTGAAGTACTCGAACACCAACTCGCGCCGGGGCGACCAGTTGGGGAATGGCAGTGACTTCACCAGCTGGTAGCCATAACCGCGCCACAGCTTCTTCGTGCCGATGTCCTGTGGATCGATCTCGCGATTGCCTCCGACCCAGATACGCACGTCGAGGATAGCCACCACGCCCCGGTCATCTCGAGTGCGTACCAACCGCCCGGCGGCTTGCTGGACGTCCTGCTGCATCTGCGGGTAGCTCCAGCCCGCGAACCAACCGCTACCCAGGCGTTCGCTCTTGGCCTTAGTCAGCGGGTCATCCGGTGACGGGAACGGCAGCTTGGGGATGATGACCAGCGACAGTTTCTCGCCCTGGACATCGATGCCCTCGAAGAACGACTTCGAGCCGAAGAGCACGGCGCGGTCGGTGTGCATGAACTCGTCGAAGACTTCCGGCGCGCGGCGACCGTCACCTTGCGCCAGCAGCGGGTACTCGAGTTCGTACTCGGTGTCGACGATGCGCCGGATTTCACGCAGGTCGTTCATGGACGAGAAGAGCACCAGTGCGTTGCCCCCTGAAGCACGTACCAGCTGCACTACTTCGTCAGCTATGGCGTTGTGCCACTTGGGGTCGTCGGGACGTGGCAGATGCTTCGGCAGGTACACTAGCGAACGCTGATAGGGGAACGGCGAAGGTACGCGCACCTCGTGCTTCGGTTGAAGTCCCAACTCCGCAGCCAGGGCTTCTGTGCTGAGTGTGGCACTGGTGAACAGCACCTTGTTGATACCGGCGAACTTGGGACCAACCAGTGGTGCCAGATTCACGGGTTGCCGGAGGATTCGCTTGCGCCCGGTGTTCGTGTCCTCTTGCGAGAGGATGTAGTTGTCGTCGGTTTCGTAGCTATCGAGAATGGTACGCCGCTTCTCGAAGAGCTTGTCGAGCTGCTTGGTGACCGCGTAGAAGTCATGCAGCGGTGCGGCGTCGCCGTGGTCCCGCTTGTTGAGCAGATCGATCTGGATAGCTTCGAGATCGACTTCTCCGTCATCTTGTACATGACCCCAACGCGAAGCCATGTAGTCATGCAGCTTGGCCTTCAGCGTCGCCAGATCGACCAGGACGGTTTGTCCCGCGGCACCGAGGACACCCACCGGCAGCATCTTCGTCGCGGGCAACTGGGCGAACATCGTAGCCCAGTGATCCTCGATAGCATCGCGTTCCTTGTCAGCGAGATGCATCACCGCGTCGCGCTGCAACCGATTGATGTAGGAGCGCAGCCAGGTCTCGCTGAGGTCTTGTGAGAAAGCATTGCGGATGAACCCCGGCGCGACGTGCGCTTCATCGACCACGAGGATGGTGAACGGACCGATGACTGCCGGTCCGTAGCGGAGCGCATAGCCGAGCAGTGCGTGGTTGACGACCACGACGTCAACGCCAGGAAGTTCATCGCGACGCCGGCGGTAGCCGCACAACCCTTTGGCACCGTAGCTGCACTTCACGCACTCTTCAGCGGTGCACGTCGAAGCGGGGAACTCCAGCTGACCCGGAAACGCGTCCAGGTCACCGGTGTGTGACCGGTCAGCCGCCCAGGCCGTCAGCGCACGATGCAGCTTCTCCTGCCCTTGGGCACGGAAGAGCCCTTCGTTCTTCTCGAGCATGTAGCGACAGACGTAGTTGCTCTTCCCCTTCATGGTGACGAACTGCTTGGGACGACCGAGGATACGTTGCAGGAAGGGCAGATCCTTGTTGGCCAGCTGGTCCTGCAGGCTCTTCTTGCCGGTGGCGATGACGATGCGCGTCGGTCGCAGCACGGCCGGCACGCCATAGGCGAACGTCTTGCCGATGCCACAGCCGGCCTGGAATACCCCACAAGAGTTGCCAGGTTCGTCCAGCATCTCCTCGAAGGCGCGAGCGTACTCGACCTGGCCGGGGCGAAGCTCGGCTACCAGTCCCAGCTCAGGTCGACTGAGCAGTTCGATGGCGTCGGGCTGGGCCGGACTGCCACAGCTCGCACAACGCCCTTCGTTCTGCGCCGCCAGTTCGGCGGGAGTTTCATAGCCGCAGGTACACTTCACAGGAAGCTCCTGGTGTTGTTTATGCCATGAGCAACGGGAGAAAATCAACCACGAAGAAGTAAATACGACTTCCGCGCCACTTCTAGGCCGTATAGCAAGCTGCGCGCCGCCCACTCACCGGAGCGGATGGCATAGGCAGGATGGTAGGCTGGAACGACGGTGAAGCCTTGTGGATGTATGAACGCGTGGTTCACTTCGTTCTTCACGCGCAGCTTCTCGATGATGTCCCAGGTGTAACCCTTGAACCAGCCGATGCTGTATCGCCCGAGCGCTACCACCACGAGCGGCGGATGTTCGCGCAGCTGTCGGTCCAGCCAAGGACAGGTCTTCGTCGAGATTTCATCGGGGGTGAGGATCTTCTCTCGATCGAGCGGATCGCGCCGCACGCACTGCACGGTGTTCATGATGAACGCGGCGGGCGGCGGCACCTGCGCCTTGATGAGCAAGGCGTCCAGCAAACGACCGGAGCGCCCGACGAAGGCCCGCCCCTCTTCGTCTTCGTCCTTGCCGGGCATCTCCCCGACGATGAGGAACTGACTCTTCTCGTTGCCCCGTCCGAGCGCGACGTTCTTGCGCTGCTCATGCAGGGAGCAGAGGGTGCAGTAGCGCAGCGCGTTCACAGATCGCGCGCCTTTGCCCCGAGTGCCTCGAGAACCCGGTCCAGCTCGTCACGGCCGTTGGCGATGGCGTGGATGGCCTGCGCCAGCTGGTTCTCGTCGGTGCCGTCTTCGTCGTACGTCTCGATGATTTCGAAGGCGACGAAGCGTGCCAGACTGTCGCCGTGGTTCTTCTCCGGTTCGTTGAAGTACTGACGTACGAAACTGTCGGGGTACGCCTGGTCGGCGATGTCGATGAGTTCCTCGAGCTTCATTCGCTGTCCTCTTCCTTGAGCAGGTCGGGGTTGTCGCGGGCCGCGACGAGCGCATCGGCGAAGCCTTGCTTGTAGGCGCAGCCGGCGCAGACGTGCCGGAGTCGACCTTTCTGATTGGCGGGCAGGGTGGCAACAGTGCGCGGCACATCCGTATGCCGCTTGTCGCAGATGGTCGTGACGCCCCGCTGCGCCACCAGCAGGCAGTCGTCAGAGATGTGCGCCACCAGGCGCGGACCTAGTCGGGAACCATTGGCCATGTGGAGCTCCTTCAGCTGTTCGGGGGATTCTGTTGCGCGAGAAGACGCGTTGGACGCGGCGAAGGAACGGGCAGTGGCGGCAAGCCGCCGAGGGTACGGAAGCGATTCGTATGTTGCGTCACCATCATGACGAAGACTCGGACCCGCGCCTTGCAATTGCCGGTGTTGTAGGCCGACAACATGCGATCGGCGCCACACGTACGCCGTAGGTGCGCCAGGAGCTCAGCTGCGGCCGGGATCGCTTTCTCCGGATTGAGCGCGTCTTGCAACGTGAACGCGCGACATACCTTACGCAGGCACCGAACATTGCGTACGCCGACGCGACCGCCGACTGTGAGCTGAGCGATCCCGGCGGCACCCTTCGGGTTGATCTTCCGCGGCTGAAAGCCGGATTCGTAGAAGAGCAGCCCCTTAAAGATGAAGGGATTGAGATCCCAGGTACGCGCTGCATCCAGGATGAGCACATCGTAACGGTCGGTCTGCGTGAGCCGGAAGGCGCGTTGCTCGAATGGTTCAGCGGAGATGACTTCCGTCGGCAACGGCGACGACAGGCGCAACAAGACTGTGAGCAGTTGGATGAGCTGTTGCATTCGTCCTCGGTCCCCCGGTACAGTGCGGTGTAGGTGTCCGTCTTCGCTGCTATGCTGAAGGCGTCTTTACGCCGTAAAGATGCGAGGGACCGTGACACTCAAGCTCATACCACAAAACGGAGGACTCACACAACATGACAACGCCAGCATCCACACCCACACGCCCCAAGCTCGGTGATTACGTCCGCCCCGGTGATCAACCGCAGAAAGCGAAGAGCGCAGACGTCGCACCGAAGCCTGCGGAAACGCCACCACCGGCCACGACCGACGAAGACACAACGCAACTGCCCCCTGAAGCCGCGAAGCAGGAACAGGAAACGAAAAGCCGACTGTCACTCTACGAGGATATGAGTCAGGCGTTGCTGCCGGTGAAGGACTACGCCAAGTTCCTCGAGGAACAGAAGATCGAACAGTCCAAGGCGGCGGAGATCGTCGACGATCTGCTCACCAAGGGCTATCACGAAGAAGAGTACCCGCTGACGAAGCGCACCAACGTCGTCCTGCGCACGCGAGAGCACCTCGACACGCTGCGCCTGCACGCCGCCATCCAAGCTCAGCAGCCGGTCTACCAGGATGTGCAGCAGGAGATCGTCATCCGCTACAACCTGGCCGCGTCGCTCGCTGCTATCACCGGACCCAACGGACGCCGCTTTTCATTCAGCACCACCGAGACTGAAGAGAAAGAAGCGCACAAGTTCTTCGATGAGCGGCTGCGCTACATCGAGCGCATGCCCGGAGCGCTGTTCGCCAAGATCAGCATCAAGCTGGCTGAATTCGACCGGCTCATCTTGGCGGTCATGCGTGAAGGAGTCGCCGAGCATTTCTAGCCCAGCCGTGGGGCTACGCACGGGCGTCCCTCCGCGCTCGGGGCCTCCCGTTGCCGCCTCGCGGCTCAGTGCAGGATCGCATCCTGCAAGAGACGATTGAGCGCGAGCGCATCGCGTCGTACTACACGACGGTGCACACGGGACGCATGCTGGTGGGGGTTCTGCGAGGGACCGATCTGCGTTTCGTTGGTCGGTTGGAGGAGGAGCTTGCGCTCGCCATCTTCGGGACCATCTTCAACCCGGAGGAGATCGAACGGCGGCTGCAAGACCTGCAACGAGAATCGCGGATGCGACGCGAAGTGGCGCTGCGCGACGCCCGGCTGCTCGAGCGGGTTGCTTCCTTTACGGAGGAGGAGGACAATACGGAACAGCAGCGACGTGCTGCCGCCTTCGAACAACGGCTCCAAGCCCGTCGTCGAGCTGCCCGCAAGGGGATCGACAAGCCCTGGCAGAAGGATGAGTAGACAGTGGCCGACGCGACCCAGAACCTGCGCGACATCATCTCCGGGTTCAACAGCATGGCTGCCCAGGTCGGGTTGCTGCCTACTCCCGGCGGTGCTCAAGGCTTCGGTGGACCAGTATCCCAAGCGTTCCAGCAGACGCCGACCAAGCACCCCGGTCAGGTCGCCCAGGAGATGGCTGACCAGATCCGGTCACAGGTTCAGGTAGCGCAGCAACACAGCCAGGTACAGAACCAGTTCGCCGCAGACTTCTCGCAACGACTCCAGCAGATCCAGCAGAACTACCTGCCGCCCCAGATAGCGCAGTACATGGCACAGACGCAAGGGCGCGGCACGCCCACCATGGGCATGCCAGGTCCCGGCGGCATCCCCAGCCCCATCTACCAGACCCCGGCGGCGATGGCGATGTACCGGCCGGGACTGCCGGCGAATCAGCTCTTTGCTCCGGGTGGCTTGATGCAGCCCCAGGTTCCACCCGCGGGTTTCAACGCGCCCATGCCGGCGCCGTTCATCCCGCAGCCGTACATGCCGCTCTTCCCCGGTGGTCCACAGCTGGGTGGCATGCTGCCGCAGATCTTCGGTGGTCAGGCACCGATTGGTCGCTTCGGTGAACCCTGGGCACGCGAACAGATGCAGCAGGAGACCATGGGGAACCGCGCCTTCGCTCAGGCGATGGCGGTGACCCCGACGCTCGCCGGTACGATCCCAGGCGCGCTCGGTGGCGCAGCTCTGGGAGCACGCATCGGTGCTCGCGGTGGTCTAGGCGGCGCGCTCATCGGCGGTGGCATTGGTCTAGTTGGCGGTGGTGTTGGTGGCGCCTTCGCAGCAGAGCCGCTGGGTCTGACCCGCATCGGTGAAGCTGCGATCGATCCCGCGGTTCGGCAACGCGCCTACGGTCAACAGCTCGAGGAGATGACGCGGCAGTTCGTAGTCACCGGACCGCAGTTGCATCCGCTGGGACGCGGCTTGACTCAGCGTGCTGCGGTGCAGACCGCCGGCCAGATGCAGCGCATGGTTGAGGGCGGTGAGATGAGCGAGTTCAACATGCGCGACGTCATGCGCATCACGAACATCGCGGGACAGCGCGGCATGCTCGACATGGCGCAATCAGGTGAGCAGATCTCCGGCCAGGTGCGCAACATCGCTCGGGCCGTGCGCCAGTTCATGATGATCGTCGAGTCGCCCGACGTGCAGCAAGCCATGCAATCGATGGCCAGCATGCGCGCGATGGGACTCTCCATCCCTGAAACGATGGTCGCAGCCCGCAACGCGCAGATGTTCTCGCGCATGGCCGGAACTACGCCGCAAGCACTGATGGACACGGCAGGCCGGCACGGCGGCATGATGTTCCAGCAGGCCGGGCTCACAGCCGGTCTTGGGGCACAGGCCGGCATGGGCGCCTACGGCATGGCACGGCAAGCGGAAGCCGTCGGCGCCTACACCCCGCAGCAACTCGCACTCGCCGGTGGTCGCCAGGGCCTAGCCCAGACGATGATGGAAGGCCAAGCGGCGATGCTCAACATGCGCTACCCGCTCATGTCGATGCTGACCCGCGGGGCCAAGGGCGAACTGACGATTGATCAGGAACGCATGGAGGCGCTGCAGTCCGGCCGCGTCTCGTTGTCTCAGCAAGCCTCCGGAGCTGCAACGAACATCTCACGGCTCGCGCAGATGGGCGGCGTTTCGCAGGAGCGGGTGATCTCCGAGTTCACTTCACGACAGCGCGAGCTGGCTGACGAGATGGGGCGGCGCCTGGGACCGATGGGCATGCAGATGATGCTCATCCGCCAGGGCATGAACGTGCAGCGCGAGTTCGGCGGCAATATCGGCCTCGGTTCTGCCTTGCAACAGTTGGGAATGGGTGCCCAGCAAGCGCGCGACCTCGAGCTCATGGCGGGGAACCGCGACGTCTGGCGAGCTGCAGCGCAGCAGGTTCGAGCTGACATCCCGCGCATGCGGCAGGAAGAGATGGAGCGTCGTCAGGGCGTCATCGACGCTGGCGCCGCAGCGACGCGGCGTGAGATGTTCCGTCCCGTCTACGAAGCTGGTGAACGTCTGGGACGTGTTGGTGGCGGTCTCAACGAGATGGCGCGTGGTTGGCGCACTGACGTCGCCTCATGGTGGACCGGTGGTGAACGTACAGCCACGGGTGCACAGGTAGTGCGGCCATCCGAGCGGCTGTCCATTGAAGATCAAGGCACTCAGCGTGCTCTCGAGCGCGGCATGATGACCGACGAAGGTTACAGTCGCGCTCGCGGTGCTGCGCGGGGTCTTCGTCCTACCCGTGGTGATACACCGCTTACTGTTCGGGAAGAGATCTCAAGCGTCTACGGTGGCTTGAAAGACGTGCTTCCGCTGGCCGTTGGGGGTGGCTGGGGTAAGGCCATCGCCACTGGTGTCGGTGTATCGCTACTCCCTGAAGCCTCTGCGGCACAGCAGTCCAACGTGGCACAGTGGGCTAAGGCACGTGGTGGTACCTGGGGACAGGTCGCTGACTACGCTCCCTGGGCGGCCAACATGTTCGCCGCGGGTGGTCGTGGGAATCGTTGGTGGATGGGCGGTGGTATCAGCGCTGCCGGTAGCCTCATCGAAGAAGCTCGCGGTGAACCATTCGCTGATCAATTGCGGCGTGAAGCTGAAGATGTGACCAAGCTCGGCGCAGGCATCTCCAAAGGCGTAGGGATGGGCGCCACAGAGATGGCGCGTGCTGAGCAAGCCCAGATAGAAGGTCTTCGCGCAGGTGCGCGAGGTGGTGCGGGTGGCGGTGAGGTGAACGTCGACACCATGACTTCCATTGTGCAGCGGATGAGCGGTACGATCGCTGCGCGAGAACGCCTCGGGAAGGTTCAGGGGCTGGGCGCGATCATCCCCTTCGGGGGACGTGCAAAGACCTTGGGTGAAGACGAAGCCAAGCGGCACTTCATCGCTGCTGCGAAGCGTGAAGGCATCGATGAAGAAGTAGCGGCGAAGCAGTGGGACAAGGGTGGACGAGAAGTAGTGATGGGCCGCCTGGCAACCGAAGGCGGTGCTGAAGCACGCGGTGCTTTGACTACGACGCAAGAAGCATCCACCGGTAAACAAGCGCGCAACCTCGAAGAAGCCCAGAAGCAAGCAGAAGAGCAGGCCGAGACGACGCGCAAGTTCCTCGGTGAAACCGGCACGGCCACGGCTACAGGTGGCATGTTGGGTATGCTGGCCGGTGGTCCACTGGGAGCAGTCGCTGGTGCAGCGATTGGTCGCGCGACTCGAGTCTCTGCCAAAGGCGTGAAGGGCTTCGAAGAGTTCGCTATCCGTGTCGACGATGACAACCTCATGTTGCTGGCCGCGGCGCAAGCGCTCGACGATAAAGGCGGCGACGAAGAGTCAGTCACCGCAATTCGCGACGCGGTGAAAGCGCGCGTAGCCAGCAAGCCCGGTGAGTACACCCGCCTGTTGAAAGAAGCGCGGAAACCCGGGAACCGGCCTGGTGATCCAGACATCCAGCAAGCCTTGCGGCAGTACGGCAAGACGATGGCCAAGCTCGGTGGTGAAGAACAGCTTGCGGCCACGCGCAAAGTACGCGCCGGTAGTCGCGAAACTCGCGAAGCCGTGGCGCTGCACCGCGGTGCTGCTGCGATTGCAGCTGAAACTGGATCGACTACCGAAGCTGTGTTGGAAGAAGCGCAAACCGACAAGACGGCACGGCAGAAGCTCATTCGGCGCGGCTTCGAAGCCGGTGGTGAAGGCATTGGTGGCAAGGGTGCTGGTGGTGCGGGTGAACGAGCAGCGCGTGGCCAGGCTGAACGTCTGGAGAAATTTGGCGACGAAGCGGCCAAAGCCGCCGGACTCAGTGGTCGTGATGTCCAGAATTTCCGCGTCGCGACGGAAGCTCTGCTCAAGAGCACAGAGTACTTGAGTGCATCCGCAGTAGCCCATACAGTGGGTAGAGCGACTAGGGAGCCATGATGGCCACTTCGCCGCCTTCCCGCCAGCTCACGATGCCTACGCCGCGGAGCTTACTGCGGCTGGCCAACGACAACATCATGAACAACTTGCGCCGGCGGCAAGACGCTGATCTGGCCTTGCCGTCGCTCTACAAGCTGGCGTTCGCTGTGGTCTACAACACCGGTGAGATGGCCATCGAGCTCGGCGACACGCCGCAGGAGCAGTAGGGATGGGGCTTCCTGGCATCATCCCGGGTGGCGCTGACCTCGACGATTTCGCCGGGCTGCCCTACATCGACGAGAACGGGCCACAGACTACCATCGGGGTTTTCTCGCAGTACCCCGGCGCCACGCCGAAGTACGCCATCAACAAGGGGCCACGCGACGCTGAGTACCGCGAGACGATGGCACGGCTCTACATAGACATCGGCACCGCGCAAGAACGCCTCAACTTCGTCAAATCCTGCCCTGCGGAATCCCGCCAGCTGGCACAGGTTCTGTGTGGCGCAGCCAAAGGCGCCGCCGGCGGTACCGGTTTCATCGACTTCCTGTTGACGGATGTCCAAGAGTCCTTTCAGGAGAAAGTGCAAGTCATCGAGTCCCTCAGCGACAACTTCGTCGTCTACACCTTCGGGCAGAGAGCCCCAACGTTCTCCTACAGCGGTGTTCTCCTCAACACCTACCAGGACGACCAGCGCGTCTGGATGTTGCGGATGTATCGCGACATCTTGCGCAGCACCCAACTGGCGCGACGACGCAAGTTGGCGCGGCTACGCTACGACAGCGTCATCGTCTCGGGCATCTTCACAATGCACAACCAGGGGCTGAGTGCACAGACTCAGACGATGGCATCGTTCCAGTTCCAATTCATCCCGATGCAGTACGTCATCTACACGCCGGCGGCAGGTACCCCGACGAAGTTGAAGACACCATTCACTGACGGTGGTCCCTACGGCTTGGCGTCGGCTGCGACGCCGGACACCAGCAAGTTGCAAGTCGCAGCACCTGCGCCAGAGAAACCAGCGGCTCAGCCAGCTGCGACGCCCACAGCACCGACGCCGATGACGCCACCGACACCGCCGCCGAGTACCCCCAAGCAAGAGTTGAATCAGCGAACGCAACCGCCACTGAACCCCAGCACGACGATGGCGCCGCCATCTGTACGTGGTGGCAACCCGATGCGCAGGATGTGACGCGTGCCTGCAGTCGTTTCTGACTACGATCCAGTACCTGACCACTCAGTGGCGCCGACACAGGCAGTCAAGTTTACGCTGACCGGTGCGCCGCTCTTGTCGGCCGTGCTCATCAGCGTCAACGACGTCATTATCTATCTCGACGAAGCAGCTCGCAGCGGTTACACCGTCACGCGGACGAGCTTGGGCGGTAGCAGCTATCGGTACGAAATCTTGCCACCGGTGGCTTGGCCTTACGACGCGCAGTTGAACGTCAACGTCTTCAGCGATGCGGCGACGCGCTGGACCCTGTGGGTCGACGAAGACCCGACGTGTTTCGTTGGTCCCCTCAACAGCTTCGAACAGTCCCTGCTACTGCCCTACGATCACTGTGACTCAACGCTGCGTAGCACTGATCAGCTCCGTACCCTGTTGCTCGATCTGGCCATCGATCGACCCCAGGTGAATCGCGCAGTACGCTGGTTGTTCCTGCGCGCGCACAGCAACGACCTGGCGCCGGTGTTGCGCACACTGGTACCAACGCCCACGACCAGCGAAGCTACCGTTCGCCTGTGCCGGCAACGGTCGAACCTCGTCGTCGATACGACTTTACGAGGTAAAGCCGGTCTGTTGCGGGCGGTCATCGGGGAGCTGCAAACGCTGGGGTTGCCGACGATGCACGCTGATCTACTTCACCGCTACAACATCGATGATCCCAACCTGCGAGTACCGATGAGCTGCCTGGCCGTCTGTCTCGCGAAAGTGCTCGAGACCGGCGTGCTCGCGGGGTAGGCTAGGACCATGGCGGCCTTCCCCGGTCAAGAGAAGTACGACCCGCTCACCTACCGCAGTGGCAAGTCGGCGGGCATCCGCACCGTCTTCTCCAGCAACATGCCACACCGGGCACCGTTGCTCTTCTACATCGCAGGCATCGAGATCCCCATCACCTCAGCCACGGTGAGCTACGGCGTTTGGAAGATCCCCGAGTGTCGCGTCACGCTCTTCCCTGATCCACTTCTGCAACGTCTGGGCGCTGAAGACCGCGTCCCGGTCGTGCTCTTCTACCTGGACGAGTACCTCGAGCCGGAGAGGCCCACCTGGCGCATGCTTTTCGAAGGCGAGATCGTCGGTTGGGGCTACAGCAATACGGCGTTGGGTCGCAGCATCGTCATCGACTGCGTGGCTGACATCGCGCTCTACACGCAATTGTTCCTCTACTACATGAGCACCGTGGCCGGCATCGTCGAAGGTGTGCAGGAGACCGGTAAAGACGGGTCGCTGATCACACAAGCGGTGGCCACCTTTCCCTACGCGCTCTTCTGTCGGGGGCTGCTCCCGGAAGTCGGCAACGACAAGACGGCACAGGAACAGATCGTCACGCGACCCTACGACCTGATCTACAATTTCATTCGCGCACTGACGTCACCGAAGATCCCCGACAAACTGCGATCGCTGCCAGCGATCAATTTCTTCGTACGTTGGATTCGCCGCAACCAGTTCCACAACAAGTTCGTGGCACTGCCCTTCCTCGAAGAGGTCTGTGACACCGTCGGTAACCAAACGCCGACGCCCAAGGCAGTACAGCCAGTGGGTCTGGCGCCTATCCTGCGGGCCGTGCGTTCGAACTTCGCCGTCAAAGCGCTGCGTGATCAGATGGCGGCCGAGGCCTCCAAGGTCGCCATCTTCGGGATGATCAAGCAGATCCTCGACATCATGCAGCTGGAGTTGGCCATGTTACCGACGCCGGCCTACGTCAAGACCGGCCTGAACGGAGAAATCCTAGGTCCCGGCCCGACCCCGAAGAACTTCTTAGGACAACAGCTCACGGGCGCCGCCGCCGCACAAGCCGCTAACTCGAAGGCGCAAGGTTTACCCAGTACCTTCTCGACACCGTACTTCATGACGCCCATGGAACCCGGGCGCTTGACCAACTACTTCGTCAAGCCGCAATGTCTCTTCTCGCTGGCCCCGGTGTGCAACGTTATCTTCCCCTCGATGGTGCACCAGCTCTCCTATCAGGAGAACTATGCGACTCAACCGACGCGCCTCTACGTCGAAGACAACGAGCTGGCCGGCGTCGCGGGTGGGACCGACAAGCCGGAGAGTCTGTTGGTCAATGCAGTGACCGTCGGCTACCCCCCGGCGATCGACAAGCGCTTGCAGGCGCGCATCGTCAAGGACCCGTTCCTGACGGGGAAGAACATCCTGCTCTATCCCGAGGAGTTCTTCAAAGGACCAGTCACCTCAGTGGCAGCGGCGCCACCGTGGCTCTTCTACTTCCAAGCCCAGATCCAGAACGAGCCTCTTGGTCCCGAGGGCTTAGGGGCACCTGATTCAAAAACCGTGTCACCGCCGAAGGGCGAGCTGTCCCTCACCGAGAAGGATCTCTACCGGTTGTACGCCCAGCACGAGTACTTCCGGCAGCGCTATGAGAAGCGGGGCGGCGTCATCGAGATCAGTGGCTTCGATCCCTACCCCGTTCCCGGATTCCCGTTGGTGGCGTTCGACGATTTCCAGTCACGACTGCATCTCGTCGGCTACCTCATGGCGGTCACTCACGCCATCTCCGCTGGGTCAGCGGCAACCTCGCTAAGCTTCAGTTACGGTCGCACGATCTACGAATTCCTGACGGACGTCGCCAACGAGATGGATCAACCACAGAATCCAGACCGTAAGAATCTCGCCACAGCGGCTGCGCCACCAGAACCGATTCCGGAGATCCGCGACATTCTGCAACACGAGTGGCGCGCCGATCAATTCTACCAGCGGTTGCTGTGGCGGCGTACGGAGAGTAGCGCCGAAGGTTCGCGAGCCCAGCCCGCGCCCCGCGCCTACCCTTCGGTGTGCCGCATCCGTGACTTGCTGGCATTCGTCAAGCCGGACGGCACCATCGAGCCCATCAAGATCGAGGGTACGAACGAAGAGACGTTGCGAGAGCAACGGGCCGCGCTGACTACTCAGAAAGCGGCACTGGCGCCGTTGAACAACGATGTGACGTTGGAAGCTCTGGCTCGAGCACGCACCGGTAGCTTGCAACTCGATCCAGAGAGCATCAAGAAGTCGTTCTCCGAGCTGCGCGGTCCGCTGAATGCGTTGGATCAGATCGAGAAGATAGCTGCGTCCCTGTACCGTCCAGCACTGGGTCAAGCTGTCACTGACCTCTACGAAGCGTCGTCACAAGGCTTCTTGAGTCTCAAAGACGCTGTGAAGACGCTGATGGCCGAAGTTGATGCCGCTATCGCAGCTCCACCGGTGACATCCCACAACCTGGCGGGCGCCGCGCAACGCGAGCTCACCCCTACGCCTGGCCTCGAGCCCCTCTTCGACAGTTTCGATGCCGGGATGAACTACGGTTCACGTCCCATCTGCACGCTGGACGAGTACGTCTCTTTCATCGGCGGCGTGCGTGAAGGCGCTAACGACGAATTCGCGTACCAGAACGGCGGTGAAATTCCTTCGGCGCGCTACTACACTCGCATCCGCTACCTCAAAGGAGCAACGCCGGCCGATGTCGCTACGGCTGCGCAGCAGAACCTGCCCCCGGATAGCCCCGCAACCCCCATGGGTGGTGCCGGAACCTCCTCGCAAACCGGCGAGAAGGTCCCGCCGGCGGGGGCGGTAGTCAAGAACGAGACCGCGGGCGAAGGCGTGCCTCTAACGTTCCCAATGCTCCGAGCGCAGTGGGACGGCATCCTCCTGGCCCATCGAGCGAAGATCTACTCCACGTACAAGCTCTCCCGCTGACCCTCCAGTTGCAGTAAACTCGGAGCATGGACCTCGGCGAAGTGGGCGGCCGCAAGGCCGAAGACCTGCGCCTGTGGAAGCAGTGGCAGAAGACCAAGTCAGGCAGCGATCTGCAGGCCCTGCTGAACCAATTGCAGCCGCTCATTGGTCAGCAAGTAGGGCGCTGGTCGGGGATGCTCTCGCGCGACCTACTGGAGACCCACGCCAAAGTGCTCGCTGTTGATGCGCTCCAGGACTACAACCCACGCATGGGTACGGCGCTGGCGACCCACGTCACCAACCGCCTGCAGAAGCTGTCACGCCTGACCTACAGCCACGCCCAGGCGGCGCGCCTGCCCGAGCACAAGGCGATCGGCATGGTGAGCTTCCACGCCGCGCAGGGACGCCTGAAGGACGAGCTCGGCCGAGAACCGACGGCGTCCGAACTCTCTGATCATCTGGGCTGGCCGGAACAGCGCATCACAGAATTTCAGCGTGCCTATGGTCGCCGAGAGTTGCTCGCTTCTGGCGAGTTCAACCCAGCCACTTTTCCGGTCGCTGACACACAGAATCCACTGGTCGGCTTCGTGTACCACGACATGTCGCCGCACCAGCAGCGCCTCTTCGAACACATCACCGGCTATGGCGGCAAGGATGTCCTCTCGAACCAGGAGATCATGAAGAAGTTCGATCTCACACAAGGGCAGTTGTCGTATCAGAAGCGCAAGCTACTGACGCTCTTCCAGCAAGCCCAGCATTAACGAACGATGCCTAGTCAGCCACCACCGGTTCCGTATCAGAACACCGCGCCGTCAGCGACGACGGCGGTGCAGCAGTACGCGCAGGAGTACCAGAACTACTTTCTGCAGAACCAAACGGCTTACCGCAACATCGTGCTTTCAGCCGACAGCAAGGCCAATCAGCACACGTGGAAGTTGGCGCAGGTTATGGCACGGGCCATCGAGAGGTACCGTGGCGTGATTCCGTTTGGTTCGCTCATGGCGCGTTGTCGACGCGAGAGTGGCTTTGACCCCGGGGTCACCGAGAAAGCGCGCTACTCGCAGGGTGAATACGGCGTTGGTCCCTGGGGCATTACGGGTGCGTGGGATACCGGCGGCAAACCGTACGGCCTCACCAAGGCTCAAGCCTACGAGCCGAATGCGTCGACCAAAGCAGTCGTCCAACAGATGGTGCCTATTCACGAGTTCATCATCACCGTGGCACCTGCGACGAAGCAAGACTTGGTGTTCTACTCGTGGATGCTCTTCTGTAACCACGCTTCGGGACCGGGATACTACGAAGCTGCACGGCAGTACGTAAAGACCAACGTTGAACCACGGGTACCGCGGAAGAAAGTGATGGTACTAGTTTCTGCAACCCCGGGCCTCGGTGGCAATGTTGCTCGTTGCTGGAAACGGTTCAACAAGATCACGCTGCAAGGCATGATGGCAACTGCCTGGATGGCCGCCTATGGCTACAGGCTTCCGATTGATCCTGCGACTGGCGAGAAGACCAAGTACACCATCTACTCTTCTCAGGACGGTGCTTGGCGTTTGATGGTTGGCGCGTTGGATGCTTGCGTCTGGGAACGGCGACGTGATGCTGTCCTCGCGGGTAAGGTACTGGTCTCTGAAACCCGAGCGATGCTTGCGCAGGCCATCGCGCAAGTGAACAACAGTGGTCAGGGTGCGATCCTCGAAGCTTTCAAAGCACATGGTGCTGGCTGGTCACGTGCCAATGATGCGGTTCAAGAGACCCGCCAGGACAAGTTCAAAGGTGCCGCACAAGCTGGGGTCGACGTCAAGAATCAGCAGATGCAGCAGAACGCCAACACCATTCGGCTAGCCAACGCCGCGGAACTCACTGGTCTCCTCGCCCCTGGGGGGACTATCATGGTCTACAACGAAAAGTCAGGCCTCTGGGAGCCGTGAGTGGCGATGGCGACCTACGACATCTACCTGCAGGGGAAGACCGAAGAGCACATGACGGGCTTCTCGTCGTTGGTCTTCGGATTCAACCGTACGATCGCGGTGCGGGGTCCCTACAAGCTGGTGATACAGTGGCTGAAGCGCTTCCTCACAACGAAGGGCAGTGACCCGCTGCGTCCTGATGATGGCACCACTTTCCCCAGCCTCATCGGGGCCAACGTCACTTCGATGACCGACGTACGCGACGTCGTCATGCTCTCGATCCAGGACTGCAACGAACAGATCTTCGCCGTCCAGCAACTGGCGCCGCCGGATCTCGACGAACAGCTGCTCACGGCGACGCTGGACCGATTCGAAGCAAATGGCGCAGACGGCTTCGATGCGTGGGTGCGCATCAGCAACGCCGCCGGCCAAGAAATGGTGATCCGGTTGCCGGATCTGGCCGACGCCGCCTAGAGGACCCCCATGTCGACGACGGTGAATGCACAGGACGTACGGGACGCGGAAACGTTCATCAAGGAGTACCTGGACGACGCCGTTCCCGAAGGCGACTATTCCGACGGCGCCGCGCTCCGCGACTTAGCCGTGAAGGCGATCGCGGGCACCGTGGCGCTGATGCGCGAGACGGGGCGGCAAATCGACATTCGACAGAGCATCAAGACGATCCTCGAAGTCGACACCAGTGACGATCCGACGGCCACCGATGACGCGGTCGATGCCTGGGCGGCGAACTGGTTCATTGGTCGTCGCGGCGGCGGCTACGCGCGCATCATGGGCTACGGTCTCGCCACACAGCGGGCCGATCTCACCATCAAGCGGACTACCCGGTTCTACAAGAGCTCGGACCTACCGTTCCTCCTCGACAACGGGGGCGTGGAGTTGAACATCCCGGCCGAGCAGCTGACGGCGCTCTTCGATTCCAGCGGCATTATCACCGGCTACCAGTTCAAGGTGCCGCTCGTCGCGCAGACCACCGGCACCGGGTTCAATGTCGAGCCAGGGCGCTTCTCGTCCTTCGACAACTTCAGCCCCTACGTCACCCAGATCGAGACGCTCACCCGGGCCACCGGGGGCAAGGACATCGAGACCACCCCGGATCTCATCGACCGCAGTGGTACGATCGTGGCGACCCGCAACCTGATCAACGCGCGCTCTTGCGATGTGGTGCTCAAGGACGAATACGTCGAGATCGCCGCGTTGTCGCTCATCGGGATGGGCGACGTCGAGATGATTCGTGACCGTGAAGTCGAAGCCACGAACGGCATCGAGGTGCACACCGGTGGCTGCCAGGACATCTTCGTCGCCACTAGTTTGATGGAGACGGCCGTCACCGGCACTGTTGGCGGCAAGTTCCAGCGCCCCGACAACGTCGCCAACGTGTTCCGCGACCTCACCTACGCACCCTACGACCCCGTCAACAATCCGACGGGGCACAAGTTCATTGACGCTGACCCGGTGACTGGCAAGACCATGACCGCAGGCATGGTGCTGCGCGTCTGGGCCGGGCTGCCCGTCAGCGCTCGCGACTTCATCATCCGCGACGTGCAAGCGGCGCAGGTGCTCATCAGCGAACGGACTCCGTTCCCGGTGCCCACCGATGAGCAGCTGAGCTACGTGACCTGGTCGGTGGGACAGATGATGCCCGACTATCAGGACGTCGTTGGCCAGCAGCTGACCGGCGAGACTTCCCGGCGCTGGCAAGCCTCCGGCCGCATCACCCTGCCGGGTGGACCGGTCTACCGCATCAAGGACGTCGCTGTTCTGGACTCGACCGACCCCGATGCTGACCCCACCGACGGCATGGTACATCTGAACGTCCGCATCAACACGACGCCGACGGAACAGGTGGCGCCGGACAACCAGTACCAGCTGATCGTTCACGAACCCGCCAACCACCAGTCTGCCCGAAGCTTCATGGAGATCCTGGCCGGACCTGTCGAGGACCTCGACAAGTACGATGGCAAGAGCCTCAAGGTCACCTACGACACGCTCGCCATCTTCGACACGCTCGATTACCGCGTCGTGAACCGGCGGGAGAAGATCTCGGCGGCATCGCCACTGGTGAAGGGCTACCACCCACTGTACCTGAAGTTCGTCGTCGAGTTTTCTCGGCTCCGGAACGCCGACCCGAACGTCATCATCGATGTCGTCGAAGCGGGACGAGCACTGATGGCATTCATCAACGCCTTCCCGCCCACCGAGGTCATCGACGTCTCGGTCATCTCGACGCAGCTGCGCACGCTGTATCCTACGGTCATCGGACAGGTCTATCCCTTCACCATCGACTACGAAGTCTACATTCCCGATGGCCGCGTGGTCGTGTTCACGACTGCGGAGAAGGTCGAGCTCCCCAGCGACGTCACCAGGCTCCGCGCCCTGCAAGCGGCGCCGGATGATCTGATCGAGGGACTGTTGAACCCGCTCGAGTACGGTCTCAGTGACGCAGTGGCCGGCTACTACGCGGTCGAGGACGACATCGTTGTGCGGGAGCGCACCTGATGCCGACGTCGCTTGACGATCGTTCCACCTCGTTGCTGCGTGGGCTCAGCGACTTCTGGACCCGCTTCTTCGCAGATACGCCCACGCTGGAGGGGTTGTTCAACGCGTCTGAGATCCAGCTATCTCAGGCGTACTTCGACATCCTGCAGTCGTTCCTTGGTATCTCGGTCCAGGACGTACCCCTCTTTCGCAAGGAGCTGTTCAAGCTCCTGACCATCCGGGAAGATCACGTGACGTTCCGCGAAGCCGCTAACCCGGGCGCTTCTCGCTCCGTCTACGTATTGGCCGAGGCTATCACCGCGATTCCAGCCCTGCAGAACAAGGTCTTCGCGCCCACTGCCGCACTGGTGCCCAGCACCGACTACGATCTCAACGCGGGGAACTACGAGCTGCAGCTGGCCGTGGATCCCACCGGTAGCGTCGGCCGTACGCTCGGAACCAGTGCCGCGGCTTCGCTGTTGACCTATGGCACCGGAGCACTGACGCGCTGCTACGTGACCGAGGGAACACCATTCACTGACGCCAAACCCGGCCACTGGGTTCGCCTCCTCAATAGTTCCGCTGGCAACAACCGGACGTACCGGGTCGCAGAAGTCATCGATGCACAAGCTGTGTTGCTGGCAGGTACCATCACCCTGCCGGACCCCAGCAGCGGATCGCTGCAAGCCACGTTGCTCGATTCTGAGTTTGCCCCGGTAGCCGGTTTCGCCAAGCGTGCGTTGACCGTCGTCGTAGGCGGTAGTTTCGACGACGCGGCTCGACGACTACGTGACGCAGAGCAGAGTTCTTGGGCGGCCGACTGGCCGATCGGGCTGGGCATACGCAAGGGCGACATCTTGCGGGTGCTCGACCAGAGTGCGGTGCCGGTGGCGCCAGTCGACTACAACATCATCCTGGTACGACACGAACGCTGCTACTTGTCGGCGCAGACCCCACTCTCCAGTAGCACTGGTCCTCAGCTGAACGACGCCGGTCGGACTGTGACTGCGGACCCCATCACCGATCGCGTCACGTTGGCTACACACGGCTTTGCGATTGACACGCGGGTGATGTTGACCACGACGGGAACGATGCCCGGCGGGTTGATTGCAGGGCGCTTCTACTACGTGCGGGAACCGACCAGTGGTGACTTCAAGCTAGCTGCGAACGCGGGTAGCGGCGTCCTCATCGACATCACCAGTGTGGGCACCGGCACGCTCACCGTCTATGGCACCCAGGACGGCGTCACGCCCCGACTGGTGCGGGACTACGTCATCTTGCGACAACCGCCGAACGCGGAGATGATCGAAGAACCGGTGATCTTCACTGAGACAGGCGTTCCTAAGACTGGTGGTGCAGGGCAGCTGATCAACGACTTGCTGTTGGGTCCCTGTCTCTTCGACACGGGCGCGGCCTTCGACGCTGGTGACCGACAACGTTTCGTGACGATCTCCGGCAGTGCCACGATCACCTGCACGGCAGACTTGAGCTATGGCAACGTGTTGACCCGCACTGGCGGGATGCAACAACCGTTCGCCCGTTCGTCTGTCGGCGGTCAAGCAGAGATCACCACAGGTACACAGATCGGCATCTACTTCATTCAGTCCATCGCCGCAGACGGTAACAGCGTCGTACTCGATGGCAGTCCCTTCACACCAGAACCCGGTGTGTCGGTCGAGATTCAAGTCGTCACGAACAGCGGCACGTACCGCATCCGCAAGGTGGGTGGTTCGGGTAAGCACTTGGTGTTGGACCAGCTGTTCGGGTATCCCGACGCCAACAACGGCACGCTCTCCTGGCGCGTTCACGACGGCTATCAGACTGCACTGGTGCACACCCGCGTGGTGCGTGGCAGTGCTCAGCTCGCTGCCAGCATCGGTGACGCAGACACGGGCGGGGTTCACGAACCCCGCTTCAGTGAAGACTACACCGTCGATTACGAAGCCGGCATGCTTCTCCAGATAGGTCGATTGGCGGGGTTGTGGGGCCTCGACGCCACCGACAAGGTCTGCACGGCTGACGCCGCCACTGACCTCCTAACGGCCACCGGACATGGCTTCAGCGATACCAACGATGTTGTCTTCTGGACGCCAGGTGTCCTGCCGCAGGGTCTCACCGCCGGGACGAAATACGTGCGCGATGCGGCGCTCAACACGTTCCGCGTAGCTGATACCATCGGTGGTACCGCCATCGACTTGCTCGACGCTGGCAGCAGCACGCTGCATGTCCGGCGCGCCGGTGGTCATGCCCTCGTGCTCGCCACGTACACCTGGCTGCAGGAGGTCATACCCGAAGTCACGGCCGCTACGGCCGCCCTGTACCCCGACGAAACCGAAACTGACGTCGCCGAGATTGCCTTCTGGATCCCTGACGCCCAGTTAGACCTGTTCCGGCTCTACGATAACTTCGGCTACCTCATCGGTCGCTTCCAAGCTTCGAGCGAAGCCTACCGGCAGTTCATTCGCGGAGTCTTCCAGCTCTACCTACTGGGACCGACGCTCGAGCGTATCGAATCGGCACTCAACGTCATCTGTGCGCTGCCGGTAGTTCGTGATGACGGTGAAACGCTGGTGTCCTACGAAGCGGTGGGCACCATCAGTGACGACCCCGACCACGCGCGAATCACCACCCGACGTCCCGACGGCAACCTGGCGCGTTACCTATTCCCGGCAGGAACCCCTATCCGGAGCGACATCAGCAGCTACGTACCTGGCACCAGTGCAGCGATCTCCTTCTTGTCCTTCGAAGCCTTCACCGAGCTGTTCCAGGTTGTCGATTGGACGGAAGACGCGCTGTGGTGGGACAGCATCATCGTGCCACAATCGCTCATGCCAGGTGAATCGACGGCTCGCCGCACAACGGTGCCGGTGCTCTACGAGAACACCATCGGGCAGATCGACGATCCACACATCGGCGACCCCGGGTTCTTCATCGGGGCTGACGATGATGGCATCGTACCGCCCTGGTCTGTAGCGGGAGGTTGGTCTTCGGGTACGGCGCTGGCGTTCCCATTCGCACCTTCATTCGGTGGCGTCGGCGTGTATGTCGCAGCGCCGGCGTTGCGGCGCAAGATGGCCAACGTCGTCGTCGACAAGTACATCAAGCGGAACTTCTTCTACGTCCACTTCGACGCGGCTCTCTCGGTGCTCTTCCCGTCGGACTTCATCAATGACCTGCGCGACCTGGTGCTGATTGCCAAGCCGGGCTACACGATGGTCTACGTCGAACCGGCCAGCCACTTTGTCGACGTAATGCAGATGAGCGAACAAGCGTTGATCTTCGCCGGCGATCTGTCGTTAGCAGATGCCGCCCCGGTAGGTCCAGAGCGCCCACTCCTCATCGGGGGCCAGTGGAACATCGGTGACAGCTTCCGTCACGAAGCGGCACTGCTGAGCCAGGCGCTACTAACGGCCGATGGCGCGAACATTCCGGCGCCGGTGACGCTCGCCCATGACCACCTGACGCTGCAACGCGTCGTCTGCCCCGGAGCCCCGGTTCTGGAAGACACCGATTACACCGTGAACTACTTCACCGGAGTAGTCACCCCGATCACCGTCTGGCCCCTCGGCGTCTACACCATCGACTACAGCTACTGGACCATCACGCCGGCCGCCAGTGCCGATCCGGCCGATGGTGACACCCCCTACATGATCGGGGGCCAAGAGCTCTGGTTCGGCAACCTCGGAGCCAAGCTCTACGGTGACGTGAAGACGCCGGTGTTGACCGAGCAACCCCTACAGATCGCGGCGGTTCCAGCCCCATGATCTTCTGTGGTAGCATCCTCATCCAGGAGCGCTGACATGCAGCCTCGTGCGCGTGCGCTGAACTTTCGATCGAGCTTGAAGATCATCGGTACGCTGACCATCCACGCTATCGACGTTCGCACCGGCAACGTCGTCTGGACGTTCCACAAGCGGAACACCATCGTCTACGACGCCAGCAACATCGTGCGTTCGCTCCTAGCGCAGCGCACGCCGGTCACCGATCCGGCGCCCGCCGAGTACTCCTGGGGTTCGATGCGGTTCGGGACCAGTGGTACGGTGCCGACGCGCTACGACACCAACCTGTTGGCCGAAGTTAGCAGCGCGCGCAAACAACTGACCGACGCCAAGAAGGTCAACGGCATCACTGGCGAAATCACGTTGCAAGCGACGCTCGACACTGGTGACGCCAACGGCTACACCCTGCGAGAAGCGGGCGTCTTCACGCAGAGCACGCTGTGGAGTGCCGACGTGGGCGGCACGCTCAAGATGTTCTCCCGGCAGGTGCATCCGGCGTACGAAAAGACCTCCGCGCTCCGGCTGGAGTACGGCTGGACGATGCAATTTACGGCGTAAAGAAAAGGGCGAGCAATGCTCTACAACGACGTCGACTTCCGCAACGGCAGTGACACCGGTGAACCGGAGGCAGCTGCCATCCAGCCCTACAACGACGGCGAACCGGCCGGGCAGGGCATTTTTCGTCGGCCGGTAGAGAATACGCGCAGCCGCAGTGATTTGTTACGGCAAGTCTTGCGCGAGCATCTCGTCCTGCGCGACTTGCAGCAGGTCTTGCTGGTGGGCGGTGGAACCTTCACGTTCGGCGGGGCCAAGCCGACCTACACCGGCGTCTTCACGACCACTGCAGATCTCGAGGTTCGTCCGTTCGCCACGCCCGGTGCGGATGCTTCACCCTACACCGTTTCGACGAAGGCTTCAGTGCTCGTCGGTAGCGTCGACGTCATCAAGTTCGAGTCGAAGTACAAGCAGTGGCAGGACCCCGGTGCCGATCCCGACATCGCTGCCGAAGCGGACATGATCTCGGTGGAGATCGTGCACACGGGAGTCCTCTCCGTCGCAGTGCAGGGCGCGGCCGGACAGCAGAACAACGTCTACGTCACCATCAACTACGGCACGACCACCTGCCAGGAAGTCATCGACGCTGTCAACGTGCACACCGGCGCCAACAAGCTGGTCGTGGCTTCACTGGCCAGTGGCACCAACACGAACCCAGCGTCGAAGTTCAGCACCGCCGAGTGGGGCTCCGACTGGTCAGTGCGCTTCTTGCGCGGGGGCGCCCCAGGACTGCTCCACGTCATCACCTCGGCCGTGCTCGCCACGTTCTTCGCGGCGCACGTAGACAACCCGCTGCGAAAGGGCGACACCCTCGCGATCTGGTACGACCAGCTCATCGAGCTGAGCCCAGTCGCACCACCGCCCGGTGGCCGGCTGCAGAGCACCCCCGAGAACAGCAACTACTCGATCCCGGCGGGATCGCTGTTCAACACGCGGCGGGAGCCGGAGAAGATCCCGAACTGCGTTCCGATCTGCAAGTGCGTTGACGACAACACCATCATCTTCGTCGACGGTTCGCGCATCACCCGCACGACGGCAGCGACGCTGTGGTGGGACAGCGCGCACCTCGTCGGTGGTAGCAGCTCGCTTATCAGCATCTCAGGTTGGGCGCGCTTACACACGACGCCATGTCCACACGTACCGCCAACGACGGTGCAGGACGCCCTCGACAACGCCGACAAACTATTCGACGTTGCCCTGGATGAAATCGAAGCCGCTCGCGGTGGTGAGACGGACCTGCTCACCAACATCTCGAAGCGCATTCCGCGCGCTGGTGCCACGGACATCAGCGGTGCACTGATCTCGAACAACAGCAGTGACCTCGGTGGCAGCAGTACACGCTGGGGTACGGCCTACGCCAACAATCTGAACTTCGACACCGATCTCACCCCCGGTGCCAGTGCCAAGGTCAACGGTCATCTCATCCCCAAGACCGACAACGCTGATGACTTGGGTGACGGAACCTACGGTTGGCGCAACTTCTACATCAAGGGCAACATCGTCGGCGGCGTCAACAGTCGTTTCGCTGGCAGCGTGTGGTCACCGAACAGCGACGGCCTCATTAACATGGGCAGCGGCGTCGCGAAGTGGGGAATCGGCTACTTCGCCAATCTCAAGTCATATCTGGCAACGCCCGCAGCTGACGAAGACGTCATCCGGCTTGCGACCTATCGAGAAGGGGCGCAGCGCGTTGCCGATGCGGGCCTCAGTGTCGCTGACGACACGTATGTCAGTCTCGTCGCAGCTGATTGGAACGCGTCAAGTGTCGACAAGTTCGACCACGGCAGCTACATCAGCGGGGATGGCATCGCGTTGCCCGCTGACAATCGACGCTGGAAGATTTCGTTGCTAGTCGCGTGGCTGGGAGCAGCACCAGGCGCCGACTATTTCTTCTCAGCTGCAGTCCGCTTCGCCGGTGCTTTGACACTCATGTCGGTAGTCATTCCGCCGGCCAACGGTGGCTACGGTGTCACGCTCTACGTGTCGAAAATCATAAAGGCTGCGGCGGCTGGTGAGCTTACAGTTCGCCTGCGCCAGAAGAGTGGCGCTAGCAATACTGCAACGAATGTAGTCCTCAGTGCAATTCCAACGCTCTACTGATCAAGAGACGTTCTGAGCGACGCTCTCGCCTCCGCCCCCCACCACCTGACACCGGAACTCGACGAACTTCATCCGCTGCTTTCCCTGGAAGAACTCGACGATCACGCCGGCCGCGCACTCGCCCTTGACGAGTGGGTTCTCCATGAACGGGTAGAGCTCACGCACGACGACGCGATCGTAGAAGGGGTGATTCTCGGGACGGTACTCACCGTAGCCGAGCGAGAGGTAGTACTGCGCGATGTGCTTGAAGACGAAGGTGAGACCGAGACGCCGTTCCGCGGGGACTTTCACGCGACCTCGACGACCTGGCAGCCGGGCAGATTCTCGAGGACGTACTGCCAGACCGTGTACATCCCCGGGTCGCACTTATTGTTGTCCTGGTGGTAGTGGCCGCAGATACCCTTGAAGCCGCCCACGTTCCACTTGTCGCCGGTCGGCGGGAAGTAGCTGTTGGCGACGCTCTTCCAGATCTCTGGCGGGCCGAAGTCACCGAGCTTGCCCTTGTAGGCCGGGAGCTGGCGGGGGATGGGGGTGGCGTCGCAGACCCAGTCCAGCAGCTTGACCAAGCCCTGGAGCTGAACGGCATAGAAGTCGAGGATCTCGTGCGTGTCTCCGCGCACGAACATCTTGGTGAGCGGCCGGGGCGGCTGGCAGCGCTTGTTGCGCTCCGGCAGGACGGGGTTGGCGACCTCGACCCCCCAGGCGCGCCGGTTGACCCGGCCGGCGTGCCAACAGGTGGCGTGGGCTGGATCTACCGTCTGCCAGATGGTGGCGTCGCAGTCCTCCATGAAGAGGACCGAGAGCTTCCGCGAGCGTAGGACGTCGAAGCACTGGTGCGAGTCCATGCAGCCGTCCCAGTGCACGACGAAGAGGTCGGGGTTGAGCAGAGCCTCGTCGTAGAAGCCCTGGTCGAAGGCGAGGGCGCCCGGCTCATCCGGGGTCACCACTCGGAGCCCTTCGCTGTCGACCTTGATGCCGTTGATGAGGAAGTAGTCCTTGCCTGGGGGCGCCTCGAAGACGTCGGCCTGGATGGCCTTGTTGGTCTTCGGCCCACAGACGCCGTCCGGCTCGAACCCGGTGTTGGAGAGCTGCCACTGCCGGATGTCCTCGGCGAACTGAGCGGAGTCCGGGTCAGCCTTCGAGACCTGATCTCCGGCCCAGTCGTCGGCGAGCTGGTGCCACCAGTAGACGTTCTGGGTGGTGGCGGTGTTGAGCTGCTCCTGCGACAGCGAATCGTCGGAGAGCAGCTCAGCGCGTTTGTGGGAATCGGTGATGTACGAAGTGTCGAGCCAGCTCATGTCACACGCCCGTGGCCATGCGGACGGTCCAAAAATCGTCGGCCAGCCAGGTCTCGACGTACTTGTAGGGCAAGTAGCCGAAGCCCTTGTCGCCCCAGGCGGTGCCCCAGCTGTTCTCGAACTTGAGGAGCTTAGTGATGTCGCTGTAGCCGACGAAGAGGACGGCGTGGCCACCAACGTAGCCCTCACCCGGCGCTGGGTACTTGACGATGCCGGTCCGGCTCGTCTCCTCGCTCTCGAGGCTCTCGGGACAGGTGAAGCCACCAAGGAGGGGAAAGCCCTGGGCCAGGCAGACCTTGATCGAGTACAGGCTAGGGCAGCGCCAGTACTGGGTGATGAGATGCTGCTTAGCTTCGGTGATCTGCTTGGGCTGTGGCGGCTTCTCGAAGTCCTCGGTCTTGTATGGCCAGGTTGCTTCGTGGCAGACCCCATACTTGGCCAGGGTCTTCATCACGTCGCGGTTCTGGGCGCCTACGTCACCCTCCACATGCTCCATCCAGTGGCGGACAGCGTAGTAGAGGAAGAGGCGGCTGAGCTCGGTCACCGGGCGGCCCAGCTTGATGGCCACGTACTCCATCGCCGAGGTGCCGGCGTTGCAGGTACACGAGCCCAGGCTGCTCTGATCCTCGATGCGGGGCAACTTGCCCTTCGAGAGATCGACTTCGCGGGTGAGCTTGAACCAGGCCATGAGGCCCGGCTTGAACTCCTGGTCACGGAGGTCTCGTCGGTCCTTCTTCCAGCCGGTGAGGTTGTGCTTCATGGCCGCCCCTACTTCTTGAACTCGATGCGGTAGAGCTTCTTGCCGTCCTGGCTCTTGACCTCGCTCAGGTATTTCTGGATACGTATCTGGGCATCGGCCGGCGTGGTCTTCATCTTGATGAGGTAGTGGGTGTCGACCGGTCCAGCCTTCATGCTCAGGTTCTGAACCTCTTGGCCGGTCTGCTGCAGGGCGCACGCCAAGGCATCGATGCCCATTCCCTTGAGCGTGTCGAGCAGGACCATCCAATTGGTGCCGCCGCTGGTGATGATGGCAATGACGGCGGGCAGCAACTCGACGGCCTGGGTCTTGACTGCCTCGATGGCGCAGTCGATGACCAGGGTGGCGATCTGGCCGGGCTTGCTCTTGCAGTCGCCGCGGAAGACGCAGCAAGAGCTGAGGGTGAGGCAGAAGATCGGAACGATGAGCATCAGAGCGAGCTTGCGAATCGGACGCATGGTCAACCTCCCTTTACCAGGTAAAGAAAAAAGGGGCGCGACGAATCGCATCAACGCCCCTATCCTAGTTGACGAGCTTATCTCATCGTCAACTAGGTCTCAACCGGGAAGAACTGGAAATACTCCCACTGAGGACACATGACGGCGTCTTCGGTGGCCAGCCGGCGCAAGGTGAGTTGGATCTTCTTCGCCTGCTGCTGACACTTGACGCAGACCGTGGCGACGGTCTGCTCACCTTGCCGCATGATGAGTGCCTGGGAAGCGGCGCTCATGGGGATGGGTTCACGACAGTTGCTGCAATCGGCGTAGTTGTAGTCCTTGGCCATGGTTTCCTCAACCGCAGCCCGCGGCGTAGCCGCAGGTGGGGCACTTGTGGCAGTTGGCGCCGCTGTGCACCGTGATGGCACCACAGACCGGGCAAGGTGGATTGGCGCCGATGCCGCCCTTCGTGGCGGGACGCAGCTCGTGATTCGGCGCATCGGACAGTTCTTCCTTCGGCGTACCGTGGCCGTTGGTCACCGGGTGTTTCAGGAAGATCGCCGCGAGCTTGCGCACCACGGCATCGTAGATGCTGTGCGCGTAGCCGATCTCCGGATCGTTGCAGAACCCCGACGGCGCGAACTTGGTGTACGCGAAGCTCTCGACCAGCTTCTCGAGCGGCACGTCAGCTTGGAGGCACTGCGAGAAGGCGATGGCCCAACCCTTGACTAGACCGCTGACGGTGGATCCCTCCTTGGCCAGCTCGATGAAAATCTCGCCGGGCATGTCGGTGTCTTCGAACGGCGTCACCAGTGCGTAGCCCTTGATGCCACCGAATTCGAAGCGAATGCGGTGCGCGTTGGACTGGTGATCCTTCAGTTTGCGCATTCGCTTGGTCCCGAGCACGACTCCGGGACCCTTAGCACCAGTGGTCAGCGGTTGTTCCAGCTTGGAACCATCTCGGTAGACGGTCACGGCCTTGAGCCCCAGCTTCCACGCATCGAGGAAAGCTTGGCCGACCTGTTCCACGGTGGTCGCGGCAGGAATGTTCATGGTCTTCGAGATGGATCCGGAGAGGAAAGGTTGCACCGCAGCCGTCATGCGCAGATGCGCATCGAGATTCAGCGTCCGCCCACTCGGAGTCGCGGCCATGGCACAGTCGAATACCGACAGATGCTTGGACGCTAGGTGCGGGCAACGGTCCAGGTTCTTGTGCTCGCCCAGCCAGGTCAGGATCTTCGCTTGAACCGCCACCGGGTAGTGCAAGGCCGTGAGCGCCTGGCCAACGCCATCGTTCTCCAGGACGATGATGCCGCCCCCGACAAGCTTCTTCTCCTTGTAGAGGCAGGCTTCCGGCTCCACGCCCGTGGTCTGGCAGTCCATGAGGAAGCCGATGGTGCCAGTAGGCGCCAGCAATGTCACCTGCGCGTTGCGGAAGCCGTACTCGTCGCCCCAGCTCGTCGCCTGTGACCAGCGCATAGTGGATTCGAAGCCGTGTTCCTGTGCCGCTCGCAGGTGACGATCAACGACTTCAAGGTGCGAAGCGCGATTGCGAGCAAAAGCTTCGTAGGACCCGTGGGCCGCCGCTAGCTGCGCCGAAGTGGCGTAGGCCGTCGCGGTCATCAGCGACGTGATCTCAGCGGCGACGCGTCGTCCCGTGTCGCTGTCGTAGGGCACTCCGATCGACATGAGATAGGCGCCGAGATTGGCGTAGCCCAGCCCGAGCGGCCGATAGTGACGACTGTTCTCGGCGATCTTGGACGTCGGGTAGAACGCCGGTTCCACCATGACGTCCTGCGCGATGATGAAGGTCTGGACGGCATGACCGAAGGCGACGTGGTTGAAGGTGCCATCCTCGTTGCGAAACTTCATCAGGTTCAGCGACGCCAGGTTGCAGGCGGAGTCATCGATGAACATGAACTCGCCACATGGATTCGAGGCGCCGATGCGAGCATCGCTGGGACAGGTGTGCCACAGGTTGATGGTCGAATCGAACTGCATGCCCGGGTCGCCACAGGTGTGTGCGGCCTCGCTTAGGCGCTTGAAGATCTTCAGCACCGGCACCCGTTCGACCACCTCACCAGTGGTGCGCGAAGTGAGATCCCACAGGTATTCCCCGTCAGGATCGTTCAGCGCCTCTTCGACGAGCGACATGAATTCGTCGTCGACGCGCACCGTGTGATTCGCGTTCTGGAAAGCGACCGAGGCATAGGCGCCATTGGAATCGTTGAGATCGACAGGGTATCCCGCCGCCATCAACACCTGCGCCTTTCGCTCCTCGAGCAACTTGCTATCGATGAATTCGAGGATGTCGGGATGGTCCGCGTCGAGGATGCGCATGGCCGCGGCGCGTCGGGTAGTTCCGCCGCTCTTGATGACGCCGCCCCAGGCGTCGAGTCCTCGCATGAAGGAGACGGGTCCCGAGGCGCGACCACCGCCGCTGAGGGGTTCCTTCGAGGAGCGTAGGCTCGAGAGGTTGACACCGGCTCCGGAACCAAGCTTGAAGATAGCAGTCTCGTGTGCCTGTAGCTGGGCAATCGAAGACAAGTCGTCCGTTACGCCCTGGATGAAGCAGGCCGCGATCTGGGGTTCACGGTCTTCGACTCCGAGGTTGAACCACACCGGCGAGTTGAAAGCGCCGCGCTGAGTCAGCAGCAGGTAGGTCAGGTCGTTGCGGAACCGCTGCACATCTTCGTTCGTGGTGAAGTACGCCTGTTGCACTGCCCAGTCCCGGATGGTGTCGACCACACGGCGGATCAGCTGCCGTATGCTGACTTCACGCTCGGGTGTTCCCAGCCGGCCGCGAAAGTATTTCTGCGCGGCGATGAGCACAGCGCGGTCCGACCAACCCGTCGGGGCTTCGACGCCGAGCTGCTCGAAGACAACCGCGCCATCTTTCCCGGTCAGGACCACGTCCACCGTTCGCCACTCCACCATGTCGAACGGGTCTTGTTGCTCAGGACAGAAGGACGCGCTGTAGGTCAACCCACGCTGAATACTGACCCCATTCGGCTCTTGTTCGCTCGATAGTGGCAGACTCTTCTCGACGACGGACAAGCCGTAGGGAACGGTGTTCTCCATGAAGTCCTTCTCCTTCCAGGCGGTCAGATAGTGCGGGGGAACAGGCGGAGTCGGGTCCGTCGCGGTCGACCTTCTTGGCGGCGCAGAACGGTCGCGGCGGCCTCGACTTCGTGGCGCTTAGTCGAGGTGTGTTCGGTGCATTCTTTGGCCAGTTGCGCGAGTCCATGTGCGTCGCACACGTCGTCACCGTACTGGGTGAAGTCAAAGCCCCAGCGCTCAGCGCTGGCGCGCATCATCTCACCTTTGTCGGCGCCGGAGCGGCCACTCACGAACTTCTTGAGCACGGCCGGCGGCACACAGTGCACGGTCGCCGTCGGGAAGAGGTCCTTGAGGACCACCTGAACGACACCGTTGACCTGTCCTAACTGATCGATGTCGCCGATCGAACCGAGTGACTGGGCTTCCATGGCTGCAGTTTCGACTTCGCCACCCCAGGGCGCCAACGTGTGTTGCAACAGATCTCGGAGTGCTGCTAGGCGTTCCGGCCCGCGTAGATCAGCCGGTGGCGCGAGACGCTTCAACAAGACCGCGCAATTGTCTCGCAGCACACAGACACCGATCTTGCGCAAGGACTGGTCAACCCCCACGTAGGTCCAGGCTTCCCTTGCGTCAGACACCAGGGTAGTATCGAGTCACAGAGACGTCGACGTCAACGCCATTCTCTTTACGCGATCCAACAGGAGCTGAGGATGTCGGTCGCGGTTACGCTGAAGCAAGAGAAGACAGTCCTGACCGACAAGTTCCGCGTCGTGTCGTGGATCACCAATGCTCTGCCGGCGGACCTCTACCCGCTCTTCGTCATGGAGATGGGTCTCGATCCCTGGGAAGAGCTCTACGATCGCGTGGCCACGCTGGACGACTTGGCGCGCTATCTCGAAAACCCGCTGACGAGATTCGCAGACGCCGTCGTCGATTTCTCCGGTCTCAGTCCGACGACTGGGGACGTTCTCATCGTCACCAGCGCTTTGCCCGAGTGGGAGAGCGCCTTCCTGGCCCGTACCGCCGGACCACCAGCGGGTTTCCGCTTCAGCCTCAACATGAGCGGCGTTGGTAGTGTGCCCTACATCGTCGTCGACTTCACGACGCCGCTGTGGAAAGCTTTCCCCGATGCTCGCTCCGGCCTGGCTTGGATCCTGAAGAACAGCACCGAGGCGGTCACCAAAGGCAGTGGCACGCTCGGCTACACGCGAGCGCGCAACGACGCTGCTGACAAGTTCCTACGCCGACACCTGACCGCGCTATACGCCCTCGCCGCGCAGGCTGAAGCCCACGCGCAAGCCGTCGATACTGGTGTCCACTCGGTCGCTACGGCGGCTGACACTACCCCGCCACCGTTCGGTGGTTTCTCGGAGCACACGTACCCATGAACGTCAGCATTACGCTGTCGCAGGTGCAGTCGATCATCGACGACCAGGGCACACCGAAGTACCGGGTCGCCAACCAGATCAGCGCCACCGAGAATCTCACGCTGGCGCTCTTCGTCAACGACGTGGATCCCGACGCGTACAGCCACATCGCTTCGCCTTACGACTTAGAGAGCTACCCCGAAGACCGCAACGCAGCCATCGACGCGGGACTCGACTTCTACCGTCGATCAGACGCCACTCGCGACTTCACCGCCCTCGACGAGGCACTCTATTTCGCCGCGGTGGTGCGGCAACAGCTGGCGTATCTGGCACCGGCGACCGCCGAGACTGCCGACGCTTTCCCGTCGACGACCACCTACGTCTTTACGTCGTAAAGGGAGCACAGCATGTCTTTCACCGTCTCCCAACAGACCCGCCAAGCACGCACCAGCAGCGGTACGCTGCAGTACGAGATTCTGGCGGAAGTCACGGACGCCGGCGACTTGCCCGACAAGAATCTGTTCGTGATGATGATCGTAGATCGCGAAGATCCCAAGACCGATACCTTCGCACGAATCGCTACGGTAGCTGATCTGGGACCGGTTCCCCCCACCAGTGATGGATTGTCCATTGACCGTCCCACTGCGCTGCTGCTCACCCCTGAACCCGACACGGCGTATTACCGCATCAACCTCGCCACGTTCATCTATACCGATCTGGCCACCGCAGTCGCGGCTCAAGACGTGCTCAAGACGCGTCTCGATGAGCTGGTGACCGACTGGCAGACGTACCTCGGCCAGTTCCTCGCCGACGGTTCGATCAAGCCGATCGACGTGACCGACCATCCCCGCTACACCCAAGATGCCTACACGGCGCTCGTGCAGTCGTACGTCACCGCTGTGAAGACGGAAGCCACGGCGAAGCTGACGGTCGACACTGCTAAGGAAGCCTACGACGCAGCTGTAGCTGCGGCTGCGTTGGCGCAGACCGCCGTCACGCAAGCCCAGGGGATCTACAACGACTGTCTCGTAGCCAAGAATGTTGTCGATGCGTTCGCCGCGGGGATGTACAGCTTCATCAACGGTGCCGCGCAGACTTACCGGAACACGACACCCCTCAAGGGTGGATCACCGGATGCCGAGACCACCTATGACACCGGCAAGAACACGGCACTGGCGCTGACGGACCCGCGTCCTGGTTGCGCCACGTTCTGCGGTGATCGGCAGACGGACCTCACCAACGCTCAGATCGCCACGGCTACCGCCAACACCAACGTCGCTTCGGCGCGTACAACCTACGAAGACGCCAAGGCGGCCCACGCGGCGGCGCAGGCGGCTACCGAAGCCAACCTGGCCGCCGTGCGCAGCCTCAAGCCCTCGTTCGACCCACTCACCGACATCCCCGCCGGCGTCTCCTAGCGCACACACCCCTGAAACGGTAACCCCTGCGGTGCGTCCTCTGCAGCACCGATATCGAAGTACGGCAGCCGCTCGTGGTGATCAAGGATCTTCTGGAAGGTACTGAAGTCGTGGTCCCGTTCGAACTTCGCCAACCAGAGGCGTACCGTCACGTGTCCCAGGTGTAGCTGCACCGTTCCGACTCGAGGCTGTGCCCAGCTGAAACCACCGCGGTTCTTCGATTCGAAGTAGAACGAGTAGCTCTTGCCGTGGGAAGTCACTGAGAGGTGCAACCACAACGCCAATCGGCGGCGATCTTCCACTGTCGCCATCGGCGGTATGGCTTCGAGCTTCTGGCGAATGACGTCTGGGAGGAACTTCTTCAGCTGGTTGAGCGACAAGAATTGCAGAGCAGGCAGCTCTCGGCGTGCGTCACGCGCGGTGCGCGAGACGAAGACGACCGGGTGTTCTTCGCGTGGTCCAGTACCCCCGCTGTAGGCGCCACCAACGCGCTGCACTACGAACTCAGCTACTCGCCCGGTGCGATCATCCTTGTGCGCGAAGGGGATGCCACAGATGTGCGCCACAGCCCAGATCTGGTTCAGCGTCAGTGACGTTTGGCTCTCATGCAAATGGCGTCGCGCACACTCGAGGGTGTAATTGACCAGTCCGGTCTCCGTCCAGGTACCGTGATTGCACTGTTGCGCACGGTACTTGTCGCACGGTCCCCACTTGCTCCCGAAGTAGCACGGTTTGCACTGTGACCGAATGAAGTTGCGGGTCTTGGCCGACGCACGACTGCGTTCGCTGAGTTTCGCCCGAGCATCTTCAAGATCGTTGAAGTAGTGACTGCTCGGATCACTGAAAGCGTACCGCCGTCGACCATTTCCCGGGTAGAGGGGGTTTTCGTTCGTCAGGCCTTCGGGAATATAGAGGAAGCCACCGACGGTTGATTTCCAAGATTTCAGACCGTCGACGTCGGGATCGGTATGCGTCGCGAGTTGCTGGCGATACGTCGATTGCGAATCTCGCAACGCACCGGTCCAGACCGTGTTGTCACTACGCAAGACCGGTAGCAGTTCATTCGGCAAAGACGCACGTCGGATCACCTGCACTTGCTCCGGCAGGTTCGTCCACAGACATTCGGCGCCTTGTGACGGACACCCCTTACAGCCCAGTGCTTTGTTGAGCATCCAACAGGTATCCTGCAAGGTACCGATCGGGGCACTCACGACAGCGTCGCCAATGCGGAAGTACACAAAGTCACCCTTCCCTGCGGGCGACTCTGCCCGGACGTGGTGAGCCGCATCCGTTGTGAAGAGCACGGCGTACTGTGTCGGTGCCTTTACCGGCCCTGACGCGTCGGCATAGCGTGGTTGGCTGTGTCGCAGACGCACTGCCAAGAATGCTGGCCCTATCCGCTGTTGCAGCTCGTCGGACAGCATCAGGGTCACGATGTCTTCCCCAGTGAGACCCTTGACGCGATCCACGAAGAGCAGCCCGTGCTGACACACCGTGAAGACGCGGGGGTAGTGAATCAGTTCCGCCCTCTCCTCAGAAGGCAGCGCCATCATCGATGTCCTCTCGAGCACCCTCCTCGATGCTCGCAGTCGCGGCTGCTGCTACCGCTGCCGCGTGCTGCGCCATCGCCTGCTCCAGCTCGGTCTTGAGATGCACCGCCCGCGCCGGGTTCACCTGCATGAAGTAGGCGACCTTGCCGCGCAGGTGGTCGGCGAAAGCCTCGACGGGATCGAAGCCGTAGCGCACGGCGTTCTCTTCGAAGCCACGCAGCAGGCAGTTGTGGATGATGGCGCGGTAGCGCCGGTAGACGTCCGCCGGGATGTTGGGGTGTTCGTTCACGACCATGCCGAGCATCTGCTGACGACGCCAGCACCGCTGGATCTTCAGCTTCTTCGGGTTGGTGCGGTAGCCGGCCTGGAGGATCAACCGCCGCAGGGTTTCGATGACGTCATCGACTTCTTTCCGCGTCTTCGGCTCGGGGTGAGAGATCGACAGATCGTCGCTATACCGGGTGTAGACCCACCCCGTGCCGTCCAGGGCCGCCAATACGGGTCGGTCAAGACGCTCCTGAGCTACCAAATTGCAGAGCATCGGCGACGCCGGCGATCCCTGCGGCACGAAGTGGCGGTACTTCACCTCTTCGGCCTCGTGCCGAGGCGGCTTTCCCCGGAACGGTGCGCGGCGCTCCTGGACCGTGCACAGGTCGGCCAGCAGCCCGCTGACGAAGTGCGAGTAGCCGATAGTCTGCTTGAAGAAGTGGCGGATCTGCGCCCGGGTGTGGCTGGGAAAGAAGTCCTTCAGGTCCATGGCGATGCGGACCTGGTGCCCGGCATGCCGCGCCGCGCTGTCGCGGCATGAGCGGCCTTCGACGTAGGCCCCGACGCAGTCGAGCACGGGCAGGGTGCGCAAGATGCGCAGGTCGACGCGCCGCTGTAGGTGCTTCAGGCGGTCCTTCGGGTTGTAGATGACGCGGACGCGCCCGTCGGACTTGGGGATGGTGAACCGCTTGTAGAGGTGCGCCTTCTGATCGACGCAGTACCACAGCGTCTTGCAGCGCACCCCGAGGTAGAGGGCGAGGGCGTAGTCATCGATGACGTAGGGAACTTCAGGGCGTAGAGCTGGAGGTAGCTCCAGCGTCGTGAGGGTGGTCCTCTTGTAGCTCGACATCCTTGGTCTCCGTGGGCGGTGCCGGTTGCCATAGCGCCAGCTCGTCGTAGCAGTGCTTGCCACCGAGGTGACAGAGATTCTGCAGGTGGAACATGTGCCGCGGGCACAGCAGACAGACCGGACGCACGGGTCCGCGGGGGGTATAGAGCACGGTCTGGTCGTCGAGGAAACCCTCGAACTGCAGCTTCGGTGCGCTGATCTCTTCTTGCGCGTTACCGACGTTCTGCGTCCGCAGGTCGGCGTGTTGCGGCGCCATGAGATAAGGCGCCAACCGTTGCCGTTCCTGGCCTTCCAGGCGCGGTTTGTGGAGCCCGCGTCGGGTGAGCGGCAGCACCGGGATGAGCATGAAGACCGCTGCCGTGCGCGGCACCAGGGCTTCGATGATCCGTCCTTGCACCGTTGGCTGCCGCGGATTCGCGTGGGGACGCAGCTCATGACACTGCACCGGCAGGTTCTTCACCTTCTCCCACAGGTCGTCGGTGACGATGACGCACAGCGACCAGGGAAAGACCTTCGGCATGATGGCGCGCTGGGCATCACTGAAGAAGTACACGATGTCGAAGGGGAACTTCTTGACCAGAGACTTGAGCACACGCAGCTTGAAGATCGTCTCCATCAGACGTCCTCCATGACGAGGTGAATGCCGTAGTCCGGACACGGCACGGCGTGGTTCGGGGTGTACAACCAGATCACCGGGATCGGGATCCGATTCTCCGGCTCCGGCGCCGGGGCGTAGCCATCAGTGCAGTAGACCAGAACGTCGCAGCCCTTGTCGCCCTGCAAGTGACGCTGCACGTGCTCAAAGACGGGATTGAAGTCGGTACCACCCTGGCCCTTGATGGTGAGATCGACGTCCGCCTCGGACTTCACGTCGTAGACGGTCTGCAGATCAGCGTCGCAATAGATGACGTTGAGCGCCACGTCGCTCTCCATCCGCACGATGTTGATGAGCTCGGCGATGCCCCGCTCCAGCTCGGCGGTGCCCATCGAACCCGAGGTGTCCAGCGCGAAGTAGATCGAGAAACGGCGGTCACGGGCGCGGCCGGGGAAGGGCAGCACGTGTGGGATGCCGAACATGCGGCGGTTGGGACGCGCCATGCCGCGTGCCAGCTTGGTCTGCCGGGTGCGCATGACCAGCGTACGTAGCAGCGACGGCCAGGGGATGGTGGGCCGGGCCAAGTACTTCTTCAGCAGCTCGTCGATGCCCGCCGGAATCGTGCCCCGGTTCTTGGCGTCGCGGTTGTGCTCCTCGAGCGCCTTCTCGACCACGTTCTTCGCTTCTTGCTGCATCCGGTCGGCGAGGCCCTGCAGCTCTTCCGAAGTGGCACCTTCGAGTTCGCTGGTCCAGCGGTCGTGAGACCCCCCGGCCGCGTCCTTGAACGCCTGCTCAAGACCTTCGACACCCATGCCTCCGGTGACGTGCACGACCCGCACCCGCTTGAGCAGGGCGATTTGGTAGACCTCGTAGGGTTGGTTGCGCGGCAGATTGAACTGGTCCGGGATGAGGAGCGGGCTGTCCTCGGGTTCTTTCGAGCCGGGCGTACCATAGAAGGGCTTCGCCATCGACGACTTGTCGAAGTCCTTCTCGCTGCGGATGAGTTCGTTGTCGGCACAGTCCGCGCCGATGTTCATCACCGCACGGAAACGCCGCTTCTCCATTTCGCTGGTGACCGTGCTCAGCAGGTTGAGGTAACGGCTCAGGTGGTCACAGATGATGTGGATGAGTTCGTGCTGGCAGATGAGACGCAGCTTGGCCAGCGAGATCTTCTTGATGTAGTCGGGGTCGTAGTAGAGGCAGGGCCGCCCTTCACGACTGACGCCGACGCCCAGCGTACCCAACCCCGGCACGGCGATGCGATGCAACGCACTCACGACGCGCGCACAGTAGTCGCGCACCTGGCTCGACAGGAGGTAGGTGAAAGCCTGTTCCAGTGTCGTATTCATCGGTTGCCTTGGTTCCCTCTTGCACCCATCGTGAATTTACCGGAGAATAGCCGCAGGAGATGGCCATGGACATCCGCGACCAGTACCACGACCCGGCCTACGGTACGCTGTACCATCTACTGCAGGCCCGGCCCACGGCCGCCGCCTTCGTCAAGAGCGCGGAGCTGGATCCAGCCCGCGCCGCTGACCTGCCCGACACGGCCTTCGCCTGGCCGGCGCGCCGGCTGTTCCCCATCGACTCAGCGGAGAACACCGTCCTCTCGTCGCTGTACCGGGAGAAGACGGCGGCGGTGCCGGCAGAGGTCGACGCGGAGCTCGCGCGCGCCCAGGACATCTACAACGTGCGTGAGATCGTGGCCCAGGCCCGCCAGGAAGCCCAGGCTGCCGAGCAGGTGAAGACCGCGGCGGCCGAGACCGCGGCGGTCTACCTGCTGCCACAGCACCACCGGCTGCGCGTCAAGACCGCCGCGGACGTCAAGGTCGCCGAGAAGCTGCTGATCCAGCAGTACGACCGGCTATCCATGGAGGACCGCGCCGAAGGCTTCACCAACCTGGTGAAGGTTGCGCGGGACCTGAACGTCGGGCTCGAACCGATGACGCATCGCATGGCCGGCATGACGGTCTGCACCACCAAGGTCGCGGCTGACCTCATCGAAGCGCGGCGCATGGCCACCAAGGAACCACTGTTCCAGCAGGCCTACGTCAAGCTGGCGAGCGCCTTCCGCGGCAAGGGCGAGTTCATCCAGGACCGTGACCAGCTGGTCGCGGCCGCCGACGCCCTCGCCCGTCTCGACAAGGAAGCCGGCCTCGATCGCCTCTACGACCGGAAGCTCCCCGATGCGGTGCAGACGATCTTCAACACCACGAAGCTCGCCGAGCCGATGATCAATCTGGCGGGCCGTGAGGTCACGCTCAGCAAGCTGGCGGCCCTGCCATCGACGTTCTGGGAAGACGTGGTCGGCAAGGATCTGCTGCGGGACATCACCGACAGCAGTGGCAACATCGACCACACCAAGCTCGGCCAGGTGCTCCACACCCTGCCGCTGGACCTGAAGCTGATCCTCAAGCACCAGGTGCCGTGACGTGGCACTGAGCCTCGCGCAGGTTGAAGCTCAACTGCTGGCGGTGGCCCAGACGCCGCGCCGCGCCGCGAAAACTGCGGCAGCGAAACCCACCGCGGCCGCCGCCAGCGTACAACGCCGTGATGCCGCTCAGCTACTGACCGATGCCGGCGCATCAGCCAGCGGTTGTCTCCAAGCATTCGAGCTACTCTGTGGTGAAGGCTTCCGCGTCTGGGAACCCGAGACGCTCTGGTTGACGTTGGACCGTCTCGGCGTCGATCTCCCGGTGGTCAACCGGGACAAGATCCTGGCGGGGATCACCCTCGGAATCGTGCCGGCCTTCTGGTGGGAAGTCCACGCCTTCGAGAACACCGTCCTAGCTTTCAACGGACTCGTCAGTCTGCCCGAAGCACTGCAAGAAGCTACGCCGGCGCAGATGGCTTGGGGCGTCTTCGAAGCCGAGATGATCTACCGCGACCTCGGCGACGAAGAACCCGAGTTCGATCGCGAGCCAGTCATCTACGCGGCCACGGTGCTGCACCGCGCCGGCTACGTGCGGGCGCCGGACCTGCTCCACTTCGCCCAGCGTGAGCTCGACCGGTTCAACAAGAATGGCAGTGGGCTCACGGTCACCGAAGTGGACACTGCCTGGAAAGCGCTGAAGAAGCACCCCCTCGAAGAATGCAGCTTAGGTGAGACGGCCCTCGACGTGCAGCTCGGCCGTTTGGCCAGCGTCGAGCTGCACGTCGAGGAGATGTTGAAGCGCTACCGCGACGACCTGGCGAAGCTCCGCTAGGCCAACGGGTCCGGCCCGCCGCCTTCCTTCTGGGCCTGCTGGAGCGCGTCAGTGATACCGCGGATGTGGCGCTGGTAGCTCTGCTGCTTCGCCAGCTCCTTGCTGAGTTCCGACAGGTAGGACGAGACGTCGCTGATGCCCTCCTGCGCCGCACGCAGCTTGCTGGCGATGAACGAGACCGCGAGGTCCGACGGCAGGTCACCGAGGAACAGCGCCAGCTTCGGGGCCACGTCCTTCGGCCCAGGCTTGGTGCCGAGCAGCATCGTGGCCACGTTGGAGCACAGCTCGCCGAGAACGTCGTGCCGCGCGTCCTCGACCAGCTTCAGCACCTTCTTGCGCACGGTGCTCTTCTCGCTGTACTTGCCGAGCACGTCGGCAGTGGCGATGACCACAGCGCGGTTCTTCATGTACTCGCAGAACTGCGAACCCGTGACCTCGCCGACGTGCCCGCAGATGCAGGCTTGCAGCGCGTCGCTGATGCCACTGCCACTGCCACTGCTACCACTGCCGCTGTTTTCGAGGATGCCGGACTCCTCCGCAGCGCTCAGCAGCTTGCTGACCTTCTCCCAGGTGGCGGGCGACGGGTAGACCTTCCCCGCCAGGCGCAGCTTCGGATCGTAGAGCGCGACGTTGTTGTCCTGGATGTAGTCGACAACGTGCGAGTGGAACTTGCCCCGGGCGTAGGACAGCCACCCCGCGACGTTGCAGGTGACCGCGACGAAGCACAGCCGGCGCTTGATGGCGGGGTCCTTCTCGGCCTCGTTGACCGAGTAGGCGCCGTCGGAGGGGTTCATCGCCGCGATGATCTGCGTACCCGCCTTGATGACCTCCACACCGTGAACCTGCCCGTCCTCCATCAGCGTGAAGAACGTCTTCACCGTGCCCTTCTCGCCGCGGTTGTACTCGTCGAAGAAGAGTCCGCACTCCGGCGGCAGGTCGAACAACTCGCGGTTGATGAGGAACTCCATGGTGCCGTTGCGCCGCGTACGCTCGTCGAGGTGTGCGATCGTCCGCGCCGTCTCGAGCACCTGTGACTCGAGACTCCGAGCGATTTCCTTGAACTCGTCATGATCGCCCTGCGTACGCACGAACAACGCGAGCTGCTGCATCTGGGTCGCGCGCTGCAGCAGGTCGCTCTGCTTGGCTTGCGACGGATACGGCACGGCGATGTCCTCCGGCTGGAGATGCTGGAGGTAGAACGCCAGCAACGGCACCGAAGTCGTCCACTCCTTGTTCTTCCAGGTGAACGGCTTGCGCGGCCGGCGCCGTGCGAACACCTGCCGGACGATGTGGCTCTTGCCGATGCCACTCTCGCCCACCAGGCAGATGACGTTGCCAGTGTCGCGGTTGGCGTCGATGGCGGCCATGGCCGCCTGCAGACCAAAGAGAGGGATGCCGAGCTTGCGGTAGAACGTCTCCTCGGCGTTTTCGTCGGACTTCTTGGCCATCGTCACTTCTCCTCGGGGGTGCGATCATCGAGGTAATCGCGCCCTGGGTAAAGCTTCACGTGGTCGGTGAGGTAGGCCACGGCGCCATCACCGTGTCCGAGAGCCATGAGGAACGCGGCCAGGTTAGCCGCGTCCGTGGGGTTGTGCATGTGCAGCTTCTCCATGAGGTAGCTTGGCGTGATGTAGCCGCTGAGATCGAACGCATAGAAGCCGCCCCAGCTGGTGCCTATCGTCCACAGCCCGACGAACGTGTAACCATCTGGACAGTCGGGGTGTCCGACCTCACAGGCCAGCGTCTCGTCGAAGAGGCACACCGTAAAGCGCGTACCGCGAGCACAGAATTCGACCAACACCGGATACGTACGCGCTTCGAGGAGCCGTGCAACTTCGGCAACGCCGGCGGGCTTGTCGAGATGAACTTCGCCTGCCCATTGCGGCTTCTTTACGGAGTTGGTATCGTGGGTCTTGGAACCCATGGATATTCCTCCACAACTGCGCTCGGACTTGGCGCAGCACCTGCTGTACCTGGATGGACAACCGTTCTCGCTCGGGGACTACCCCTTCTACCACGCCATCTACGACGGTAACTACCAAGGCATGCTGCTGAAGTCGGGCCGGCAAGTCGCGAAGTCGACGACGCTGTGCAACTTCCTTATCAGCGAAGGCATCGGGACCAGCCACTTTCGCAGCTTGTACGTATCACCGTCGCAAGAGCAAACCCGCAAGTTCTCCAACACCCGCGTCGGCAAGGTGTGTCTCTACTCTCCGCTGATCAAGCAGTACTGGGTCGACGCCTCCGAGCTGAGTCAGCGGACCATGCTGCGCATGTTCCGCAACGGCTCCGAGATTTCGTTCACTTACGCACTCGATGATCCTGACCGCGCCCGTGGCAACACCGCAGACCGCTGTTGCTACGACGGCGAAGCACAAGTGCTGACTAAGCGCGGCTGGGTGTCGGTGTGTGCTCTGGCGTCGGATGACCTGGTAGCAGATGTCACGGATGCTGGGCGCGTTGATTGGAGCGCCCCCATGGACATCTTTACCAAGAAGTTCACGGGTCGCATGATCACCTTCCGCCATCGCGGATTCCAGTTGCGGGTGACCGATGACCACAAGATGTGGGTCAATTTCCACGTGAAAGCGGACGCGGCGTATAAGCAGTCTGACGACTATGTGTTTGTGCCAGCGGGCACGCTTGCCACAACTGAGCGCATGGGCTTCAAGATGACCTGCGTCGCGGAGTGGTCGGCGTCGACGCCAGCATGGCGTCACTTTAATGGTACACCTACGCGGATGCGTGGGCAGCAGGAAGCGCTGCAATTGCCGTACACCGCATTTGCGCGGCTGGTTGGCTGGTATATCGCGGAGGGCCACATCTCGTGGCGGCGGTACCGTGCCAACGGGGCGCGCAAGTGTCCACGACCGGTCCTCACGCAAAACGTCAGCCGTGGTCTACAAGACATTACTGATACCATCGACGCCTGCGGGCTACAGTACAACGTCGGACGCGGACGCAAGGGAGCGGCGGAGGCACGCCGCGTCATCGTAGGCTCGGAGACTTTGGGGTGGTACTTCGCCGACCTGGGTAAGTCGTACGACAAGTACATCCCTCGAGAGTTCTTTGAGAGTCCTGCCCTGCTGGAGCAAATCCTGCAGGGCATCTATCTCGGCGACGCCAGTTATCACCGAGGCGAGGCGTGGCAGAACGGTACACTGCGAACGCGGTCGCGGCGCTTGGCGGAAGACGTACAGGAAGCATGGCTGCGTCTGGGCCGCCCAGCGGTGATTCACACGCGTCAAATGACCGGCGCACCGCTGTACGAGGTTCTCTCGTACAACCGGGACTACCTTATTTTCTGGCGTGCGGAGTTCAACACGAAACGGCGTGTCATCGTCGAGCAGGTCACCGACGAAGATGTCTACTGTTTCACCGTTAAGCATCACCGCCCTATCGTAAAGGGCACCTTCCGTTCGTTGCCGGTGGTCTGTTCCAACTGCTACGACGAGGTGCAAGACATCCTCTACGAACCGGTTATCCCGGTCATAAACGAATGTATGGGCAACTCGGAGTACGGCTACGAGACGTACGCCGGCACGCCCAAGACCATGGAGAACACCATCGAGTACCTCTGGTCCATCTCGACTCAGAACGAGTGGATCATGAAGTGCGATGGGTGTGGTCGTTACAGCTTCATCGATAACGCGAAAGCGGTGGGCAAGGTTGGTCCCGTGTGCGTGAAGTGCGACCACGCCCTGAACCCGCGTAACGGACAGTGGTACTCCTTCAAGCCGGAAGCAACCCTGACCGGTTTCCACATCCCCCAGCTCATCCTGCCGCGCAACGCTGAGCAGCCCAACCGCTGGCAGCGCATCCTGACCAAGCTCGCGCGCTACAGCGACACCAAGTTCAAGAACGAGGTCCTGGGCATCAGCGATGCTCTCGGCGCGCGCATCATCTCGAAGCAGGAGCTCGAGGCGCTGTGCGAGGACTACGACATTTACCGGCAACCCTCGCCGGGCATCAACATGGAGTACCGCCATGTCGTCGGCGGCGTGGACTGGTCGGGCGGTGGTACAGAAGGCGTGTCGCGTACCGTCGTCTGGATCTGGGCGGTCACCAAGAACCACCAGTTGCGCACGCTCTACTACCGCGTCTATCCCATCACCAGTCCGGTGAGCATCGTCGACGACGTGGCGGAAGCTTTGCAAGCTCACCACGTCGAGCTGGTGATCGGTGATCGTGGTGAAGGCCACCTGGCGAACGATCTCTTGGCGCAGCGTCTGGGGTCGAACCGCGTCTCTCAGGTGATGTACGGCGCCCAGGCCCGGACGATTTCCTGGAACGAGAAGGGGTTGTTCTACACCGCAGACCGCACCACGTTGATGGACAACTACTTCATGGTGCTGAAGCGCCAGGGCGTCATCTTTCCCCGGCTCAGCTGCATGCTTGAACCGATCACCGACATCCTCAACATCTACGAGGAGGTCACGGTCAACGGCAAGAAGGTCTGGCGGCATGCGCCGACCCAGCCGGATGACTGCTTCCACGCACAGCTCTTCGGCTGGCTCGCCGCCAAGGTGCTGCTGATGGACCTGACCTTCACTGGTTGAGTCCCTGCTACGATAGTGCGCGCCTTCGAGAGCTTGCAAGAAGGCGAGGTTTGCTTTCCGGGGCTTCGCGCCACGGAAAGGAAACCGAAGCCGCCGCAGCGAGTTCTCGAAGGGAAGTGCTTCCGGTACTCGCGCTGCAACTCTTGGCTGCACAGATGACGACGTAGCGTCGTCGGGCCACTGGTGGGTCACACCCTCTCCCAACAGCAGTTCTTTACCAGGGACTGAGAAACCGGTCTACTTCGTTGGAAGCGACGCGGCAGGTCCTCGAGGTCGGCAGGTGGTTCGGCGTCTCGATAACCGCGGGAACTGCACGAGGAGTGGAGTAGCTCGTCGCGGCGGATCCGATCAGATCAGGGTTCTCGCAGAGAACCAGACCTGAATGCCGGCGTGGCACCGGCGGCCTTTGCAGGACTAACTAGACCGGTACGTAGCGTCACAACTTCCGTGCACTGCCCACTTCGTTTGCGCTTAGCGCCGGCGGAGGAGTTCCGTTGGCGACCTGCACCCACTTCGTTTCCCGGATGTGCTCGAGCAGGGTCCATCCAGTTTACGCAGTAAAGCACACTAATGGCGGCGTGACGCCGCCAGCACTTTCAAGTGCTCTGGGTGAAAACGATCCACTTCGTTGCGGCGGGCCGCGGCGGCCGCCTCGAGATGACGTCGAGGAGCTCGCCGGCGGTGAAGAAGGCCTATTTCGCGCGGAATTCGCGATAGCGGTTCGATCGGATCCGATCCGGTCGAAGACCGCAGGCCAAAAAGCCGGCGTGGCGCCGGCAGCCTTTTCAGGACGGTACTGGATCGCATGCCGTGCACGGTGGCTACGACACTACACTACGACTGAGGGGTGGCACGCGCGGCATTGATGGCGCGTGTCTTGTCGATGACCTGCTCTTCGCGGGAATCCGACGTAGGCACAAGTCCTTCTTGATGTGCGCGCACGTCGGTAGAGACGGACATCACCGGCGCGTCGTCGGGTAGATCCGCTTCGATGTGGTGGTAGGCGGCGCGCATCCGGAACTGGTAGAACCCACGGCGGTTGGCGTCGATGAACGCCGGGTAACCCATGAGCTCGGACAGCTGCGGCACCGACTCGCCGATGCAGTTCATCTTGTAGAGGATGAACTCGAAGCCCGCGAAAGCGATCGGGAGGTAGTGAACCCGACCGCGTTCGATGTTCGGATCGATGAAGCAGGGGCTGTGCAGGTAGGCCCGGTGGAGGTCTTCGCTCGTGACCAGTCCGAGGATCGGACCTCGTACGGTATGGAAGACCTTCATCTCCTGGCCGTCCAGCATCGCCTTGGCGATCTGATAGACGCCCATCCACACCGACACCTGCTTGAAGTTGTCATCGACTGGGTGGAGCGTCTCCCACTCCGCCTTGTCAGCTTCCCACTGCGCCCGCGCATCCTTGGTCGCCTGCCAAGCTACACGCGCTTCTTCCGTGGCATCGGGCACCAGTTCGCCCAGCTGCGATACTTCCGGCTTCGGGAACGGCGGTGGCGTCACCGCCTCCACCTTGATGATGGCCTCCGCTGGCACCTTGACCAGGTCGTCGTTCGACATGATACGCGTCTCGCCACGCTTACCGATCACGAAGCGTATCAACTCCAGCTTGTGGCCGCCGACCTCCGCTTCGACGGTCTCAGCTTCATTCAGTGGCGACTTCTTGGATTTCGGATCGGAACTCGTCGTCCGTGACGACTTCGTCTTCCCCTTGCTCATCGAGGTCTCCTGTGGTGGTAGTGGGTGCCGGCAGTGGATGTTTCTCGAGGTACTTCTTGATGTCAACCGTTTCGCCGTAGCTCGGTCCAACTTCCACGTCCCACAGGAAAGGCACCGGGAGCCAAGGACAAGCTTCGGCAACACGGCGCGTCCCGTACTCACGCATCACCTCGGGCACCTGAGAGACGTACTGTGGCGGCACGCTGAAGACGAGACTGTCGTGTACCGTCGCATGGAAGAAGCCCCGCAGATCACGAGAGATGACCGGAAAGACTTGGTTGAGGACCCACAGCACGATGTCACTGCTGGTCGACTGGATCTTGAAGTTGACGGCTTGACGAAAGCAGCGTGAAGCGAAGGATTGGCGATCCGCCAACGGGAACCGGCGCTTCCGCCCCGTGTAGGTGTAGATGTTGTGGAACGCCTTGACCTCAATCTCAGTCGCCTGGATGTAGGCGGGGATCGAAGGATACCGCCGGAAGAGGCCGTCGATGACCTTCTGGGCTTCGTCCTTGCTGATACCAGCAGTCTCAGCAATCTTCGCAGCCTGCGCCCCGTAGAGCGTACCGAACACGACACGCTTGGTGTTGGTGCGCTGCTTGACCACGGCTTCAGCCACGGCCAGCGCGGCGACGTCCTCCGCAGACAGCTTCAACCCAGTCTTGGCGAGCTCGATCTTGCGGTCGACGATGTCATCGAGCGTCTGTCGCTGCTGCTCGATGTAGGCATACGTGAAGCGATCGGGGTAGACCTCCGCAGTGAAGTAGGAGTGAGTATCGAGACCGTCGTTGATGGACTTGATGAGCTCGGCGTCGTTCGAATAGGCGGCGAAGAGCCGTACCTCGGCGCCCTTCGCATCGACGTTGCAGAGCACGTGGCCTTCGAGCGGGATGAAGATCTTCTTGATGTTGACGTCGGCCAGCTTCTTCGGGATGTTCTGCATGTTCTCACCTGAAGAGCTGGTCCGTCCTGTACACGTCCCGACGAGATGGAAACTCGGGTGCATACGGCCATCGATGACTGCGTGCTCACGCACATTCGTGAGGAACGGTGACCGCGCCTTGCACGCTTTACGATGCCGTACCAGGAGGCGAGGGAAGTCGTACTTGTACGTGTTGGCCACGTACAGCAGAGCCTTCTCGTCAGCTTTGATCTGTCCCTTCGGAGTACGGGCAATCTTCGCACTGCCCGCATCAACACGAACCTTGGCGCCTTCCTCGTAGAACCCGTCGTTGAAGATGATCCGGATGACCTCCTGGGGGTTTCCCAGAACGAAGCGCTGTCCCGCGAGCTGGTAGATCTTCTCTTCGGTTTCCCGGGCGACGATCTCCAGCTTCTTGTCGAGTTCCTCCAGGTAGCCCAAGTCCACCGGGAAACCGGTGTACTCCATCGCCGCCAGTGTCTGGCTCGTGGGGAGTACGTGCTCCCGCATGAGTCGGCGTACTGGTGCCGGCGGCGGCGCAGCTTGTAGCGATGCGCGCAGCGTCACGTCGTTGGCGTACTCCGTGTCCAGGCGCTTGTGCTGATGAAGGACGTGTTGGCGAGTCACATCGGCGTCAACGGCCGCGTACAACTCCAACTGCGGCAGTGGGATCATGGTGTAGTCGAAAGGCAACTGATGCACAGGTTCTTCCGGCGGATGTGGCCGCAGTGGCGCCTTCGGCTTCTTGTCCAACACCGATTGCCGGATGCGGCGCAGTTCTCGGTTGGTCTCGCCGGTCTTGCGCGCTGCCGCGGCCCGAGCTTTCTCGGCCGTGAACTTCTCGCGCCACTTCGACAACGTAGCGTCATAGCTGGCGCGTTCCTGCTCGTAGGCGGTCTGCTGCGTCGTGTACTCCACCAGCGCATGCTGGTACTGATCGACGGCACGGCGGAACGCTTTGTTGGCCTGTGCGCGGGTCATGCTGCCGTGCGTCTCGCGCAGCTCCGCCACCTTGTCCTCGTAGCCTGCGTAGGCAGGTAGGCGAACCCGGGTGAGCATCTTGAGGCCATACGCACCTTGCTTGTCCTCTTCGAGCAAGTGCTCAGCGCCCATCGTGTCCCACACGAAGTTCTCGAGGGGCCAACCGTAGTGGTGACAGATCCCTTGAACGTCGAACTGGCCGTTGTGCAACACCTTCGGCTTCGGACAGGCCAGCACACGTTGCACATGTTGTTTCACCTGCGCCAGTTCTTCCGGCGACCACCACGCCTGTGGATGATCGAGGACGATCGAAGTCGCCTTCAGTTCTGCCCAGGCGAACGAGATACAGATGATGCGGAAGTCCGGAGCGTAAGGCTCCAACGAAGTCGTCTCGGTGTCGACCGAGATCATGTGCTTACCCGGCGGATCACCTTCGTTGGCGTAGTTGATGATCTCGTCGCAGAGGTCCTGCACTTCAGCCACCGTGTGGGGGAACTGGTAGTGCTGCCGGAGGAACTCTTCGGAATGCCGGTGTTGGTCCAACCGGCCTTCGGCGAGGAGGAACGCATTCTGCAAGTCGCGCTCCAGCTCACGGAAGAGACCCTGCGTGGCCAGAACTGCTTTGGGCGAGTAGGTGACGTAGACGTTGAAGGGTTTCTCGTGTCGCGGCAATGTAAGCAGTGATGCCGTGCCGCGCAGGTCATCGAAGCGCATCTTGCTGCGCCCCAAGACACTGCGAGCAGCATCAGCGCCGAAGGCTACGATGATGTCAGGCTGGATGCGGATGATGGTTTCTTCGAGACGATGGCGGCAGTGCGCCGTCACTTCCTTCGGTACGCGGTCATCCGTCATGCACTGGACCGCGTAGGTGTAGTAGACGCGCAACTTGTCGAGTCGATCCGGCCCGTCGGGTAGCCGCGAATACCGCGCGCGAATTCGGCCGAGTGCCATCCGTACCACGATGCCCGCCCGGTCCTGAAACGCGTTGCCACCGTGCGGTGACGCGATGGCTGGATGATCACCAACGAACAGGACGCGCGCTTCGTGTTCGCCCGCGTCGGGAACGTAGGCGTAGGCGTAGAAAGGACAACTGCTGCAGTGCGCCGGCTTGCCCGCAGCTCGGGCCGGATCGTTGACTTCGGGCCTAGTAGTTGAAGTCGTCATCCTTGACACCCTTCTTCGGCGGTGGCGTCGAGGTGTCAGACGCGCCGTCGCCTGTGCTTGTACCAGTCCCCGCGGCCTCCTTCTTGCCCAGCACGTCTTCGGGTTTCGAGAACACGGCCGTCTTCAGCTGTTCGGCGTACTCCTGTGACATGTCGATGTCCTCCATACCTTTCAACTTGCCCGGAGTACGGGACTGTGCGGCATCGTCGAGGTACTCGGTCACCTTGAACGCGGCGACGTTCTCCATGCGACTGCCCCGCGTCATGTAGGGCAAGAGACGATCCAGAGCCCCGCTCTGGCGCAGCGTCTCGTCGCTGATGTAGTAGTGGTTGCGCACCGAGTGGGCCTTCAACCAGTCTGCTGGCCGGTGGCTGTACTCCTGAACGCTGCTCAGGATCGTGAAGCGCGCCAGGGCGAAGTCGATGACTATCGCTTCCAGTTCCTTGTCGTAGTAGCAGCCAGAAGCGGTACGGTTGAGGTTCTCCGGGGTGGGACTATTGAGGATCGATCCCACCGTTCGCTGCACCGTGTCGCCCATGTCGGGCATACGCACCGCGGGGACTGATAGCACGGTGGTGAGGATGTCCCCGCTCAGCGAGCTACGGGCAATGCGCGACAAGTAGGTCCGGTTGAGACGGAAGTGGTCACGGAAGAGCACGTCGTACTCGACGCCGGCGTGCTTCATGATCGCCAACGCGCCGTAGTAGTGCTCACGACTACGAGAGATGTCGCTGAACTCGACGCCGGCGCCGTACTTGTACTGTTCAGCGACATCGTTGTAGATGCGCCGCAGCGCCCGGAGTTCGCGCCACATGATCAATGGCGCATCTTCACGAAGCTTGCGAATGGTGAGCGCACCGAAGGCCTCTAGGAGGAGCACCTCCGGAGTGGGCCGATTCTCCTGCCGATCCATCTCGATCATGATGGTGCGGGAGAGGTCCTCCGGCAGCTGCGTCTGGCGAATGCCGGCCAACCAGACGGGGTGATGCACGCTGTATTCGACCGGCTGTCCGTTTACGCTACCTTGGATGGTCCGGCCCGCTTCATTAGCCAATCCCCGGAAGTGCTGTGACAAGCGCTGCACCGTCTGGCTTTTCGGGTCGTGCGCCAAGCCCTTGTCCTCGAACTCGTCGAGGCACAGCGTGATCGTCGAGTTGTTCATCGCCTGGCGCACACCCGCGACGGTGTAGTTGTCCATCCACAGCGCCGGCTGAACGATGTTGATGGCGGGTTTGGAGGTACGTCCGATCAGACCGCCGACGAGGAACGTCTTACCGCTGCTGTGCTCAGCTGTGATCATGAGCAGAGGTTGGCGGGCGAAGGCGTCGGCAATGAAGCCTTGTAGGATGAACGCGGCCATGAAGTGCGCCGTGTTCTCGTGATGCTTGAAACGCCAACCCGTACTGAGAATCCGGTAGACCAGATCGTAGAGCTCCCGGAAGGACAATCTCGGCACCCGATTGAAGTCGTCCTCATCCTTGTACAGCGGATAGGCGTCGAGTGGTCGTCGTCCGTGCTCGGCGTAGATGACGACGTTACCATCGGCCGGGCCGTTGCACTTCCGCCACAACGGGATGTCGCAGTCGCCTTCGTAGGTTCCCTTGAAGAGACTCATTCCCTTTACCGCGTAAAGGGTCGTGGTCGTCTTGTCGTCTTCGTCAGTCGTGTCAATGACGTGCGTGCCTGCGCTGATGGTCTTCACCTGCGACGTACCCGGCAGTGCATTGGCGAGGCGTTGAACCGCCCACTGCACGTAGGGCTCGAGTATGCGGACGCGGTCCGCATAGAAGACCTCGCCTTTGGCCACGCTCTCGGCGTACGACATGATGAAGGCAGGTTCGCCGACTTCGTTGCGGATGAAGAGATAGATGTCCTTGCCGCGAGACAGCGCCGCGACCTGTGCTGCCAGCCGCTTCGGTTCGTTGAGGGGCAGGTCGTAGAGGGTGTCGGTGATGCGGTCGTAGACCCGCAGCATCGAATTGTTGCCTTCACGTAGCCAGTCGAGGACCGATAGTCGCGCTGCCAGCACACCGCGGATGCGCTCGATGAACGCCTCCTCGTGCTCGTCGGTCGAGGCCATCTTGCTGAGGATCATGCCGACGTTGACGGTGTGGTGGACGCGCTGGATGTCCTCGACGTAGGCCTGCTGCTCCGCGGTGTCGCGGACGTAGATACCCCACTTGGAGGCGCGGTTGGTCAGCTGGCTGACGTCGAGGGGATCGATCCCGACCATCTCCGACAAGGCGCGTTCGGCCGCCCACTTGTAGGGGAGCTGGTAGTTCGACGGGTCGCGCAGCGCCGTCTGCACGGTGTTGAGGCCGAACGCTTTCATCGCGTCGTCCGGGTCGATCTTGTCCTGGCCCGGGATGGTGAACGCCGCCGGCCAGGTGAAGATGCGCAGCCCCAGGTGGAAGGTCTTCTCCAGCACGCTCTTCACGAACTCGTTGCCGCCGGGATCGTTGTCGCCGACGATGTAGGCGATCTCGAAGCCGAACTCCTTGAGGTAGTCGAGCCCATCGATGGCACCGCCGCCGCCGCTGAAGCAGACGAAGCCGATATTGGGCGGTACCGTGTCGAATTGCCGGGTGGCGATGCTGAGCATGTCGAACTCGCCTTCGACGACGACGCAGCTCTTCTGCGTCTGGGCATCGATCATGCGGCCGTAGGGCGGGCAGCCGTAGAGGCCGAACATGCCGCGGCGGTCCTCGGTCTCGTCCTTGACCCATTGCACCAGCTTGGCGTCCTCAGTGCTGAAGATGCCGTTCGGGAGCAGCGTCGGCACCGCCCGGATCTTGACGTGGCTCGGGAGGTCGGGCGTGTCGCCGGTGAAGTACAGCACCGCGCCCTGCCACAGACTCGGATTGGTGAAGAAAGACTCGAGGTAGTCCTTGGCCAGCTCCCACATCTGGTCCTTGTCGAGGTTCTCCTTCTCGGCCCGGTCCTTGAGGAGCTGCTCCAGCTCCATCGACGGCAGTAGCATGCCGAGGGGCAGCTCGGAGTACCAGTTCGGCGCCGAACGCGGGATGCCACGGTAGTCGAGGTACCGCACCGTGCGCGCGGCGTAGCCGTAGCGCGGGTCACTCGACGCGGCGTCGTAGCCGACGCGGTCGTAGAGCTTCGCCACTGCGCTCAGCTCCGCGTTGCTGACCAGGTGCAGCAGCCGCTTCATGGTGCGGCGCCGCCACTGCACGCTGAGCCCGTTGATGACCTTCGCCGGGAAGTCCTTGAGCCCGTACGTGTCCTTCAGGTCGATCATGGCGTCGACGTAGGTCGTCGCCTTGCCGGCCTTGGTCTTGAGCGCCGCCACGAAGGTGATCGGGTTCCAGAAGAACGCCTTGCACCCGAAGCACTTGGCGTAGTGCTTCTCGAAGTCGATGGTGAACGACGGGGACTTCTCGTCGTGGAAGGGGCACAGGCCCATGATGCGCGGCCCCTTGCGCACCCAGTTCTGCGCCCCGGCGGCGTTCTTCACGTAGCCGAGCCACTGATCGGGCGTGATGTCGTTCCAGACGCGCTTGATCGAAGCGACGCCGATCCTCTTCAGGGTCTGCGGATCCGTAGGCCCCGTGTTCTTCTTCCCAGGCATGCAACCTCCTGGCGCGGAGGTGCCCCCTTAGCGAAGCAGTATCACTTCGTCATGGCCGGGCACATGAGTTGGTAGCCACACGACTTGCATCGCCAGCACGGGTGTGGTTCACCAGCGGCGGCGACCTCTGCTGCTTGGGTGAGGCAGACTTCGATCTCTTCTCGAATGCGAGTACGCAGCACCGGCAGTGGATACTCCGGTGCCCAGACGGTACGGTTGCCGTGCTCGTCTGGATCTTTGCTCAGGTAGTGAAGTCCAGTGCGAATGCTCTTGAGGTTCGGTCGATGAGCATCAGCGAACAAGCTGTACAGCTTCAGCTGATGTGCGTGCCGGTCTACGGGCAACGGCAGTCCGGTCTTGTGATCGAGGATGACCGCGACGGGATGTCGTGTGTAAATGAGAAAGTCGATGCGCCCGCGTACCAGGGCATCCGGCGCCTTATAGCCGGTGAGCGTGAAGTCGTCCTTCAGCGCTATCTCGGCTTCGAACAACATCTCCTGGGTTCCATGCGCCTGGTTGAAGCGCTCCACCCAAGCGATGAAGTCCTTCACGGCGTTTCGGAAGGTGCGCACCCGCAACGCCATTTCATGCGTCAGCTCGTAGGATTCCAGAGCTTGCTGCAGCGCTCGATCGACGCTTATCTTCCCCTGCAAGGACCATTCGAGGATGTGGTGAACCGCTGAACCCACGGTCATCGCCTCAGAAGAGGCCACCAGCTCCTTCTCGTGCAGGACGTACTTCTGGCGAAAAGCGAAGGGACAGTCCAGCGCCAAGTCGAGCATCGATGGTGACCAGGGCGCTAACTTTCGAGCGGCGGCAGATACGGACATGACGGGCCTCCACGGGGACACATACACCGGTGGACGTCGTGCCGAGTCGCGAGCAGCAAGGCACGACGTCCACCGGCTCCGGAGCTAGAAGCCCTTCGTCACGTCGGGATTGTCACCGCCCGGGCTGCTCGGGCTGCTGATGCCCAATCCGGCCATGTCGACGTTCTCATCGACTGCCGACGCCTGGGGACCACGATTCATGGTGGTCTGCCAGTGCTGCTTGAGGAACGCTTGGCGTTCACCGCGGAGCATCTGGTAGAGCGTCGCCGCCGACTCGCGGATGTGCGTGGGCGACGGTTGATTCGCGGACGACACGGCGAAGATGTGATAGTCCGGTCCCTTGTCGGAGCGCTGCACCGACGTCTCCAGGCTCAGCCAGCGATCCCAGATGGCGTCGCCTTCACTGGCCAGTTGGTTCACACGGCTGCCCGCCTTGCGGCTCGACTTGGCGAACTCGAGCTTGTACAGCCGCAGGTTCTGCGCGAGGACGATGTACGTCAGGACGTTGTCGCAGTCCGTCTTCTTCCCGGTGTTGTTCTTGCCCATCGGCAGGTACTGGCACTTCATGCAGTCACCGAACATGGTGCCGAGCTTCGCATCGAATGCGACGCAAACGGGGCGACCAAGCGTGCCGTCCTGCGGGAACATCCGGTTCATCTCGAACCCGTAGAGCGGCACGAAGCGGAAGGGCTTGTCCACCTTCGAACCGAACGAGGTGTAGAGGTCCCCGTTCTGGCAGCCTTCGGGGCGCTGCTTCGAAACCGCCTGGAGAATCCAGACGGTCGGAACCACGAATCCCTTGGCCATCTCCTCCAACCCCTCCTTCATGGGGTTGACGGAGCGCAGCAGCGAGTGGATCTGCTCCTGCTCAGCACCGCTGTACTTCGCGGCGATCGCCTGCAGCTGCGCCATCGCGGTGTCCTTCGCCGCGGTGAACGCTTCCATGTAGGCGTCCTTGGAGGGTGCGACGATCAGCGCCTGGTCACCGTTGTTGCCGGCGGCCGGCGCCGGCATAGCTGACACCTCGGCGACCGGCGCTTCGACCGGTGGTGGAGTTGCGGACTGCGGCGTGGTGGTCGTGGACGGAACAGTGTCTTTGGACTTTGACATCTTGAGTCTCCTTGTTGAGAAGGTCCTCACGTTACCGTTGTGACACCAGTAGCGTCAAGCAGATCCTCTTTACGGGAAGAGGACTTCTCACGGCTGTAAAGCCGTGATACGCTTGGACAACGCCATGCAGACTGAAGACCGTACCTGCGAGCAATACTTCCAAGAAGTCGGCCGCACCCAGATGCCCCGCAACGCTGAGGAGGAGCGGCTCCTCTTCGAACGCTACTTGAGCTCACAAGACGCGGAAGCACGGCGGCGCTTAGTCGAAGGCGGACTCCGGTTCGTCATCAAGACGGCGCGGCAGTACTGCCACGGTGACGCCGAGTTCTTGAAGACGCTCATCCAGGCCGGCAACATCGGTTTGCTGATTGCGGTCGATCGCTACCGGCCCTGGGTGATCCGCTGCCATCACTGCGGCAAACAGTGCTACGTCGCCGCACCACAGAGTCAGCGTTGCACCGGCTGTGGCCAAGCGCTCCGTGCCAGCGAAGCGCAGCACTACACGACGCGTTTCCTCACCTACGCCGCGTGGTGGATCTCAGAGTCCATTCGGACTGAACTCTACAGCGCCAGCACGGTCTACGTGCCGCCCTACAAACAGAAGGCTCACCACCGCGCACGCCAAGCGGGACAAGAAGCCGGTTTCGTCTACGTCCCCTACGACGTCAGCGATGACCACACCCGGGCCGTAGCGGCCCAGGAAGACGATGAAGCCATCGTCACGAACAACGACGCCCGCCAACTCATCTACGCGCAGCTGTGCAGCTTGCCCGACCGGCAAGCCTTCGTCCTCATCGCCTACTTCGGTCTGCGGGAGGACGCCAAGACGCTGCGCGAGATTTCGCGGCGCCTTGGCGTATCCTCGGAACGAGTACGGCAGATCAAGGTGAAAGCGCTGGAAGACTTGCGGGATCGACTGGAGCAGCGGCGACTCCACGCCACCGACGACGCGTTGCTGAACTAGAACTCGTCGCGGAAGCCGGCCATCCACTCGAGCGTCGAAGTGACGCCCTTGAGGTACTGCCGCCGCTCTTCGGACTGGGCGCGGTCGTAGCGCTCGTAGGCCAACTCGAGGCCTTCGCGCACTTCGCGGCTGCCCTTGACCTCGATCTTCTTGATGCCGCGCAGCCGCTCGAGCGCCTTGTCGAGACCCTGACGAACGACGTTGGGTGCCTCGTTGGAATCCGCCGCCGCCGGCCGGCCCAGCGGTTTGCCGCTCTTCGCCTGCCGCCGCTCGTGCCGTGACTTCTCCGCCGTCCGCGCGATGTCCTTGCGGTCCACCTCGCCCTTGAGGAAAGCGTGGAACTTCTCCAGCTGCTTCTTCGGATCGGTGATGTCGAGCAGCTCGCGCGCATCGGTGAACTTGAGCTTGCCCTGGCGGAGCGCCTCCTGGATGGGCGCGGGCAGGTTGAGCAGGTCGAGCCGTTGGCTGATGTAGCCCTCGGTCACGTGCCAGCGCTGCGCCAGCACCTTGCCATTGATGACAGTGTCGACGCGCTCACCGGGGAAGCGCACGCTCTTGCCGAGGAGACTCTTGATGACCTCCGCCTCTTCCATCGGGTTGAGCCGCTCCGCCTGCCGGTTCTCATCGGCCCGCACGAAGAGGATGGTCGTCTCGTCGTTGTTGAAGACCTTCACGGGCACCGTTGCGAGACCACCCAGCTTGGCCGCACGGAGCCGGCGTTCACCAGCGATCAGATGGTACTTCCCGTCCATGGTCTTGTACACCGACAGCGGGTTGATGATACCGATGTGCTTGAGGCTGCCCGACAGTGACGCCAGGCGCTCGCGGTTGAAGTCCTGCCGTGGGTTTCGACCCCCATCGACGACGATGTCGCCGACTTTCACCTGGATCTGCGTACCGATCTCGGAGGTGTCGAGCTTCTGGGTCAGCGGCTTCTTCTCCTCGGGCTTCTTCTCCTCGGGCTTCTTGGGCTCCGGCTTCTTGTTGTCAGACTTGGCTTCGGACTTGCCGTTGCCGCCGACGGTGGCGCCATCCGGCATCTCGATGGAGATGGTCTTCCTGGGAGCATCGGGCTTTTCGGTCGTTGGCATATCGAGTCTCCTTGTTAGGGGTGCTGCGCACTGTAACGCAAACAAAAGGGCGCAGGCAACCTCAACTCGCCGATTGCTGAACTGGGGGTGTGGTGGGTTCTGTGACCGGGGGTACGACCCGGAGATCCGGCGGACCTTCCGTCGGTGGGGCCGGCGTTTCTGCGGCAGCAACCGGGGACAACTGATGCTGGATCTCCGTCGACGTCCGCTGCAGAGCCGCCAGCAAGTTGGCCACCACGGCCAACCCCTTCAGCTGCGGCACCGCCGCGGACACGCCGGTCACCAGCGCCGTGCCAATGCCGAAGAGGGACACCAACCGATCACGATCGAGATGCCAGCGCGGCTTGGTCATCCGCGCCAAAGCTACTGAGAAGTTGTGGACAGCATCGAGGATGCGCTCGAAGCGCGTCATGGACATGCCGACCTCCTCGAAGGCGGTTAGGGGTGGGGAACTTGATGAGCGAAAGAAAAGAGTCAGCCTTCTCGCAGAAAGGCTTCAACCCGGGCGAGATCGATGTACTTCAACCCGGTGCGGCGCAGCGGCTTGCCCTCTAGCACGTCACCGATGAGGAAGAAGAACTCGGTGGCGATCTCCTGCACGTCGACGTCCAGCCGGTTGTAGCAGCAGGCGTGCACCGCGTTGATGAGCCGATAGCGTTGAATCAGCTCGTGGGTGAGCTTGTCGGGTAACCGCTCACGCGGCGTCCGACTACGGGACCGGACTCGCGCCATGTCAGTCCAACGGGCGAACGGTGCCGGGTTCGAAGGGTGCCGTGCCATGCGTCGGGCACTTGGGCACGTTGACGTCCTCACTGGGGACAAGCTTCTCCCCGCACCAGGGGCAGGCGCCCCACTCCCGGGCCGCGGTGACCCGCGCCGGATCCTCGTCGACGCCTAGCTTCTCCATGGGCTCCGCCTCCGTACTGAAGAACAGTTCACGTTGCCGACTTGGGGCACGTCCCAGTAGATGATACCGGAAGACACCCCGGCTGGCGTCTTCGCAAGTGCACAGGATGCGCCAGCCCAGATCGCGCAGGTCGGAGATCCGTGAGGTGTACTTCAGTGCGATGCAGGCCAGTTCGGCATTGGTGACGCCGAGACCCGCCCGATGCTGCAACAGCCACAGGATCTTCCGGCACTGCGCGTCGGTGCGTCGCCCGATGGCCGCCGCTACTTCTTCGGAGCCGCCTTGGGCTTGTCGCCAGCCCGATGCGTCGTCGCCGCGGGAGTCTCGCTCGACGTCGTCCCCTCGTGGGACGTCTCCGCCGGCGTGCGCGTCTTCCGCGGCGCACGTTTGGAAGGGTCGATGTCCCGGAAGGCGGCGTCGAGCGTGTGCTCGATGGTCGCCTTGCAGTTGGCATCGCAGACGTGGTTGGTAGTGCGGATGGTGCCCTTGAAGATGACGATGAGGTCGGGCAACGCCTGGACGCTGCTCTCGATCATCTTCTTGAGGTTGTCGAAGTTCGCCTGACGCTGCTGCTCCGCGGCCTGCAGCGGTTCGACGTCCGTGTGCTCGATCTCCTTGGGGGCCTCCCGCTTGCAGCGGTCGCACCGGTCCGTGATGATGACCTTCATGTGGTGGTCTCCTTCCTGCTGGTGTGGTGCCTTTACCTGGTAAAGCTACTCGATGGCCCGACAGTTAGGACAGAACAACCGTGGTCGTCCGTCACCGTCGTAAATCATGTTCTCCTGCGTCGCGACGTCCCACGCAAAGCGCCAACCACATTGGCACACCGCTTCACCGAAGCCACCCTCATCGAGGATGAGGCGCAGCAGTGAGGGTCGCTGATGCAACTCACGGGTATACGACACCGAGATGTACGGTGCTAGCAGCATGTAGAGCAGGTTCTCATACCACAGATCAGCCGCGCTGTGTGCGTGCCGCTTCGATGAACTCGTTCATGTAGGGCAAGCAGCGGATGTGCGCGCAGATGCCGTCGGCTCCGGACCACTCCAGCATGCGATGGTCGTGGCGATCGTAGTACATCTTGAGCGCCGACTCGTAGTTGAAGACGTAGCCGGCCCGCTGCAGGTAGCTCTCCGGCAGCTGCAGCTTCATGTGCCGCAGCAGCGGCACCCCTTCGTAGACCTTGCTGGTGCGCTCGTCGACGTACGCGTGCTTGCCGCGGTAGCACACGCCCATGTCGTTGAGCTTGAAGAGCACGCTCGGCTCGATGTCCTCGTCGGCGAAATCCGACGGCACCAGTTCACGACTGCCGAGCTTGTGCATCGTCGAACAGGAGTTGCGCACCGTGGCGATCTTGTACGTATCGAGCTCCTGCCAGATGGCCCGGGGAATGGTGATGGTCCACCAGATGCCGATCTCCCGCAGGAACTTGCGGTGCGCGCCGCCACCCTTGATGAGCCCGAGCGCCAACCGCAGGTCGTCGGGGCCGAGGAACGGCAGCTCCGGCACGCGCATGTCAGGCGGCCAGGGGCGTGCGCCGGGGTCCATACGGCTGATCGGCGAGTCGTCGTAGAAGCGCGAATCGCTCTTGTCCCAGCTCTCCTTCGGGTTGCGCATGTCCGTCAGCGCTGGCTCGAACCCGAAGACCTTGACGTTGGTGATGCTCATGCCGGTCTCGCTCATCGCTTCCTCCCGCGGCAGAGGTGCCAGAAGCCGCACCACTTCTCGCTGCACACCCAGGCTGATGGGTCACACGGCGGGAAGACGCCGGCGCTGATGGCCTCGGCGACGCCCCGCACGATCTCCTCCAGCCAAAGGTAGTCCTGCGGCGTTCGCACAGCGCTGATGCGCTTGAGCGTCGGGGTCTTCTGCCGTAGCAGCTGATCAAAGCGAACCGCCGGAATCTTCTCGGCGTAGGAGTAGAGCGTCAGCTGCAGCGAACCATCGACGTCACCCTGCGAGAAGCTCTTGGCTTTGGTCTTGAAGTCGACGATGACCGTGCGCATCGCCTCGGGGATGGTCACACCCTTCTGGCGCATGATGACAACTTCGCTGGGCGAAGCGACGATGGTAGGATCATTCGTGTCGATCAGATCGACGAACCCGATGACCGGCACCCCAGCGATGAGAATGCCGAACTGCTTCTCGATGCCGCGCACTTCACCGTTCATCGTCTTGATGACCTGCGGCCGAACCAGCGGCGCAAACTTGAGGTTGTACAGGCATACGAGCGCCAAGCCAGCGTCCTTTACCGCACCGGGCGTAGACGCATCCTTCTCCCATTCTTCTTTGGGAACTTCCGACACGGCCTTGTCGAAAGAATCGGAGAAGGCTGCGGTGACCATCGACTCAGGCGCGGGAACGCCAGTATCGACGATAGCGTGATGGGTCGTCTCTAGCGCCTTGTGCGTACCCTTGCCCAAGGTGAGCGCGACGCCCGGTGGTCGGATGGTGTCCTTGATGTAGCGGAAGTAGTACTGGCGCGGACAGCGCAAGTACATGTCGATCTGCGTGGCGGAAAGCGCCTTCTTGGGGAGGTGCAGCGGCTTCGGCAACGCCGCGGCTGCCTTGGTGAAGGAATCGAGCTGGGCCAACATCTCTGGCGTCGGCTCGAAATCTTCGATGAGAGGATTCGTAGAATCGGCCATGGTACTCCTCTTGTACCAGCATCACCGCCGTGGTTTGCCCGGCGGGGGTCGCTGGCTACGTTCGCGTTCCAGTTGCGCTTCCAACTGACGACTAGCCGCGACCAGACTGGACATGCCTTCCGCTTCGCCACGCGACTTGCTGCTTCGCGCGTGGCTCTCCGTCTCTCCCGGCGGGTCCAGCGATTCGCCCAGAGCCGGATCGAGTGGTGGCACCGGCGTCAAGGCAGTGATGTTCGGCGAAGGTTGTGCCGCGGGCGGTGGATCGTACACCCCCGCTGGCGCCAGCACCGGTCCCTGACCCAGACGCACGCCGCACTGCGGGCAGTGATCGGGCAGGTCAGTCGACTCGCATTCGATGTGCGCCTCGAATTCGCCTGGGTGACCCTTGCGCGGCTTGAAGATGATCGGCGTCGCAGGCTTGACCCCACGCATGGCCAGCAACTTCGTGGCGTATTCGATGATGTCGGTGTGTCGCAAGATGAGGATGTGGTCCATGGTGAGTCTCCTTCTCAGGTGAGCGGTGACGCTTTCGCTATCGGACGCGCCAACCCCCGAGGGTAGACGCACTCGTCGTCGAACGGCATGATGTCGCGCACCAGACACGATGTTGCGTGCTCACAGGCTGGGCAGGTGATGGCTGCGATGAGCGCCTCCGAGACGTCATGCTTGGTACGCAGTGCTCGGAGTACGGCCTCGTCGATGGTGCCCGCAGCGATCAAGCGGAAGATGGTCGTGTCGCGCTCTTGCCCCAGGCGGTGATTGCGGTCCTTCGACTGCTCGTAGTCGCCCAGCTTCCAGGGCAACGTGTAGTAGACCATGTAGTTGGCGGCGTTCAGCGTGATGCCGACGCCGGTTGAGACCTGACCGAGGTAGACCCGACACGTCAGGTCAGTGTTGAACTTCTCGGCCAGCGCTGCTGTGCCCCCACCGGTACTGCCATCGACGCGAACGTGACCGAGGTGTTGGTCGTTCAGGAGTTTCTCAATCAGGTCGAGCTCGGCCGCGTATTGCCCCCAGATGATGACCTTGTTAGTGGAATCTTCGAGAATCTCCTCGAGAAGTTCCCGCAGTGCGTCGAGCTTGGCATTCTCCGGGAAGAACTCGACCAGTCGCGGTGAAGGCGACGGATGCTTCACGCAGCGACTGGTGTGCGGCTTGATGCTGTCCTGCACACAGGTATGTAGATGTTCACAGTCGTCACAAGCCCGGGCTTCGGCTTCAGAGCGCACGTAGACGAAACCCGCCGCGATCTGCAGCAGCTTATTGAGCAGCGTCGCCACGTGCGGAATGTCAAGGAGTCGCCCCGCGCCGATGAGCAGCTGCGTCTGGATCTGCGCGAGCAACTCCTGATACTCCGTGGACAGCGTCAGCTCGCGGTAGAGCGTCCGTGCTCGCCCATACAGCTGCACCGTGCGATCGATGACCACCTGCTTTGGCAAGTCGAGGCAAGCTTCCTTGGTGCGCCGCAGCGCTACCAGGCTGGTACGCGCATGCAGACCGTCAAGGTTCTTGTAGCCCACCACGATGTGCTTGTTCGATTTGGCCGTGACGCAGTAAATCTGTTTGAACTTCCAGAACTCTTCCGCGGCGTAGGCGGGCGAGAGGAAGCGTAGCTGAGACCACAGATCGCGGGGATCGCCCATCGACGGTGTCCCCGACATGATCACGCGTCGCGCTGCTTTCTGCGACAGCTCCAGCATCGTCAAGGTGCGGGTAGCTTCGTGGGACTTGATGTAGTGCGATTCGTCGGCCACCATCGCCGTGTAGGGCAGCTTTGCGATCTGCTCCGGAAAGCGCACCAAGGTGTCGTAGGACAGCACAACGCCTTGGTAGCCTGACGTCTTGAGCAGCTGTTGCTCACGTTCGACCAGCGTCTCAGCATCGATGATGCAGAACTCCTGCTCGATGCCATGAACCTGCAGTTCACGTGCCCAGACCGAAACGACGATCTTGGGGCAGACCACCAGCGTCCAGCACCGTACCGCCCGCTGCCAATCGATGACGATCTTGGTCTTGCCCAAGCCACAGGCATAGAACAGCGCCGCGCGCCAGTAGTAGAGCAGATGCACGAGACCGTCGATCTGGTGTTGGTAAGGCTTCGTCTTGAACGTGAAACCATTCGGCAGCGCTTGGGCTTCGTGCTGTTTACGCAACTGTTGCAGCGTCGTAACAGCCTGCTGCGCCGCCGACGAGAAGACCACCGGCAACTTCAAGGCACGCATGTCCTTGAGGACGACCTCGGCCGCGGGCAGAAACGCCGGGTAGTACCACATCTGGTTCTGCCACAGCGCCCCGAACACTTTCATGAAGCGGATGTCCGCCGCGGCTACCACGAAGACCGGCGTCCCGCCGAGCGACGTAATCTTTACCTCGTAAACCGGTCCCGGCATCGTGTTTATCTCCCCGACAGCCTACGAGATGACACGCTTGAGATCAAGCCCGCAGAAGTTGCACCAGATGCGATACTCCTGGTTCATGATCTGCTGCTTAGCGTGGAAGATGCTCTCGACGTGGAGATCGTAGTTGCGCGCGAAACCGCCGGTGACGTTGTTGCAACGCGGACACCGCACCACCATGCTCTTGTCACCATCGTCAATCGCGATCGGTTCTACGGGAACAAAGTCGTCATGATGCTCGAGCAACTGCCACGCTAACATGCACAACGTACTCATCGGAGGCGCCGCGTGCCACTCCCGCGCCCGAGCTTCACACTTGGGCGTGTTGAACACCGGCGTCCCCGCGCAGGTCAAGCTCTCCGGGCAGTGCATACAATCAACGACCGTACGTAACTGCAGACACTCGTCGGCGACGCTGCAAAGCAGACAGACGTCACGGTTGTACTCCTGGGTCACGTGGTTTATCCTCCGAGCATGAGCTTCGCTGGCGATCCCTACAGCAGTGACGTAGAAGCCCTCTTTAGACACAACACGACGCACCCTAACCCCATGTTCGACTTCCTGACGGGCTTCGTGCCCCGACGGTTGCGCGACCTCTTCATCTGGATGGAGTACCTCTACTACAACTCCGCCCAGATCTTCGCCGGCCTCAAGAAGTTCTGCGAGTACCCCATCACCGACTTCACCTATGACACCACCAACGAGAACCTGAAGGACCGCGTCAAGCACCTCGTCGAACAGACGCTGCGCTTGAAGGAATTCCTGATGGTCGTGGGGCGCGACTACTGGATCTACGGCAACGCATTCGTCTCCGTGTACCAGCCCTTCGCGCGGTTCCTCAAGTGCCCCGAGTGCGGCAAGATGGTGGGCATCGAACACGTCAACTACCGCTTCCGCTTCATGAAGCTTGCCTTCGAGTACACCTGCCGCCAGTGCAAGAATACCGTTGAGGGCCGCGTTATCGATCGCCGTCTGACCGACCCCAACCGCATCAACCTGGTGCGCTGGGACCCGAAGCAGATGGACGTCGACTTCAACCCGGTCAGCGGTGAAGCGGTCTACTACCACTCGGTCCCCGCCGAGATCAAGGACCGCATCCGCAAGGGCAACAAGCTGCTGCTCAACTCGCTGCCGCTGGCCTACATCAAGGCCGCGCGCGACAACAAGATGTTCCGCTTCGCCGACGACTACATCTTCCACATGAAGGTGCCGCCGCCGGCCGGTATCACCCAGCAGTGGGGCTTCCCACCGCTTACCAGCGCCATCAAACTCTTCTTCTACGCCGCGGTGTTGCGCAAGGCCAACGAAGCCATCGCGCTCGATCACCTGGTGCCGTTCCGCGTCGTCTCGCCCGCCCAGGCAACCAGCGGCGCCGACCCTATCATGACCATCTCACTGGCCAACATGTTCGAGCAGTTCAAGGGCGGCATCCGCCGCTGGCGCCGCGACCCGCTCACCATCATGTTCGCGCCGGTGCCTGTCCAGCTCACCCAGATGGGCGGCGACGGCCGCGCCCTTCTGACCTTGGGAGAAGTTCAACAAGTCGAAGACAACATCATCGCCGCCATGGGCATCCCGCGCGAGTTCATCTACGGCGGCATGAGCTTCACGGGGTCAGCGATCACCCTCCGCATGCTCGAGAACCAGCTGCTGACCTACACCGGTGCACTGGATGAGCTGGCACAGTGGATCACCGACCGCTGCTGCCGCATCCTCGGCTGGGGCAAGGTCGATCTCGAGCTGCAGGAGTTCAAGCTCATCGACGACGTGCAGCAGAAGCAGCTCATCATGCAGCTCAACCAGGGTGGCCAGCAGATCATCTCGAACACCACCATCGCCGAGATGAACGACTTCGACCTCGACAAGGAGCGCGAACGGCGTATGGAAGAAGCCCTCGACGAAGTGCGCTTCCAGCAGACGCTGCAACTCAAGGTGCAGAAGCTGCAGCAATCGCTGGCACAGAAGACCCAGCAAGAAGCACTGCGGGGTGGTCCAGGCATGAACTACGACCAGCAACAGGTCATCGCGCAAGCCGACCAGATGGTCGAGCAATTGTTGGGCTTGGATCCCGGCACCCGCAAGAGCCAGTTGCACGCCCTCCAAGTCGAAGACTTCGTCCTCTACTCCGTCGTGGTACAGCGACTCGAAGAGCGCCAGCTCGCCGCTGCCCAGCAGGGCAAAACCCAAGCCCGCGGCGGCTGACGCTTTACCGCGTAAAGAAGGCGGAGGAACATCATCATGGCACGCAGCAGCGACAACGAGAGCGTCGCTTCCACGATGCGGCGCGCACAGGAGCTACCAGACGACACCGGTGGCGCCAGCGTTCCTCTCACCGGGTTGTTCCAGAACTTCCCGGTGCCGCCGGGTGAACCGGTGGTGGGTGACACACCAACGCGGCAGCCCCGAGGTCAGACCGAAGACCTGCTCCCGGGGCTGCCGAAGTACGACAAGATGCGTACCCACCTGCGCCGCTTCATCATCGGGCAGCGCTTGGTGGGCGATGACGAACGCGGCCGACCCAACTACGTCGACCAGGATGATTCCCAGGCATACGAGACCTTGATGGATGACATCTTGCAAGCCAAAGCTGCGTTGCGCTGGGAGGAGAAACAGCATTTGAAGGACGGCACGCTCGTGATCTCAGTCTGCTACTTCACGCAGCAGAACCCGCCAGCACCACCGCCGTCGGAGGATGAGCCGCCACTGGCCGGCGTCTCGGCGACCTAGGTAGCTTCCGTCAGCTTAGACGAGAAGCAACAGCAACATCACGATCGCCATACATCCTTTCTCGCCCGGGTTCACGCCTCGAGCGTCTCGGCGGGAACGGTGACTACCTGCGACGTCGGGGTCGGCACGGAGGTCGGCTCCGTGACCGGCTCCGGCTCCGGCGCCGGAGTCACCGGCGGCTTCGCCGCCAGTGCCGCCTGCAACTTCTCGCGCATGCTACCCCCGCGGAAGGGCCGCCGCGCGCTGCGTCCGTGACCGTTGTGCGGTTGGTCGCTCGTCGCCGTCGTCCGGCCCAGCGTGCGGCAGTTCACGCAGCGCTGATGCGGCGTGAAGGTCTTCCCCGACCAGGGCTGGTTCACGACCGGCAGCAGCTCGTACTTGAGGATCGAGGTCGCCGCCTGCTCGACGTTGGTGCGCGCCGCCCGGCCACACGCCGGGTTGATGCAGATGCGACTGCAGACCGGCTGCTGCCGCTCCGCCCGCAGCATGTCGGCGAAGACCTGCTCGCTCATGTTCTCGAGCTTGTCCGCCGCCTGGAGTTGCTCGCGCAGCACCTCGCCCCGGTAGATGCGCATGATGTCGCGCAGGTTGGCCAGCGTCTGGTAGGGGATGAACACCTTGACCAGTGCGTTGCGCACCACCATCGGCACGCGGTGCGGGTCGTACGACTCCGTCTTCAGCTCGGGGTCGAACGGGAACGCAGAGGACTCGGCCCACTGGTACTCCATCGCCGTGGCCACCGCGAGCACCGTGTCCGTGGAGATGCTGATGCCTTCGCGCACCAGCTCCGCCACGAACTCGGGGATCTCAGTGTGGGCACGCGCCCCGTAGGCGCGCAGGCACTGGTTGACGGAGAGCATCCGGCCGTGGTTGTCCCGAACGTTGGCCTGGAGAAAGACACCGTCCGCCGACAGCAAGCCCATCGTGATCAGGTCGCGTTTCTCGAACATGGTGAGGCTCCTTTCAGCTGAGTGGCGATGAAAAAACGAGACAGAAACGATTCACCGCAAGCGGCCTCCCGATGAAGGGAGGCCGCCTGCGGCTGAGCCCACGGTTGTACGAAGCGCCTCACCCATGGGCGAGTTCAGGGCGCCAAGGCCGACGTGTACCTTTTCACCGCGCTCTTTCGGCACCCACGCGGTCTAGCCTTCTCGCCTGCCGTAGACGTCAACTCTCCCTACGGCCGAGACGAAAGGCGAACTTCAACACCTTCTTATACCGGGCGTAGCGGTACTTTTCGGAGAGCCGCTGGTCTATACTTGCTGCGCGATGGCCTTGACCCCGGTTCTCATCGACGCCGCCACTCGTCGCACCCAGATCCACGAGAAAGCGACCGACGGGGTCCGCCGCGTGTTCCCGCTCGCCCTCCGTGATCATCGTGTCGAAGTCGAAGACCTCCACGTAGTCTCAAAGGAGTACTCCTCCCGCGAACAGAAAGACGCCCTGCTGCAGGGGCACACGCTGCAGGAGCCGCTCAAGGGAAGCCTCATCCTCAAAGACGCCGCCGGCAAGGTCGTCCAACGCAAAGACGACATCACGCTGGCGCAGTTGCCGTGGTTCACGCCGCGACACACGTTCATCGTAGACGGCAATGAATACTCGGTAGCAAACCAGCGTCGTGTCAGACCCGGCGTGTATACGCGGGTCAGGGGCAACGAAGAGCTCGAAGCCGCGTTCAACCTAGGCCGCGGTGACAACTTCCGTCTCAGCATGGACCCCGCCAAGGGTCACCTTTACATGCAGTACGGGACGACCAACATTCCGCTCTACCCCATCCTGCGCAAGCTCGGCGTGCCGGAGACCGAGCTCAACCGCGCCTGGGGCAGCGGTGTTGTCGCCCAGAATCGCAGCATGTTCGCCGGTACCCCAGCGAAGGCCGACAAGGCCATGGACAAGCTCTACGAGCGGCTGGTGCCGGAGTACCGCCGCACGCACCATACGCAGGAAGCCAAGGCCGACGCCATCCACGAGAGCTACAACAACACAGTGCTGGACCCCGACGTCACATCCCGAACCCTGGGAGAAGCTTTCACACACGTGACGCCCACCGCGCTTGTTAAAGCTTCAAAGAAGCTGCTCGACGTACATCGTGAAGGCGTTGACACCGACGATCGTGACAGCCTCGCTTTCCAACAGCTGCTGAGCGCCGACGACTTCGTTCGCGAACGCATCCTGCTGGAAGGCCGCAACCTGGCCAAGAAGGCGCGCATGAAGGCGTCTTCGGGCAACCTCGACCTCGATCGCATCGTCCCACCGTCGCCATTCACCCGAACCCTCCGGAGCTTCATCACCAACAGCTCGCTGTCTTCGATCCCGACCCAAATCAACCCCGTCGAGATTCTCGACAGTGCTGCCAAGGTCACGACGTTAGGCGAAGGCGGCATTGAGTCCGAACGCGCCATCCCCAACGAGGCCCGCAGCCTCCACCACACGCACTTCGGCCTCATCGATCCGGCGCGTACTCCTGAGAGCTTCCACGCCGGCGTTGATCTACGTGCCGCCCTCTGGCTCAAGCGTGATGAGCAAGGCCGGATGCACACGTTGTTGCGCAACGCCAAGACCGGCAAACTCCAAGATGTCGCAGTCCAGGATGTTGAGAACGCCACCGTGGCGCTGCCGTGGCAACGTGCCCAGCAACGGGGTGTCTCTGCTCTGCGTGCCGGACAACCGGTCTCGGTCGGCCGCGGCGAAATCGACTACGAACTGCCGCACCCGTCCTTCATGTTCTCGCTGTCGAGCAATACCATACCGATGCCGGAGAGCGTCGAAGGCTTCCGCCTGCTGATGGGCGCCAAGCACGTCGGCCAAGCCCTCCCGCTAGTGCACCGGGAAGCCCCGCTGGTACAAGTAGCCTCGTTCAATCCACACCGCACCATGGAGCAGGAGATCGCTCGTTTCATCGTACCGCACGCCCCGGTCGCCGGCACCATCACCAAGGTCGACCAGGACTACATCTACCTGCGACCTGAAGCCAAGAAGAAGGCCGAAGCAGAGAGCGAATGGCCGCAACTGATGCCCGTCGAGCACGTCTATCTCGCTGAAGACGGTGAGAAAACCGCCGCCACCCCGCTCATCAAGATCCCCTACGATGACCACTTCCCCCTGTCGTCCAAGACCTTCCTGCACAACAACGTCACCGTGAAGGCCGGCGACGAAGTCGATGCCGAACAGCTCCTCACCGATTCGAACGTCACCATGGACGGTCGGTTGGCGCTGGGCACGAACCTCCGGGTCGGCTATCTGCCCTATTACGGGGCCAACACCAACGACGCGGTGGTCATCTCACAGGCCGCCGCCGAGAAGTTGACCAGCGAGCACATGTACAAGGAAGTGCTCCAGCTCGACCTGGACACCGTGCTCGAGCGCGACAAGCATCGCGCCATGTTCGGCAGCCGTTGGACCGCCGCCCAGTACGCCCACCTCGATAACCGGGGCGTCGCGCGTTCCGGAGAGACGCTACAGCCAGGCGATCCTCTCATCCTCGGGCTGCATAAGGCCCTACCCACCGCTGAACAGCGTATGCTTGGCAAACTTCACCGCACGTTGAACACGCCTTTCCGTGAGATTGCGTTGACGTGGGAGCACCGCTGTCCTGGCGAAATCGTCGACGTCGTCGCGACGCCATCGCGCATCCTACTCACTGTTCGCACCAGTGAACCAGCGGCGATTGGCGACAAGATCTCGAACCGCTACGGCGGCAAAGGGGTCGTTGCCCAGGTGCTGCCGATTGCCCAGATGCCGCATACGCCCGATGGGCGACCGCTGGAGCTGCTCATGCCACCCACGGGGGTGCACGGCCGCATCAACCCAGCCCAGATTCTGGAAACCGCGGTCGCGAAGGTCGCGGAGAAGACCGGCAAGCCCATCGTCATCGAGTCGTTCAGTGGCAAGAACAACGTGAAGTGGGCACGCGGGCTTCTCAAGGAGCACGGCCTCACCGACAAAGAGATCCTCGACAACCCGATGACCGGGAAGACCATCAAGGGACCCGACGGCAAGGGCGTGATGGTCGGACCGCAGTACATCTACAAGCTCTTCAAGAGCACCGAGACGAACTACAGCGCGCGCGGCGTCGAGGACTACGACGCGAATCTCCAGCCAGCAAAGGGAGGAGCGACAGGGGCGAAAGCCCTCGGGCGCATGGAGATCAACGCCCTGCTGGCGCACAACGCCCGCAACGTCTTGCGCGAATCCATGACCCTCAAGTCGTCACGCAACGACGAGTTCTGGCGCGCCTACCAGCTAGGCCTGCCGTTGCCACCAGCCCGCACCTCGTTCACCAGCGAGAAGTTCCTGGAAATGCTGCGCGGCGCCGGCATCAAGGTCGACAAGAGCAACGAGCAAATGACGCTCGGCCCGTTGACCGATGCCGACGTAAAGAAGCTCTCCGCCGGCGCCATCGCTCGGCCGCTCATGGTGAAAGAGAAGGACCTCTCCCCGGAGAAAGGCGGACTCTTCGATCCCGTAGTCACCGGCGGCACCAACGGCACGCGCTGGTCGCACGTCGACCTGCACGAACCGCTGGTGAACCCGACGTTCGAAGAACCAGTACGCCGTTTGCTGGGTCTCACCGTAGCGCAGTTCCGTGGTTTACTGGAACGTGAGGGTGGCGCCGGTATCCGTCGCCGCCTGGCAACCATCAACCTTGATCAGCGCGAACGCGAGCTCCGGAGTGAAGTTCGTGATGCCACCGGCGCCCGACTCGACGGATCCTTGAAGCAACTGAAGAACGTCCTGGCACTGCAACGCGAGAAACTCTCCCCGGATCAGGCCTACATCATCTCGAAACTGGGTGTCGTACCCCCGGTGATACGTCCGATCTTGCCAGCCTCTCATGGCCGCAAGGACCTGTTGGTCTCTGACGCGAACTACTTGTACCGCGACGCGATGCTCGCCAACGAGAATCTCGCCGCCGCCAAGCACTCACTGCCACCCGAAGAAGTGGCCAAAGCGCGACTCCACCTCTATGACGCCACGAAAGCAGTCTTCGGTCTCGGTGACCCGATGAGCCCACAGCTGCAGGGCCGCGGCGCCAAAGGCTTCATCACGACGATCGCCGGACAGGGTAGTCCCAAGGGTGGTTTCTTCCACGGCAAAGTCCTCTACCGCCCGCAGGACGTCAGTGGTCGCGGTACTGCGGTCCCCGACCTCAACCTCAACATGGACGAGGTCGGCATTCCCGAAGACATGATGTGGACGATGTACGGTCCGCACGTCATCCGGCGGCTGGTGCAGAACGGCTACCACGTCGTCGATGCACAGAAGGCGCTCGAAGACCACATGCCGGTGGCCCGTGAAGCCCTGCTGCGTGAAGCACAAGAGCGCCCGCTCATCGTCAACCGCGCCCCCACGCTGCACCGCTACGGCATGATCGGTGCGTACCCGGTGCCGGTGCCGGGAAAGACGTTGCGGGTCAATCCGTTCATCGAGAAAGGCCTCAACCTCGACTACGACGGCGACACGCTGACTGTCCACGTCCCCGTCATGCCGGGCGCAGTCAAGGACGTGAAGTCGATGCTGCTGTCCAACCTGCTCTTCGGCGACAAGACCAAGAGCGACCTGTTGGTCTTCCCCCAACACGAAGCCATCGTCGGGGTGCACCTAGCCAGCAACGCCAAAGACGGCAAGAAGTACCGTTTCAAGACCAAGGCCGAGGCGCTCGCCGCGTATCGTCGCGGCGAAATCGCGCTCGACGCCGAGATAGAGATCGGTTGAGCAATCGTCCATCGATGACCTATACTTGCGGTACTGGTCATCCACAGCAAGGAGCGTACCCGTGAGCCATCTCGATACCGCGTTCAAGATCGGCGCCGCACAGGCGCAGCACGATTTCCAGGCTGAGCTCGACAAGGTCGCCCAGGGCGACATGCGTCCGCCCATCCCCACACCGGACATCCGGCCGGGGCAGCCGCAGCCGGGTCCCGCACCACGTCCCATGCCGGCTCCCACCCCGAAGCTGCCCATCCCGAATCCCGGGCTGGGACCGCGTCAGCCGGGCCGCCCAGTCCTGTAGCTCAACCCACATCTCGTAGAAGGCAGGAGTGTGGATGAGCAACCCGTACCTCAGCTACAGCCATCGTCTCGGTGCTGAGGCGGCACTGCAGCACTTCGGCGTGCGGGTCAAGACGGGAAATACGCCAGCAATCACGACGGGTGGACCGATGCCTTCAGCAGTCGCCGCACAGCCACCCACAGCTGCAGCGTCACCAGCGCCACCCACGGGTTCACCAATGACTCCTCCGGCTACGGGCCGCACCGTAACCGGTTCGGCACGAATGGCCGCCGCGGATTTCGCCCGGTCCATGCAGGAAGCGGAGTACGACAATCCGACAGCACCGCCGCCGAAGTTCGCCGGTTTCGAAATTGACACCGACGGCATCGTGCGGCGCACCCTCGAAAAGTTCGGTGGTCCCCGCGGTCGAAACGGACGGCCCAGTGGCGCACGTGAACCTGCGTCACGCACTCCGGTGGGCGTCGGCGGTCGTTTCCAGGCGCTGAAGCGCAAGATGTCCCACAAGAAGAACGTGGCCACGGCCAAGCGCGTCGGACGCACCTCGGCGAAGAGTCGCAAGGGATAGGCGAGGCCCTGTGTGGCAGCGATCTACACCATCGGAGGTCAGCTCGCCGCACTGGCGGACCTCGGCCTACTGAAGACTGCCCAGGCTGCACTGCCCGGCGAGTTCGCTCCGGGCATCCCCAAGGGCAAGCCAGTCTCCCCACTCCCAACGATCAACGCTGACACGCTCAACCGCTGGACGCTCGCGGTGCAGCACCACGAAACTACGCGCTCAGGTGGACGCGCCCACTTCGATCTGCGACTCGTCGATCCTGATGCAGGGAAGGCCCACTCGTGGGCCATCCCCAAGGCCCGACTACCGGAGCCAGGTGAGAAGCTACTGGCGGTTCAGACGTTCACGCACACCCCCGACTACGCACTCCACTTCGGCGAGAAGGGTGAGCAGACGATCGGTTCGGGATACGGCGCCGGCAAGGTCCGCATGGCGCTCAAGGAACCAGTCGACGTAGTCGAAGCGAACCGCGACAAGGTTCGCTTCAACGTCTACCAGGGGAAGGACATCAACGAGTACCTGCTGCACCGCACCCACGGCGACAAGTGGCTACTGCAGAACGTGACCATCACCAAAGCACGGCGCCCAGACATCCCGCAGAGCAAGCCTGACTACAAGGAGACGACCCCGGACAAGGTCGACGTCACCAATGATCAGCAACTCATGGCCGCAAAGGTCGACGGCGCACACAACACATTCGTACTTGATGCGGGTCAGCCCGTACGGGTTTTCAGTTATCGACCTACCGAACGCGACACCGGGATCATCGAACACAGCCACCGATTCCTCCCCGGATACACGACCCGCGTGCCTGATCATCTCGACCAACTGGTGCTCCGGGGAGAACTCGTCGCCGCCGACCCTCACACCGGAAGAGCTCGCGGAACTCAAGATACGGGCGCCGTCCTCAACTCCGGCGTATGGAAGAGCCGCGATCTGCAAACTCACACGCCGCTGCGAGCGATCATCTTCGATGTCGCGCGGCGCCACGGGAAAGACCTGGAGTCACTCCCCTACGAGAAGAAGCTGTCCATCCTTGGGGAGGTCCACAAGTCGCTACCGTTCCTCGAACTCCCGCCGATGGCGCGGACGGCGAAAGAGAAGATCGACCTGCTGAACCGGATTCGCACCGGACAGGAGCCGATCACCAGCGAAGGCGTCGTACTCTGGCCCCTCGCCGGTGGCCCGCCCACCAAGGCCAAGTTTCGGCCGGACCACGACGTCTACGTGCGTGAGGTCTACCCAGAGACGGGGTCGCGTACCGGGTTGGCCGGCGGCTTCCGCTACTCCTGGACCCCCGAGGGCAAGATCGTCGGCAACGTCGGCACCGGGCTCGACCACGCGCTCAAGCGCGACATGCTATCGAACCCCGCGAAGTACATCGGCCGCGTCGCCAAGGTGCAGGCCCTCGGGCTCTACCGCGACAAGGAGCATCCGAAGAAGCCGGGCGCACTACGAGCACCGGCGTTCAAGGATTGGCACCTCGACAAGGGCCTGCAGCTCTTCGATCTGCCGAAGGAGAAGTGATATGCCCTTCAAGAGCCAAGCTCAACGCGGCAAGTTCTACGCCATGGCCGACCGTGGTGAGATCTCGAAGACCACCGTCAAGCACTGGGAAGACACCACGCCCAAGGGCAAGAAGCTCCCCGAGCACGTCGGCCACAAGAAGGAGAGCGCGTTCTTCGGGCACGGCGTAGCGCAGGCGATGGTCGATACTGGTCTCGTCCCGCAGACGAAGACTGCGGCTGGAATCAAAGAACGACTACCATGGAATCAACCAGGACAAGGTGCTGAAGGACTCGGGCAAGGGCGTTGGTTGCCTGAAGTTCTCGACCCAAAACTCGTCGCTGACCAGGCCATGCAACAGGCAAAGCGGCGATTGCCGGAGTGGCCGTTCGGTTCCGCCGCCGACATCGGACGCGGCGTTCTGCAGGGTCGTGCTGGACTCGCTGAAGCCCTGCGTGCAGATGCTCTACATCACGGAAGCCGGTCACAAGAAGTGATGGAACTGCTCGCGAACCTGATCAAACGTCGAGGATGATGATGGCCTACGCACTTCCAGGCGGCATCCCCGGCGGCAACGCCGAGAAGGAAGGCAAGAAGCCTTCGGACTTCAGCGCCAAAGAAGTCGAGACCGGCCGTGAGATCGAGCACGAGCACACCGACGACTCGACCAAGGCCACCGACATCGCCCTCGATCACCTGACCGAGATTCCCGACTACTACCGCCGCCTGGTGGCGATGGAACAACGCGCTGACCGCGAAGGCATGAAGCATGATGTGAGCAGCGAAAAGGCCAGCGCCGCAGCCGACGACTTCATCCGCACCAAGCTGCGGGGCGATGCACTCCCACCCATCTCCGCCCAGCGCTACGCGAAATTGCCCTACGATGACCAGCCGCAGCCGCACGACCAACCGGTGATGTACCAGACCGACCCTGATCTCAACATCGTGAAGCAGGCGTCCATACCTTATACTAGGGGTGTAGCTACCGCACTTTACGCGGTAAACCTTCACTAACAGGAGCCCACATGTCGATTCGCCCGTGGCTCAAGATGCGCAACGTCCTCGACCAGATGCAGAACGATGAGATTCACCATCTGACCTGGCGCATTCGCGTGCTGGGCGCGTTCCTCGTGCTGGCGCTCCTGCTCATGGTGGTCCCACCCCTGATCGCAGTGGCCGCGCCCGCCACTCAGCCGGTCATCGCCGCTACACAACCTGCGACCCCCGTCGTGAAGGCCGCCGCGAATGTGCAGCAGTGGTGGATGCCGCTCCTGACTCCGATGCTCGCTGCCATCGGTACCCTACTAGCGGCTTTCATCACCGCCTTGCTCAGCAAGCTCATCAAGCTGTTCGAAGCCAAGTACAAGATCGACGTACCAACGGATGTCGAGAAGCTGATGGCCGAGAAAGCGAAGCAGCTCATCGCCGGCGCCGAAGAAGAAGCCGAGCGCCGCATCCTGCACGAAGATGGTCAAGTCACCTCCGGTGCAGCGAAGAACAAGGAGGTCGTCACCGCGCTCGTGGCGTTCGCCGAATCCATCGGCTACGGTAAGCTGTACCAGGAAGAACAGACGAAGAAGCTGGTCGATGGTGTGTTGCATCTCAGCCGCATCGGCAGCGAAAACGTCATCGGCAGCAACGGGGACCGCGCCAAGCGACTCGCGAAGGCCAATCACGACGACGCCAGCAAGCGCTGAACGGAGCTACTATGGGTGACGAGTTCTTCAGTCGCGGTGCTGGTGAAGCCCTGAAAGCCTTGGGGCTCATGAGCGATGACGTCGCCTACGCACTGGCGCGGCGTCAGTCCCGTAAAACCGCAGCCCCAATGCCGCCAACTGAAGGTGGTGATCAGCACGGCGCACCCTTCCCCGAGAAGAGCATGAACATCGGCGCCGAACGCTTCGCACGCCTGCTGCGCAACCTGGACGACGAAGGACTCAAGGGGAGGAGCAACCCCGACAACGCCAACTACGCCTACACCAACAACCTCGATCGACTCACGACCTGGGGTGGATCGACGCATGTCGAGGAGGGGCGTTCCTCGGGTGGTTTGATGGTGCCTGCCAATCCTCGCGGTTGACCTTCCCCGATGCCGACCAAGCGCAAACCAGCGACGACCACCATCGGTCGATTGCTGCTGAACGAAGCCCTGCCGCCATCACATCAGATCGATCAACCGATGGCGCGGCACGAGCTCAACGCGCTGATGTCAGACCTGGCCCGCAGCGATCCACCACGCTACGTGCAGGCCATCTCCGACATCAAGCGCATCGGTGATGCCGTCGCTACCGACGAAGGTCTCACGGTCGGATTAGACGACATCGAACCCGAATACGCCGTGCGGGATCCGTTGCTCGAACCGGTGTTAGCACAGGTGAAGCGTACACGGGACCCGCAAGCCCGTATCCGACTCATTGAAGCACTACAACCCAAGCTCATCGAGATCACCAAACGTCACCCCGGCCAAGCCGCGATGATGGTTCGCAGCGGTGCCCGCGGCGCCATGCCCCAGATTCTGCGTACCGTGACCACCCCGACGGCCATCACCGATGACCGTGGTCGAACCGTACCTTGGATCATCAGCAAGAGCTACGCCGAGGGTCTCAAACCAATCGATGCTTGGATCGCCTTGGGCGAAGCTCGACGCAACGCCGTCGAGTCGAACATCTCCGTTTCCGCACCGGGTGAAGTCAGCAAGCTGCTCATCGGCAACATGGGTGATCAGCTCATCACAATGCCGGACTGTGGCACCAGCAACGGCCTTGCAATGCTCGCCGATGATCCACAAGCTCGGGACCGCTACCTCGCCAAGGCCAGCGAAGGTCTCCCCGCCGGTACGTTGCTCACCGGCCAGCTAGCGAGTCGACTCCACAGCAAGATGATAGTGCTGCGTTCACCCATGACCTGCGAAGCCCCCCACGGCGTCTGCCAGCGCTGCTATGGCTTGAACAACCGTGGCCAACCCGCGCGACTCGGCGACAATGTCGGCATGATCGCAGCCCACGCCATGGGTGAGCCGCTCACCCAGATGGCGCTCAACGCAAAACACGCCGCACGCACTACTGCCTCACGAAAGGTAGTCCTCAGCGGCCTGTCGGGCCTCAAGCAGCTCACCGAAATCCCACAGAGCTTCTTCAACCGAGCGGTGCTTTCCGAGCATCCGGGAACTGTCACTGGAATCGCATCGGCACCCCAGGGTGGGCATTACGTCACGGTCGATCAGGAGCAACACTACGTGCCCCCGATCCTGGACGTGACCGTACATCGGGGCGACAAGATCGAAGCCGGCGACGCCCTTTCCGATGGCATCCCCCGACCCGACGACGTCGTCCGTCACAAAGGACTGGGCGTTGGTCGACAGTATCTCGTCGATCAGCTGCAGGGCATCTACAAGCGACATGGTCTTGACATGGACCGCCGCCACCTCGAGCTGCTGGCGAAGACCGACCTGAACTACATCAAGATCATGGACCGCGACGCCGAACAGCTGGGGCTGCTACGCGGCGACGTCATCGACTACAACCGCTTCCGCAACCTGGTCGCGGAGCACACCAAGGTGCTACCACTCGCTGACGCTCTTGGCGAAACACTCGGCGACAACGTACTCCACTACACCGCCGGCACGCGGGTGACCCCGGCGGTCGCACTGGACCTGCGTCGCGTCGGCATAAAGACGGTGTCCATCGCTCCACGCATCCCACTGCACGAACCGCTCATGAAGCCCATCAGTCGCGCCCCGTTGCTGCGTCCTGACTGGTTGGCCCGCCTGGCCCACCGCAACCTCAAGGATTCCATTCTCGAGGGTGCCGCCTTCGGTGAGACAGCCGAGCTGCATGGTACGCATCCCGTTCCCGCACTGGTTATCGGCGAGTCGTTCGGCACTGGGCCTCCCGAACACTACTGAGGTATCCGAAGCCGGTGGTAAACCTTGTGAAAGCCGAGAGTACGTCCTATCATTGGACAGCCTTTCGCCAAGCAACCGCTGCGGCCCGCCGTGGAGGAGAGAACGATGTCACTGTTCAAGCGCGCATACGTCCGAGGAGTCAACGACGAGCTCGTGCGTCTGGGACTCATCCGTTACCCCGTCAAGGAGGCCGCTGACGAGATCGCCGACGCGGTCGGTGACCAGCTGCCCGCCGAACCCGCTGGCGAACCGGTGTCCCCGGAGACCGCCGCCGACGTCGCTGCCACGCTCGTCGACGCGGCCACCAAGCTGGTGTCCGAGACGCAGGGCGAAGGTCTGGCCCCCGAAGGCGCCCCACCGATGCCCGAGGAAGCCGCCCTCAAGACCTCAGCCGCCCAGGACCTCGACACACGTGCTGGCGCGCAAGCCTACGCCTGCATGATGAAGGCCGCGGAAGAGGTCAAGCAGGCCGAAGGCTCAACCATCGAAGGCGGCGACAAGGGCAACTCGCCGACGGGCACGGCCCAGGCCGAAGCCCAGATGGAGAACAAGAACCGGCCCGAGCAGTACGCCAACATGGGTGTCTCCGGCGTCGGTGGCACCGCTTCGGGTGCCGGACGCGGCACCGGCGTCATCGGCAACGAGCAACCCCAGCCAGCTGCCCCGAAGGAGAGCCCGAGCGGCTCCAACAGCGTCATGCAGCAGTCGAAGATGGGCAGCCTCGCCGAGATCATCCGCAAGGTCGCGATGGCGAAGCAGGCCGAAGGCTCGACCATCGAAGGCGGCGACAAGGGCAACACGCTGGCCGAAGCGCCGGCCGCCGAGACGCAGATGGAAGCGCGCAACCGCCCCGAAGGTTACGCGCACCTCGGCCGTCCGGGCATGGGCGAGACCGACCTGACGGTGCCAGCCGGCGCCAATGTCGGCGTCGAACAGGCTCACCCGAACGCGCCCGCCGAATCACCACCCGGCGCCCTGCCGCCCAGCAGCGCCAACTCGATCGTCGAGAACTCCAAGACCAGCGAGATCGATCCCTTCCTGGCGCTCTTCAAGAAGACCGCCGAGGAGGTCGCCGCCTTCCTGCCCAAGACCCTCGTCGACGAGGACAAGATCGCCCACGTGCGCCGCATGATGGGCATGAACGACGTGGAGCGCACCGAGTACCTCGGCTTCATCGCCAAGGATGCGGGGGCCACGGACGATCAGGCCGTCTCGATCGCCGAGAAGCACGCGTCGGTCTCCAGTCGGCGGCGCTACCAGGGCAACTCCGGCCGCCAGGACCGCACCCGGGCCAACCAGAAGCAGGCCGGTGAGCTGCCCCCCGCCCTCCAAGCCGTGATCGACGCCAAGAAGAACGGCGACAAGAAGGACGACGACAAGAAGGACGAGAAGAAGGAGAAGGAAGAGGAGAAGAAGGAAGGCTCCGACCTGCTCTCCCGCATCCGCGCCATCCGGCACACGGCGTAGCCGCGAACGGATCCTGCCCGGCACGGCAGCCCCCCGTACGCGGCCTGCGCCGGACACAGGCTCGGCCAGGAAGGGAAAGGCGCCGTGAGATTCCCCATCGACGCACTCAAGATCGCCGCCCAGTTGATCGAGCAGCAGCTCGGCCAACCAACCCAAGGCCCGTCGGCAGAACCGGCCGACCTTCCGGCTCGTCAACCCCTCCAACGCTCCGTGTTGAGTCTACTGGAGAGCCACGGCGCTGACGATCGAGCTACGGCCACAGAGCAGTCGTCCCGCGTACTCACGCACCCCCGCCAAGAAGCGTGGACCGGGTCATGATCTTGGCGGATCTCACCACGCCCGCCGGCCTTGAAGAACTGGTGCGGGTCACCGGCGGCACACAGAGCTACTACAATCACCCGGATCGCGCCGATGGTATCGCTACCGTCGTGCAACAGGCCATCACCACCAACCCCAACCTGGCGCACGTCAAAGTACGGCTCATGCCGAACTTGCCGAACGCCTTCTACAACTACGACCGAGGTGAGATAATCCTAGGGGTGGTGAACCCCGATGCGCTCGCCCATGAACTCGGTCACGCGAACAACCTGCGGCAAGAAGGGCTGTACCGCAAGATCCTCAACGCCGCCAACGGGGTCGCGCGCATCAACAACGTGGTCGCATTGCCCGCCATGCTCGCGTTGCGCATGTTCGTGCAGGACCCGGAACGCCGCGACGACATCCTCAAGTCGTTGTCAGCAGTCTCAGCGGCCATCGCCGCCCCGGGGCTACTCGAGGAACTCAGTGCCAGCACCACCGCGTTCAAGGCCGCGCCCAACAAGCTGCGGGCGGTTGGCACCCTGGGTCCCGCTTTCATGGCGCACATGGCGACCAGCATGATGCCCAGCGCAATCTACCAGGCCGGGAGGCCCTAGCCCGTGAGGAGCCCGACGATGCACCCGCAGATGAAGAAGACCGCCCAGCCCATGTCCCCACGGACGCAGGCCTTCCAGTCGGCCGCACCCTCGGGCGATGAAGAACAGCATCTCTTCGAAGAGGGGCTGAGCCAGATGGCCTACAACATCTTGGTGAGCAAGTTTCCGGACTTGATCCAGGATGTCGTGACCTTCCGCATCCTCGACACGAACATCGAAGATGGGGCTGGCATCGGCACGTTCGTCGTACAACGCGGCGGCGAAGCCATCTACATCCCCGTCGTCATGGCCGACAACCAGATCAAGCCGCTGGACCTGTTCTACCACAAGGGCCTCAACGTCTTCCTGCCGCTCACCAGCGACTGGCTCGACGAAGTCGACAAGCTCACCATCGACGAGATGGGCGAAGCCGTCAAGCAACCGCAGTCGCTGCGCCGCGACGTCGACACGCGCAACATCCTCATCCCGCCGACGACAGGCCGCTACGCCTACGCCGCCGCCCGGCAACCGCTGACGACCGACGTCATCAACGAAGACCTGCGCCAGATGCTGCTCAAGCTGGAACCGCGCAGCTTCGAGAAGAGCGCCGACCAGCGTGCCGCTGCTCTCCTGGAGTTCCTCGGCCGCATGCCCACCGCCGCCAAGCTGGCGTTCGCCAACGTCCTCACGGCGCGCCCGAAGCTCGCCGCCGCGGTGACCCAGCTCTACGGCCTCGATCCACTCTGCACGGCGCTAGCGAAGCGCGCCGCCACCGAAGGCGAAACCACCGTCACCGAGGAGGGCGAACTCAACGTCGCCGATCGTTCGACGACCAGCAGCAAGTTCAAGCAGGTGTTCGGCGCTGGCGCCCCGGAAGCCTTCCAGGGCATGCTGACGAAGGGCTACGCCGCCAGCGACACACGCCGCGGGCTCAGCCACGCCGTCCAGCTGCAGGAACCGAAGGACCTCATCCGTCCCGACAAGAGCGGCTTCTACCGAGTCTTCACGACCGACGGCAAGACGCTACCAGCGTTCATCGCCGTCGATCCCCGCGGCATCCTCAACGCGAAGAACGAGCATCCCGACACGCCGGAAGGTCCCAAGGGTGTGCGTCACGGCGGACGGCCGCCGCGGGGCAAGCACCACGCCGGCTGCGAGTGCGGCCAGTACGACGAATTTCTGGTCGTGCTCAAGGATGGACGTTGGCTGCGCACCAAGCAACTCATCGCCGAACCGGCCTGGGGCTACGCGCACTACGATCCCGGTGAGGACGATGCAGCGCGCTTCAAGCAAGTCCTCGGGCAGGACGGCGACGCCCAGCCGAAGGCCGGCGACATGGGCGTGTTCATCAAGCGCACCGGACAGACGTTCGTTGCAACCGAGCCGTTCCACGTGCGGCGCGTCGCCACGGATGCCCAGGGGATCCGGCGTATCACCTGCGACGACTATGATCAGACCGTGCTGGTGACGGACCCGAAGGCCGCCAAGGCAGGACTGCATCAGCCCAAGGGCCAGCCGCTCGTCTACATCCCGGCGGACGCGCGCTATCTCAAGCTGCGCAGCGAAGACCAGGACCGCCTAGGGCCGTTCCGGCTGCTGAAGAGCGATGCTGGCGATTCGGAGAAGAAGGACGACGACGCGAACTACGGCATCCGCCTCCTCAGCAACCCCAAGGACGTCCTCAAGTGGTTCACGCAGCAGGTCGAAGCCACAGGTGCTGCGCGCGCCAGTGTGAAGAACGCCGCCGCCGACCAGTTCTCCATCGATGGTGAACCATCGCTGCCGAAGTTGGCGGCGATGGAACGCCTGGCGCGCAAGTACCGCATCCCCTTCGACGCCGCCGAGAACCTGGTGAAGCAAGCGGCGGCACTGCCGAACGGCCAAGCGACCGCCTGGGTCGTCACCGCCCCACAGCTGGTCAAGCTGGCGCAGCTACCGATGATGGATCCGTCGTCGTCCGCGCCACAGGCCGGTGGATCGCCAGCGGGGATGCCGCCACAGCCGGGCATGGAGGGCCAGCAAGCACCTCCACCCCCGCCCCCGTCGCCGCTCGACATCGCCATGGGCGAAGCCCAGTCGCAGCTGCAACAGCAGTCGGCCGGGCTGCAGCAAGCCCAGCAGCAGATCACGGACACCACCGCGGTGCTGCAACAGGTGCAGCAGCGCGCACAGGAAATCGCCAGTGGCGGTGCCCAGGCGGTCCAACAGGGCGCCCCACCGATCATGCCGGGCGCGGCCGGCGCTTCCGCGGCACCCCCCACCGCGCCGCCGGCCGCTGCCCCGGCACCTACGGGTGGCATGCCGCAACCCGCCCCGCAACTGCCCGCCGGGGGCATGGGCGCCGTGATGCAAACCGAGAGTCCCTCGGCCACGGAGATCCAGCAGCAGGTCAACCCACAGTTCCTCGAGCAGGCGGGCCAACTACAGGATCAAGGCATCTTCGATGCCGCCGCCATCGCCTCCATCGGCCAGTCACCCAGCTTCCGCGACACGGTCGTGGACTACGTGCCCACGATGGAACGCGCCCTCGACAACCTCGGCCGCACCATGCTGACACTGTGGCTGCAGGAGGGTGAGCTCAAGCAGCAATTCGGCGAAGAGGAGTTCTCGAAGATCGAAGACAACCTCCGCGCCGTGCATGAAGGTCTAGGTGAACTGGTGCTGCAGCTGAATCGCAACGCCACCGTGATGCCAACGTCAGCGAACGCGTAGCCATCATGGCCCGGCAAGACCCACACCATCGCGTCACCGTAGCCCAGCAGGCCGTCACTGCGGGGGCGGTGCCGATCGATCTAGCCACCCGCGCCCTCGCCGAAGTGATCCAAGGTGTCTCGAAGAACGACGCACTCAAGTACGCCTGGGACAAGTACCAGGTGCACTTCGAACGCAACGTCATCGAGAGCTACTTGATCGCCGACACGACCGTCGAAGAGATGAGTCGCGCCACCGGGGTCAGTCCGGCCGCCCTCGCCGCTTACCGGGACCACATCTTCGACATCCGCGTCTTCCGTGACCGACTCGAGCGTATCAGTTACGTCTCCCGTTGCCGCGCCTTGCTGCCACGCGACCAGCAAGCCTACCTCGAAGCCGCCCTGGTGCAGGGTACGGAGTACATCAACTGGCTGATCAACCGTCAGTCGATCGTCCCTCCGCGTAAGGTACTCGAAGCCGCCATGACCGAAGGCCTCTACATGGGCCTCGCGCACCGAGGTACTGATCCAACATCAGAGCGTTCCAAGCAAGCACAACACTGGCTGCAGAGTGGTACCCAAGCCGCCACCACGCTGCTGCGGCTCGACCCGCATGACGACGAAGACGCCCTGGAGCACCTGCGCATCGCCCTGATGCACAAGAACCACGTCACGACGCCGCAGATGGCCGGTGCGCCGCTGCCAGAAGACATCGTGCATTGACCTCTGCTGCGTGAGGGATGATCATGCCACTCATGGACGAGAACCTGCTGCAAAAGTTGGCCGCTGACGTCGTCACGCGTTTCCAGCGTGAGAAGATCGCGCTCACGGATGGCGTGACCGATGCCGCCCAGCAAAACAACCTGAGCCCCGAACAAATCCGGCGGCTGGTCGAGACGACCAACAACATGGCCTTCCAGCAGCGCTTCGAAGGCGCGCCGGATCGCGTGGCCGCTTCTGCGTTCGAGCCCGCCGATGCCAATGCCGCCCTGCAGCGCCTCGTCGCTGCGGCGCAAGACGTCATGGACACCATGGAGCCCGTCGGCGGAACCGCCGGCGGTGACGCCATCGCCCAGAGCCTCAGCGGTGATCTCACGTCACCCCTGCCCACCACGCATCCCGGCGCGCCGGCCCCGTTGCCACCAGCCACGCCCGAACCGATGATGGAACCGAAGGTAAGCAGCGCCGTCACCGTCATGCGGCTGCGCAAGACCGCCGAACAGTTGCGGGACCTCAGCTACCAAGCGCGCAGCTCGTTCACCGACGAGTTCCAGAAGCTGGCCACAGTGTTCACGCACATCAGCGGTCCGCGCTTCGAAGACTTCGAAGCCGACGCCCTCTACAAGTGGGGACGGGCCGCAGCGCCGCATCTCGGTGCCCTGCGCCAAGCGCTGCGCAAGCCTCCAGCGGAGTACGACGTCGACATCAGCACCAAGGTGGCCCGGGTAATCGATTCGCGTACACCGGAACTGCAGTCCTTCAGCCGGATGCTGGAGCGCTACGACGACATCAAGCAAGCCCAGGCCGGCGAAGCCAAGACCCAAAAGTACCTCAAGCAGGCTGAGGCCACGCTGCGATGACCGACGTCCGGCAGTACCCGGTGCCGACGATGAGCCCCTTGGGGCTCGTGCCTCCGATCCGCGACCTGGTCTTCCTCGGATCACTGGCCACCGGCAAGCCTTACCCCTACCTGCCGATGATGGACCGCGTCGAAAAGGCGCGCTTCGATCGCTACCACGCCGCCGTCCAGGGCGCCCGCTACAAGCAGCCAGGAGCCGCCATGATCGCCACTGCCAGCGCCCACGACGGGGTCACCAACTTCCTCGAGAAGCGCGCCGCGCTGCAGCGCACCCCGATGCCCGGCGCGGCGATGCAGAAAACTGCACAAGCACCCATCACCTCTACAATCATGGGCGTCTTGAAGGGGCTGCCGCTGCGCCTCTTCAAGAGCATCGAAACCAACCCCGGAAAAGCCGCGCTCATCGGTGGTTCGCTCATCGGCCTCGACCTACTCGGCAAGCCACTCATCGAACGCATCGGCTACAAGGCCCGCGAGTCGGCCTACCCCGGTCTCAAGGGCATGCCGGAACGTCTCCGCATGGACGAGCTGGCCGCCGAAGAATTCGCCAAGTCCGTCGGCAAGCAGACCGGCATCGGCATGGTCGGGCTGCTCGGCGACATGCTCTCCAAGGCAGTAGCGACGCCTGCCGCGTTGGTGGCCGGGAAGCAACGCCAGAACGTCTTCGATCTGTTGAAGGCCGAAGACGACGTCCTGTCGCGCGCCGACCCCGAACAACTGACCGAGGCGTACCACACGATGGCGCGCTTCGCCCCGACGCTGGCCACTGACAAGAACGCGGTGAAGGCCTTCCTGCGCGAGAGCGTGCTCTACGGCACCGGCCCGAACCCCATGGCCATCAAGCAGCTGGCGGAAGCCGAGACCGCCGTGAACCCGCCACCGCCGAGGAAGTAAGGAGATCGTGATGAACATCATCCGCAACATGTCGGAGCAGGCGCGCACGAACCTGCGGAGCAACCTCCACAAGGTCGCCACCGTCATGGCGCGCCAAGAAGGTCACGCCCTGATCAATGATGCACTCACCATCAAGGACGCGGCCTACCTCGTCGGTGTCAGCTTCTGGCGCAACTGGCTCGAGAAGCGCGCCATGCTCGACGGCGCTTTGAGCCTGCGCCGGCTCGTCACCAAAAGGGTCGGGTGACCCATGCACGACGAGGCGTTCTACCGCGACATCGTCGGCGCCCTGCATCGTTCCGCGCAGTTCGAGAAGCGCGCAGCAGCCGGTGACCTGACGGCGCTGCAAACCAAGGCAATTCACGATCTCGACCTGTTGGGCCGACTCAAAGAAGCAGTCGACGTCGCTCCGCTCATGAGCGCTGCGAAGCGCGGCCTCATGTTCGGCGGCGCCGCCACAATCCCCGCAGTCGCCGGGGGCAGCTACCTGCTCCACAAAGCGCACAAGGAACGCGAGCAGACTGTCGAAGACATCCGCAACAAGGCCCTGCAGGTCGCATTGGGCGTCGGTGGCATCGGTGCCGGGTTGATGGGTCTGCACCACGCCTTGGGAAGCCATGGTCAAGCGCATCCCAGCACCCCCGCACCGGCCTCCACAAACAGTGCTGCAACGGGATTGCAGCCACCGACGGGCGCGCCACCGCAACTGATGCCTGAAGAGATGGACGGGCTGCAGATGCAAGCGTTGTCGCCCGAGGACATGTACGCACTGCAGTCTCTCTCGCCCGAAGAACTCCAGATGCTCTTCAAGCAAGGCAGCGTCGATCCACGATCCACGTTGACCAAGCTGGCCACGGTCGCCTATCTCGATGTCGTGCTGGAAGGCACTGAGCAACACGAGAAGACGGCCAGTGTGCAGCAGGATATGCACGCCCTCCGGCTGCTCAATGCCGAACACGGTGCGCAGCTGCTGCGGGAGCTGCTCGGTGTCGCGTAGCAAGATCATCCTCCTCGATGATCGCTTCGAGAAGACCGGCGAACCGACGGTCCAGACCGTCCTGCTGTGGTCCCCTTTACGCGGTAAACCATCCTGGGAGCGGCTCACCAAGGAAGCCTGCGCCAGCCCCGCCCTGGAGTACATTAAGAGCATCAAGCCCACGCCCGGACGCACGGTAGTCCTCGTCATCGGACTCGGCAGCTACGAGTTCTACGGCTTGAACCGTAATGCCGACGGCTTCAATGAGGTCCCCTACAAACCGGGTCGGTCGAATGGCCCGGGCCGTGACTCCTGGGTGATGGAACCGGAGTGCATCCAGCACCACTTCCATAGCTACGAGCAGGGCCACGTCTTTCGCCACCACGTCAACCGCGACCCGGTCCGCGCCGTCGGCAACGTCCTCAAGGCTTTCTGGAACCCGTTCATGCACCGAGTCGAAGTCCTCGAGGACATCGACAACGCCAAAGCGCCCGACCTCGTCGAACAGATCGCCGACAACGAGTTCCCGGCGAAGAGCATGGGCTGCCGCATCCAGTTCGACGTCTGTACTGAGTGCGGCAACATGGCGCCGACGCGAAAGCACTACTGCGATCATCTCAAATTCCAGCTGAACTGGCTCAACCCCCAAACCGGAATCCGCTACGGTGCCCTCAATCCGAGCCCCCGCTTCTTCGACAGCTCCTGGGTCATCCGGCCCGCCGATCGGACCGGCTACCTGCTGCAGAAGGTCGCCGAACGCGTCTACGAACTGCGCTCCTCGAGCGAACTCGGTGAACTAGTCGATTCGTTGGAAGCCAAGAGCGCGGCCGCGAAGAAACTCGCCGTCATCGACAAGGTCGTGCGCGGTTACCCGGCGAGCGTCATCAGCAATGGCACACTGCCAGAAGCGTCGCTGATCCAGCAGTATCGCGACACCTCACTGCCAGACGTCGTCGGGCGTACGCCCGAACTGGGAACAGCCGACATCGGTACCCTGGCCCAACACCGACTGCCAGATGTTCTCGCAGCGCTGTCGCGCAGCGGCATCATGCTGACGACCCCTGAATTCCTGCGGCTGTTCCTCGCCAAAGCTGCGCCCGGCGTACAGATCCCCGCCGGAGTACTCGACCGCGCCGCGGCGTTGCAAGCCGAAGTCTTTGAGCTCCTGGGACAACACCCCTCGCTCGTTGATGACATGGCACCGGCGTTGACGGACACCCAGCCTGACGCCGTGGCGAAGATCAGCGCCCAGCTCATCCCCATCCTCGAGAAGCGCGCTACGGTCGGCGACTACCTGTGGCGGCGCATCCGACCTCGCGCCCTCATCCCGCACGATGCACCACCGACGACCGACTTGCTCGACGTGGAAGACCCTACGACCGGCGTCACCTACCAGACAACGGGTGGTGCCGCGCTCCATGCACAGAACGCACTCGAGGAAGCCCATCTAAAGCGACTACTCGGTGCCGGTGCGCTCATGGCGGGGGCTGGCAAGGTGCTCACATCGGTCCCTGGCCCCGGCAAGGCCTTGGCGTTGCCACTCGCGGGTGCCGGCCTGTATCTGGGACAGACGGGACTGCAGGAACCCGCAAGCTACACAACGACCAGTGGTCGACGCGTTCCCGTCATCACCGAATTCGCCGAGAAGCAGAGCAGCGTCATGACGCTCGTGGATACCCTCGGCATCGAACACCAGCTCACGAAGCAGGGATCGCAACGCGTGCGACGTGCGCTACGTGATACGGGTACCGAACATCCGGCCCACCTTTTCCTGCAGAAGCAGGCACAACTCGGACTGCAGTACACCCGGCTGACGTTGGCCGACGTCTTGGCGGCACAAGACAAGCTCGCGTCGGACGGCATCACCGAAGAAAAAATCGATCTGGACAAGGCCGCAGCGCTCATGGGAGCGTTGCTGTGGCCGACGCCGTAGCACGGCTTGTTTTACGGGAACAGGCGTCCTATCATTGGGATGCCGCGAACTGAGAGGGCCACGATGGAACTCGCACAGATCATGCACCGCCTCGACCAGAGCACGCAGACGGCGTCGTCCGGCGTGAAGACCGCCGCCGCCGGCACGAACGGCACGGGCACGGCACCCGAAGCTCTTCGCGACGTGTTGCGCACGGTCATGACCCAGGAGAAGACAGCGTCCGCCACTGCGCCTGCCGCCAATGCGCCGGTCGGTGATCTGCTGAAGATCGCCGAAGACCTCAGCAACGCCGAGCACGAGCGCCTCATCAAGCTGTCGGAGGTCTACGGCGCCGCCATCTGCGACGGCTTCATGGCGAAGTTCGCGGAGTACGAAGCCGCCGCGCTCCAAGTCGCGCCGCCCCAGGTGAAGACCGCCGCCGCACAGGCCGCTGCCGCCGCGCAACCGCAGATGGTCGACCAAGCCGTCGAGCAGATCAAGACCGCCGCGGAAGACCCGGCGTTCGTCAAGTTCGCCGAAGCGAACCCGGAGCTGGTGAAGGAAGCCTACTCCCTCGGCTACCAGCGCCAATGGGAAGGCCTCGAGAAGCAAGCGCAGGATGATTTCTCGCGCGGCTACAACGAAACCATGACCGAAGTCCACAAGCTGGCCGCCGACTGCTACAAGGCCGGCGCGGTGACCATCAACGACGTCCTGCGGCAGCAAGCCGCGCAGGGGCGGCGCTAGGAACGCGTGACGTACCGCCCCGACATACTCGCCCTCTACGGCGACCTCTTCCGCGACGCACAAGCGGCGCTCGAGAAGCAAGGCGCGCTCCCCGCTTTCATGGGTCGAGCTGCGCGCGCCGTCGGGAACTTCTTCACGAAGAGTCCACTGGCCCACGCAGCGGAACAAGCCGGAGGGCGCAGCGCTGCCACGGCAGCTCCCGCGGCCGCCGCCGCCGCTCCGACCGCACGTGGTTCTTGGTCCGCGGTACCAACGAGTTCAGCTACACCCGCAGCAGAGTCGGCCGCCGCTCGCGTCAGTGGCAAAGGCTACGCCCCACCGGCTGCACCACCCGTAGAAAGGATGGAGACCTCTGCGGCCAATGAGCTGGCCCGAGTCGCCAAACGGCGCGCGGCCGAACGTGGCGTCGCCGCTGGTCGCGGTATGGCCGAACGTGAAGGTGGACGCCGCCTGCGCACCCTCGGTACCGCCGCCGCCATCGGCGTTCCGGCGGCGGCCGGCGGCGGCTACCTGCTGGGACGGCCTTCGGAAGAAGAGCTCCACGCCGCCCAGACCAAGAACCGGAATGTCGCCTTCGGTGCCGGCGCCGCCGCAGGTCTGTCTGCGCCGTTCGTCATCCGCGGACTTGGACAGATCGCCAACAGCGCGTACGGTGGTGGCCAAGGGCTCACACCGGGCATGTACCCGTCCCTCGTTCCCGGGCAGGGCTACTAACAGAGGACCAACGGGATGGCACGCATCGAATACCCCTCGATCAAGGACGCAGCGGCGGAAGTACTCCGCACCGTCGCAGCCGAGGGCATGATCAAGCATGCCGAGCGCCAGCTACTGCACGCTGCCGTTCAGCCCAGCAGTGATGTCACCGACAGTCTCCGCAAGCTGGCGACCGAACTTCAGGACGTGGATGATGACCCGGAGATCACCTACGCCGATCTCCACACCTTCGTGACGCGATGCCACAGGTGACCACCCCCCAGACGAACCTCCGCAAGCTGGCCGCAGAACTGCGCCAGAAAGCGGACGAGCACGACCAAGCCAAGCTCGTCAAGAGCGCGCTGTGGGTGCGGAGCATCGTCGGGCTGACGCTGATGAAGCGGAAGCTCGGGAGGAATGGCTGATGTCCAGCGAACTGATGCGGCGGACCGCCGCGGTTCTCGAGAAGACCGCCGACTACCTTGACGCGGAAGACCAGCGTCAACGTGATGTCGTCCGCACCGAACGGCGCCAGGTCGCCCAGACGCTGAGCGAGAAGTACGCCGCCGCCACCGGCGAAGAACTACCGCCGGGCAGCGTCGAAAAGCTCGCAGCGTCCGACAAGGACCTGCTCACCATCTTCGAGAAGATCGCCGCACGCACCACGGGCACTGCCAATGGCGCCCCCGATGACATGGGCACCCCGAGCGATCGCAGTGACCGCAACGACCGCGGCACCCCGGCGCCCGCGACCGGCAAGTACCACGATGGTCAAGAAAAGCGCGCCGCGGTCGAAGACGCCGACGCGCGTTTCGTCGACTGGATCAACAGCTGACAGGCTGAAACGGAGGGTCGCCCCCTCGTTCGACAAGGAGAAAGACCGACATGTCGCTGCTCAACTCGAAGTTCGACATCCTCCGCGGCTACCCGAACGGCAGTGCGCTGACGTGGCCGTTCCCCATCAAGACCGCCGGCTCGCCGCCCGTTCCGGTGGCCCTGCCCGGAGGCACCATCGTCACCCAGGAGCTGCAAGCGGGGCAGACGGTGGTCGACAAGGCCACCAGCCCGAACATCACCTCGGCGAACCCCAAGGAGCCGTGGCTGGTGGTCGAAGGCAACGACGACTTCTCCGGCCAGTTCGTCGGGAAGTGCGCCTGCGCCAAGCTGGGCTCGGGGATCATCTTCGAGACCGACCAGTACGACACGGGCACCTACACGCCCGGCGTGCCGGTCACGATGAACGCCGGCAAGATCGCCTCGCTGGCCACCCCCGATGCCACGAAGCAGATCATCGGCTTCGTGCTCGAGGACCGCACGGCGACCAAGGGCACCGTGGTGGTGTCCGCCTAGCGGACGCGAGGGCGACCCGCACGTAGTAGAACGTAGCATTGAGCGCACCGGGCCGACCCGGGCGTAGAAAGAGTTCGGAGGGAAAGATGCCCGCGTACCAGACTGAGACCAAAGAGGTCGCGGCCCAGCTCATCAACTCGAACTTCGTCCGGAAGCTCGAAGAGGGCCGGGTCAAGGAAGCACAGGACGAGGGGTCGGCCTTCATTCGCACGAAGGTCCGTCAGGAGTCCTTCGCCCGCGAAATCATCAACCCGATTCTCCTCGCAGACGACGAGATCGACCGTGACGAGAACACGGACCAGCCCAAGAAGATCGTGGAGAAGGAACCCGACTCGGTCGCGACCTTCGTCACCTTCCAGGGCGCCGGCCCCCGCACCTGGTTCCGCGGCCCCCGCTACGCCGTGAAGTTCGGCAAGACGGAGAGCCAGCGGTTCACCAAGAACAAGTGGGAGCTGATGACGTACCAGAACGACATCCGCAAGATCCTCTCCGACAACTCGGTGAAGGACATGGCGGACCAGGAGGACAAGAAGTTCGTCGAGACGATCGACGCCCTGGTCGCGCTGAATGCGGCGGTCCAGCTGACCGCGGCCCCCGCCTTCAACAGCACCGCCTTCCGCACCTGCTTCCAGGCGATGCTCGCGCGGCGGCAGCCGGTCGGCAAGATCCTGATGACCAAGCAGCTCTACTACGAGTCTCTCGACCTGCCGGCGACCATGGTCGGCGACGACATCGCGTCGCGCCACTACGACCAGGGCATCGAGGCCGAAGAGAAGCTGTGGGGCATGCCGGTCGTCTCGACGATGAAGTCGGACATCCTCAACCCGAAGAAGTTCTACGTCTTCGCGCCGGAGAACTTCCTGGGGAACTTCTTCCTGCTGCAGGACGCCACGCTGTACATCAAGCAGGAAGCCGACGTCATCGAGTTCTGGTCGTACGCGGCCCCAGGCATCGGCATCGGCAACACGATCGCGTTCCAGGTCGGCGCGCTCCCCGGCGCGTAGACCAGCGCGAGCACCACGTACCCGACGCAGCCCTGCGCTTCGGCATAGGGCTGTCGTCGCGTACCGGAGGCCGACATGGTCAAGTATCGTCTGACGTGGCAGGGCACTGGCGCCCTCGACCTGTCCCAGGTCGCGGATGAGACTGGCATGCCGGTGCTCTTCACTCGACCCGGCGACAGCGTCATCATCACCGCCGGGACGTTCCAGCATCCCTTCGTCCAGAGCTACCTCAGCAACGGACTGCAGGCGGAGCGTCTTGGAGCCGTCATCGAGCCGGCGTCCACACCGCTGAAGCTGGCCGCACCACCGTCCCCGGAACTGCCGCCACCGCTGCCGCCACCGCCACCACCCCCGGAACCGCTGCCAGTTGCGCCCTCAGCTCCTCCGACTGAGGTCGCAGTACCGACACCGAAACCCGAAGCTCCGATCCCGGAACCCGAAGCACCGGCAGTGGAGTCAACCGTAGACTCGGCCGTGCCGGCATCCGAAGTCAGTGAGGAACCGACGAGAGGACGCGGTGGCCGCGTTCCACGTGGACGCGCCCGCTGAGGCTTCGTCGCCAGTCGCCACCGAGGGCGCGTGTGGGCCATTGAGCTCCACGCGCCCTTTTCTTTACGTCGTAAAGCACGACCATCAACATGGACACGACATGCAAGAAATCACGGACATCAACCTGGCTACCTTCATCAAAGTCGTGAAAGGCATCCCACTCGCTGGGCATCGCTTCAACGGCCACCAGTTGTGCCTCCAGTTCGAAATCGACGCCGAGAACCTGAAGCTGTACGAACGCGAGTACATGAACTCGACGTACGCCGACTACGACGCCACGAAACGGAACCTCGTCCGCCTGCTCAAGCGCGGGAAGTGATACGCTGTGACAGAGACAGAGACGAACAATGTGGCTGCAAACCACCAAGCTGAGTACATCCCCTCCAGTCCCAGCCGGAGGAGGCTGGATCTATGTCTATGACATCCAGGGTCGGAACGGAGTAGTTGTCAGTGCGCAGACCTACCAAGATACTGGCAACAACGTCCTCCAGACCTGCACAGCCTCTGGCAACGACTTGCGGGTGTACCTGCGGGCCAGTTATCCCCTGGTGAACGTCCATGGCGTGGCCGGCACTCTTACACGCGCCCCTGACTCTGGGTTCTATACCGGCTACGTCGATATCACGCTGACTGCCGCCGGAAACATCATCGCCAAGGTCACCACTCCCGACAGCACCGAAGGCCCGCATGACACTGTCATTGTCGCCGTGGAGATCGCCCCGGCGATCCTCACCCTGAGTTTCATTGGCGGCTACCCGGGATCAGAGACCGAGCTCAAGGCGGGAGATGCTTTTCAGATCCATGGCACCACTGATCGTCTTTGCGTAGGCGTCGAAATTCTCGACTTCGAGGCATGCCAACACGCGGTACTGACTTTCGCCTCGACCACATCGTTCACCGTGGCCGGGGTGATCGCCGACCGCGGCACCGCCGCCGTAGCACGACCAGCACGATTGCGCGCCCGCAACGCTGCAGGAGCCTACGGAGCAACCCGCGACACCAACTCTGGTGGCGGCTCCGTCGACGGCACCGACGTAGTGAAGTGCAACAACCTGCATCCAACCGTGACGTTCGGAACGATCACCTACCCGACTGGCCAGACGGCACTCAAGAACTCCGAGTCGGCCTCTGTCGTCGTCGTGACGGCCAACTTGGATACGATTCTCTACGACAGCCCCAACAGTCAGTTGGCGATCGTCGACCCTACGACCATCGGGTCGCCCAAGATTGTGACCCGCATCGCCGGGAACTACAACGTCGCCATGAACAACCTGCGAGCAGAAGCCGTCCGGTCGGCGAACGATGCCCACACTGTCTCGCAGACGGTGGTCCGCATCGCGCACATAGCGGCCGTCATCGTAGTGACGGAACCTTATGCACGCCTGCGAGCCGGCAACCCCAACGGAGACTACACCTGCTCGATCTCCAGTGATCAGGAGCTCCCAGCAGCTCCGTCACTACTCTCGTCGGCCAACCCCAACTCGGGCGTGCTGCAGGGTGCAGGTTGGGTAGGTGGCCTGCTGCTCTATACCAGGGTCATGCGCGTAACGCCTACGGACATCCCTGGCACCTATGGTTGGCGCGATCTGTCGGCGACCAATCGGGCGGGGATCGTCACTACCTCCATCACCGGAGATGCGAACTACGTCATCGGGGGCTTCACCGCTCGCAGTGTGACATTCCCTGCGTTCAGCCAGACTACTCTCCTGGGAGTTGCCGTCATCGACTATGCGAAGTTGAGGGCTGGCATCTTCACGGCGACCAATCAGCCGTCGATCAAGAATCCAACGCTAGGCAACCACGCCGATCTGCTGAACACGTACACCATCGAAGCGCTGGGAGTGAACCCGACGACGGTCTTCTGGAACGATCTCGCTGCGGCCAACGCGAACAGTAGCGGCACGGCACAGCTGCTCGACATCGAAGAGCTAGTCTGATGTCAGCTTTCGAGACCTTCGTCAATACCGAGCTGCCGCAGCGTGCGGTTATGCTCACTGCCTACAACACGGGCGGATACACCGGCGATCCTCGTGTCGCGACGTTGGACAAGATCAAGTTCGCGCCAAAGGGTACTTGGTTCATCGATGAAGCTACTGGCGACCTGTGGCAGAAGCTCATTCAGCTCGATCCAGCTGCTTGGGTCCAGCGAGCAACATCGTCGGCGCTGACCGAAGCAACCCACCACGTCCTCGACGATCAAGTCCACAACCTGGCTGAGACGCACGTCAAGGAGATTACCAGGACTGTCGAGGGAGTCACAGAGGTCCTGTGTCGTACCGCAGGGTCAATTCCTATCCGCCGGATATTGCTCACGCGAGTCGCTGGAGTACTGACCCAGGTGGAGCGCATACAGTATAATGCTTCTGGTGTCGAGGTTCATCGAATGACAGGGGTCATCACACGGGCAGCCGGTAAGATCAGTTCGATAGCCTGGACCTACTCAGGGTGAGGGAAGACCTCCAGCCTAGAAAGCGACGGACATCATGGCATGGGTAACATTCACCTGCTCGGGGACTCTGTTCCAGCAGACTTTGGCGGATCGCGCCGTGGCCAACGGTTGGGTGAGGAGTGAGGCCGGGTACGACTGGATCAAACCAGCGGCTTCCACCAACGTCGCCCTGGCGAGGATCACGCAGCTAGGCGCCATTCGGATCTATACCGAGGTTAGTGCCACCGGCTACCTCTACACCATCCTCGAACCCGCCGTCCGAGAATCCTACGATCTCGGGACGCATACGGGGATCGGCCTTGGCTGGACTGGCTGGGGCAACCCCATCTATTGGGCCGGCCGGTCGGAGAACGACTTGGCACGGGATTACACCTTCGAGGGTTGGATCGATTCCAACTGCATCTTCGGAAACGTGAAACCCGACCCGTCGATCACAGCGGCCACCACGTTCCCGATCTTCTTCTGCGTCACCAAGGGATTCGACGGCGTGAACCGTCTGGTGGGGCTGGACATGCTCCCTTCCGGGGCGGCATACCGCTGCAATGCTCGGCTCATCTATGCCACGGACGCGCTCAACTACTGGAAGGCAGTGCAATCCGGCGGGCTCGGAGTCTGGGGGTTCGACAGCAAGGCTCGCCTGTCGAAGCTGTACGCCTTCCGTGGTGGGGTGCTCGTGGCGGATGCGATCAATCCAGCAGCCATCATCGCGAGCTTCGAGGATCCGGTGACGGGAATACCCTACGTCCTGTGCAGCGAGAGCCAGGGTGTCGAAGTCTACAACGACGAGTGCGTCCTGACCATCGGTGTCACGGACTACTACTATCGGTGTCTCTACCCCACGCTGACGCCTCCGCACACGGTAATGATGACCAGCAAGTTCTCCAACTTCAACGCCATTGTCGCGCCTTCTCGCGTCGGCGTGGACAAGATACTGACCTACTGGGTGAGGAGAGCGTGATGACAAACTGCAACAAGTGTGCGAAGGAACTCGACGAGAGGGAGGTGGCAGCCTACTACGACTTCCCACCGGGGACGAAGCAGCGTCTCTGTCAGGAGTGCTACGATCAGTACCGGGTTGCCTGCGCTGAGCAAGGGGTAACAGCCGAGGACGCGGAATGGGCTGGCTAGACCCCGCGTGGGGCTATCGGAAGGCCCACTACGTCGAACCGGCAGCCGGAGCCGGCACGGACTACCAAGTGCGTGTGGTGGTGCACTTCG